GGGAGTCGGTATAATTCCCGCCACTACATTAAAGAAGGATTGGTATACTTCTATAATAAAGTAGGAATTCCTAATAACGCGTTGACTATAATATCTCCAGATGATAATATAGTAACTCCTGTTATTAAAACAATTGGCAATGCTAATAATATTCAATATGAAATCGTATTTTCAGACAAAACAAAATACGCGAATATTTCAGATGCTATAAGAAATGAAAAAATATTTCTTGAACACAATATACTTGCCGCATTAATATTTGATGATACAAGCGCTCAATCACAGAAATGGATTGATAAAGCAAAACGCTTCGATATTCCGTCAATTGCCTTAGATATGCAAGGCCTCGCAAAATAATTAAAAAAAATTAGTTTTAGCTGTTTACAATGCTTCTTTAATATCGTATTCTATTAAAGAGAGTTAAATCTCAATAACATTAAACAAGGAGAAACTATTATGACTATTACTGCACAATCAACTGTATCTGAACTTTTGTCGTCTTTCAACGGCGTTCGCAAACAGCTTAACCTTGAACCTCTTTCAAAATGGGGTCGTTCAAAAAAAGATTTGATTGCAAAAATCGACGAAGCGCAAAAGGAATTGGATGCTATGGCTCCGGCTACGCAAGCAGCTAAAGGCCCACGGAAGTCAAAGTCACCATTCCCTAAAGGTACATTCAAATCTGCGGCGCCAAAGGCTAATGATACGCGTGGCCAGAAATGGGAAACAATTGACGCAAAATTCAATATCGATGGCGAAAAAACCGCTGTATCAGGTGGCGCTGTGTTTGAATCTGTACGCGGTAAGTACATCTACATTGCGGTTGTTGACGGAAAACCTGTTCCATGGGCAAACCGTTTTGATGACAAGAAAAATGAATTTGTATGTTACGGCGCGCTTCTTGCGGAAATTGCTCCAGAAGTTACAAAAGGCAAGCGTGTTGCTGATTTTCAAAAACCAGAATAAATTTCTGATGATTAACGACTTAAAAGCCCGCACGAAGCGGGCTTTTTTGTATCAAACAACGGAAAACAATTGTCATTTTAGTTTCATTGGCTATTTTATAGATTGTTTTTACATAATATATTTGAATCATACTGTTACAAGGCGCATTCTCAATGTACAAATTAACATTTAAGGAATACTCAGATGTTCAATTGGGTTATACTGAATTAGGATTGCAATGTGTTGCATGTAGATTTTCAAAGATTTCAACATCCTGCAAACTTAACATCTGAAGAGGAATAAAATTCATGGCTCAAGAATATGCAAAAGGCACGACGAAATGTAAAAAGCCTAAAATGCAAAACACGGAAAACAGGATATGGATAACAACAAAAACTACTATTGGAGGATTACCCGTTACTTGTTATGAACAAAGTAATGGAGCAAAATACATTTATTTCCAAGGAAAAGACCGTTATTGGAGATGTATTTCAAAGGATATGGCAGCGATAAATCCTGACGGCACTTATAACCTAAACCCTTCTAAATCAACAAAGCCTAAAAATTTACCTGACACTATTCATATATGTGTCATGGATAATGGCGAAATTTATGCCGGAGAAGAAACAGCTCTTCGACAAAAATACGCCAACGAAGAAGATTTTGTTGAAATATTTGAAACCGAATTTGTTAAATAAGGAAACTAACATGGACTACTCAGACGAAAATGCGGCATTTATGCAAAAAATGATTGATTTTGGTTCTCTTGAAGGGAATAAAAATTTAAATGAAACAGATAATGTTGAAAATGCTGATAAAAATTTAAATGGTGATATGCACGTTTATCATGTTGATTTTGGCCATTCAGAACCTGACGAACTTGTTGACATCATTTTTGAAATGTCACAATTACAAAAAGATCGTAATTATATTACCAACAATCTTAATATCAGATTAGGCGTTGCTGCAGGAAAATCTGATGAAAATGATGAAGAATTTGAGATACGTTTTGCCTTTACGGTTTTAAATGGATTAGACAATTCAAGTGTTACATTCATTTTAGATTTTGATTACGGTAATATGTGCGTCAGGTCATTAGCAGCGCGTACTAAAACAGAAGAAGATTTTTATATCAAATTCTATAATTCGTGCGTGCTAACTCATTTTAGCAATTTGTATTATGGTATTCTGTTTTCTCCTAAGAATATGACCGCACAACAATCTCACTCATATTCTAGATCGGTAAGCGCAAAACCTGAGCATCATAATATATTCATGGATGTTGAAAATGCAGCTATATCATTTATAACGCACAAGTTAATGACCGATAAATCTATGGATGATGTTGAACTAATGATGAATTCTATAAAGAATATTACAAATTTGTTTAACGCCGCTATGGTATTTGATAACAATGACAAAGTTCAAATGAATGATGTTGCTAAAGTAGGAAATCCTATAACGAATAATAAATTGGATTCTTTATTTAATAAACTTAAACCTGGAGGCATGGCTAACGTAGAACCATCTTTACAGGGTATTGATTTGTCAGGAGCGTCTCTAAGTTCTACACTAAACACGGTTGTAGACGGTCTTCTTAACGAATTAGCAACATCTGAAAATCCTGATGTTGTTGATATGGCAAATCGTTTAAAAGAACAAAAAGCGGCAAATACTTCGTATAGCGATGTAAGAGGACAAATAGTCGATGATGAAGACATTAAAAATCTTTATAATGCAGACACTATTGAAAAAGATTTAATTTCAGACATCAATCAAATATCTGAGTCTCTTCAAACAGAATTTCATGAAATGTTTTTGCGAACAACTGATTCAAAAGCCGGTACCAAAGATGGCTCAATGGTAGCGTTCTCATATAATGCTGCAAAGAAAAAGACTATCGTATCATTTGATAAGGCCAAATATAACATTCATTTGGATTTGCTTTGGATGTTATTACCTGAAGAAAATGAAGACTATGACCATGGAACAAATATGGTTATTAAAGTGTTCTCTGCCGTATCTAAAAAATATGCATCTGCGCCTAATCAAGGAGACATAACTTCAGAAAATGTTCGCATTTGGATGCACGAAGAAGCAATGAAAGCGGCTGAAGAAATAGGCGCTGACGGAGATATTGAAATATCAACTACACGCAAATCTTAGTGCTTTATTGGGTGTGAGTAGTATTTCTCACACCCGCTACGCCTGCAGCAAAAGACGGCTCATCATTAAATGCTGATTTTTGCATTATATAATGTTTTGATATATTATACGTATTTTTATTATCAACTATATTAGCAGTAGCTTGTTGAGCTTTTCTTTTTTCTTTTCTTTCTTCTATTAACTTCATAGTTTCCTCTTGTTTAATATTCATAGAAGTTAAATTCATACCACTTGGTTCCGGTAAAGGACGAACTACTATAGGTTTTTTTACGTCATTACTTGTTCTAATTTGATTTGCGCGACCACCTATTTTAACTTGCTCTGGTTTAGGTTTTGGTTTATCATCACCAAACCAATAATCAACAGAAAATATATCTGAAAACCAACTTTTAATTGAGCCTGTAAAATTATTAATCATTCCTTTAATGTCACTGACAAATTCAGAATTTCCAATATCAATAATTGTTTGTTCAACTGCCTGTTTAATGGTTTCCGCTTTTTCCTTAATAGCTGTTTTTGCACGAGATATAGAATCAGAAGCCGTTGCGTACCACTCACCAAAAGCAGTAACCGCAGACGCTGCAACTGTTTTTAAAATCCCATTTTGTCTAAGCAATTCTTTGTTTAAATTTTCTTTATATTGACCTAAATCGTCTATTTGTTTCGCTAATAAATCAGCTTCTTTCATATTACCTTTAGCAATTGCGTCAAGTCTTTGTGTACGCAAGTCTTTTATAGATTTGTTAGTTGCATCTAATTTGCTTAATACTTCTTCTTTTGCTTCTTTAGTAATACCAATACTTTCATTAATTCCAGCATCAGGGAATATCATATCAAATATTTCATAATGAAACTCAATGGCTTTATCAATGAAACCATAAGTTTTATCTTCAAGTTTACCATTTAATTCATTAAATTCAGTTGATGCTTCTGATATTTGTTTATTGCGAGATTGAATATTTGCATCTATAGATTGAAGTTCATTTTTTAATTGTTTCAGTTTAGATTGGTCATTATTAGACTCTGCTTCTTGAATTTGCGCTAAAACAAGATTGCGTTTTTCAACAAAAGTAGATTGCTCTTTTATAGAGTCCATTAATTTTTGTTCAACATTCGCTTTATTAGTTTCAATTTTTTTGACTTCAGCATCAAGTTCTCCGGTAAACCAATTAGACACATGTGACATTGCTTTGTCTATGCCTTTGGCTATTTTTTCACCGCCAATAAATCCTAATAATCCGCCAATTGCTGCTCCTGCTAAACCGCCAACCAATGTACCAACGACAGGAAATACTGAACCAATTGTTGCACCAATTAGAGCAAATTTACCAGCATTCGTGAAAACATTTAACATATAACTATCTGCTCCACCAAATATAGAACCGACAACACCCGCTAATTTCGACACTCCCCATTCTTCAGAATTGATATAGCCCATTATACCATCGTATGCGACTGCGAAAATTGAACCTGCAATAGCAGTAACTTTAGCTGCAATACCCAAACCTTTTAGTGCCGCACCACCGAGTACGCCTGCGCCACCTGCAGTGGCCAGATTAGCTAAACTAGCAGCACCAAATAATCCACCAATACCAAAACCTTTGCCATTATCATCTTCATCATCATTGCCGAAGCTGATGCCAGAAAGAGCTGAACCTTCGTGGTCATTTTCTAATAAACGTCTTCTGTAAGCCTCATCATTTTTTAAATCAGTTTTGTATGCCTCACTCAAAACAGCAAATGTATTAGCAGTATTTTCTTTTATTTCTTGTAAAATAGTTGATTGATGGGCATTATTTTCTTCATCATAAAATGGACCATCGTTTGTAGGCGGATTATTATCATTTGATGGAACTTTAGGCTGAGGCGATTGTTTTTCTAAATCCTCATATTTATCAGCACCTAAAAGACGGCTCGTAAATGAATTTTTAATTACACCTTCGTCTTCGCCTTTACCTAATCCTAATAAGCCTTCATACATATCTTGTTTGATGGCGCTAGTAAAATTGCTAAATATGTTTCCTGAATTAGAAACAACCTGGTATATCATACCGCGATTAGTTTTTTCTAAATCGCCAAAGAATTTTTCGCGCTGCTTTTTTTGAGCATCAATTGATTGAACAAATGCCTGGTCTTCTTGATTTAATAGTTTCTCACGCGCCACATTCATTTTATTTTGAGCATCGGTATATTCTTCAGTACCTTCAGCTGCTTCAGACATAAATCGAAGCATTTTGATATATTCTTTACGTAGATTTTTTACTTCATCTACATCAATTTGTTCGTCCATTTTTAACCTTCACCATTTGAATATGGATTTTTGCTCATGTCGATAAGTTCATCTTCAAGAGGCTCTGGATAATACGGTTCTTGTTTATTGCCGTATTTTAATTCTTGCGAATCATCAAATGCCGCCCATCCTGTATAACCTGCGACAACTCCTGTAAATGCTAATATCAATGTGTTTAAAACCGAAGTTGATGTAGCTGATATTTTATCAGGCATTATTAAAGCAACTAATGTCACGACTACCATCATAATCATGCTAATCCATGCCATCAATCTTCGATTAAACCATTTATCATTTACTGATTTTGAAGAGCCGCCTGGTGGCGTTCCTCTATTCTCTGATGTATTAGATGGGTGTACAATATTCTTTCGTATGGGAACCAAGATTCAATCTCTTCTGTTGTATAATCTCCGCCACGATATTCCTTTAATTCGAAGATGGTCTGGTAATACTCAGTTAAAGAAATATAACTCGTAGCGGCTATTAAAAATTTGATAAACCAGATACCTTATGTATCTTTTCATGACCATCTTCGCATTTAGTGGTCACTTCTAGATAAGCATTAGGTGATTTTGAAAAATACTTAGTTATTTGTGCAAATACCGGTTTAGGTAAATTTGAATAAAATTCTAACCATTCATCATCTGAAATTCCTTCGAGTTCAAACTGCTCATCATTTTGAACAATTGACACAAAAGATTTTCTCAATATATCTATATCTGATGTAGAAGCGTCAGTGTCAGATTGAATAAATGTGTTAAAACTCATTGGTCTTAGAGTAATAATAATATCACCATCATCCTGAGTAACTGTAATTTTATCATCCGTTTTTTCTATTTCAGATGTTTTAAAAGCTTCAGTTAAGTCGATTGATACATTACATTCTTTTTCACAACCTTCGTGACCACATGCAATTGTAAGATTCGCGACTTCATTGATAGATTTTGCTCTAATCATAATAAAAGCATATACACAATCAATATAAGATTCTATGTCAGGGTCAATAGCATCTGACGTACATACTTTTAAAATATTAGCAATCGCGACTCCCATTTCTGCTGGGTCTTTACCTTCTTTTGCTTGAAGAATAACATTTTCCTCAGCAACAGTATAAGGTCGATAATCTATTTTTTTGCCTGACATTGGCAAAGTCATACTAAATCTTTTAATAGCAATTTTAGGTAGCGCCATTTACAATTCCTTTTTTCTAATGTACAATGTATATATCTAATAATTGAGAGGACTAACAGATATGTCATTAAATCCTAAACATATAGATGAATAAATCACTGAATGCATGCAAAATGCTAAAGAAAATGGTTTTGATATGAGCGAAATACCTATTGACGAATTAGCTATGAATATGTATTTATGCGCATCAGGATTTGTTGAACATTTAACTGTTAATGAAATTGCAGATTACTTGTTTAATTATAGAAACACATGAAATATTATACTGATGGAAAGCGCCATTTAGTATGCGTTCCGTATTCAATAAAAAATTTACATTTAATGGCCAAAAATTTGAACATTAAAAGTTGTTGGTTTCATAAAAATCATTATGATATTCCGAAAACACGCATCAATGAAATAGAAGCGTGTTGCGAATTAGTATCATCTAAAGACATCGTTCGAATTATTAAAAATAAATACTAAAAAGCCCGCATTATGCGGGCCTTTCTTTTGTTATTGATGATTAATTATATTCCAATTTCATCATTATCGGCATCAATAAACATTGAATCATCCATGGAATATTCCCACATATCGATAATGTTATTGCCTTCATCATTCATGACGCTAAGAGTTTTAACAACTTCATTAATCATTTCTTCCATTAACATCATTTGTTCGTCGCTTAATTCGACTGTTATGCCTTTACCATGCATATAAAAGAAATCTTTAATTTCTTGATTTAATGACGGAACAAAATCAATCAAAAATGACGCAGGAGAAGTCCAATTATTACCAAAACCATTATTATAAAAGTCATAATAAATTTTAGTGGCTGCTCTCCAAATTTCACCTTTTAGTGTTTCTGCTTGGCCACTTATAGGAACTAATTCATCTAAGAAATTAGCTGCTCCTTGATGCTCTCCAGCATTTTTCCAATATGTTTTTTCTAACATAATATTCTCCATGATTTGTTATTTAACATAATCACAATACATTATATTCTAGAGATTGTACACAGTTTATAGAGAAATTTTGCTGGTCGCGGCCAAGGAGGAGAAACCCACCAGCTCTAACTGAGGCACTAATTCAGTCAGTTGTTATTCAGGCAATTCTTCAGGTTCTTGAATATCTATATTATCATCTGTTGTAATATATCTAAAGCTTGCCAAATCGTTTGTTTCGAACGTATCTAAATCTGTATGAACATCCATATGAATTTTTTCAATAAGACCTTGTTGACTATATGGAATGTCTGTATCTCCAGCCATTGTATCTTCTAATATAGAACCGACTGGACCAAACAGACTTGCTTGCATCACGAAATCCATACTAAATGTTACCATTCGAATATCATCTAATAACGATCCTTCAGACGAGTCTTCCCACGAAACTCCAGTTAGCACAACAGGAACGTCTACATGGTCGTCTGGTATAAAATTTGTTAATGTTAACGTAACAGACGGGTCAAAAGCCCACATGATTTGTTCTGCAATAGCTTGGGCATCATGTTTGGACCGAGTCATTATAGTCAAAGTAAAATTTAAATCATACGGAACGGGAGGAAGGTATTTTTGAGTTTCGCCGTTTTCGCCTTGGAATGAATGCGATTTAGAGCGTGGTAATCTTCTGTTCGGCACATACGTCATTGAATTCATTTGATAGACCATTCTAGGAAAACTATCAACGAATTTTGTATCTAATGCACCATCATCGTCACGGTGTTCTTTAAGTCTACGTAAAAATTTATCGCCTGACCAATTATCAATCGGAACTTCAAATGTTTTTCTAATACTGCCATCTGAATTTAGACGAAAGAATTTTATTTGAGAAAGCAAATATCCAAAAGCGTTTTCGTAACGCGCAATATTTTTATTTTGGTGATAAGGTATAAATGCAGTCATTATCTTCTATCCGGTATAACACCAATATCATTGATTAATTCATTATCGTACGTGTCACCTTCATCATAATCTTCAATAGGTTGATTATCATCAGTTAATTCGTCAGGAACTTCTAATAAATCGATGATTGGGTCATCTAAATCGTCACTTAAAAATTGTTCGCCAGATGAACGGAAAGGTTGACACTCTAATTTATATACATGATAACGCTGAGCTACTTCTGTATCAACAGCTTTAATTTCAAATAATTTTTGAATACCAGGTACGAATATTATATCGCCTTCGTTTGGCTGGTCAGGATTTCTTAATGCTGAATCATCAATTATATTTTCGAAACGTGTTTTGGATATAATAATTGTTGCACCTTCAGTAGGAGATTGAAGACCAAGTCTATCAAGAAAGAATGATGACGCCGCAAAATTTTCAAATTCTTCAACATACATTTCGATATCAAACCCGCGGCGAAAATTGCTGTCAGTAACTTCGTTTTGAAGTTCATCATCTATAACATCTGTGCGAGGTATGTAAACACAATCTTGACCATAGAATTGAATGCTTTCAATTACCAAATCATCTTGTAAATTATATTCATTTTCTTGTCTATAATGGTCAATATACTGATTAGTAGTCATAATTTATCCAATCAATATTGGAGGCGGAAAGCCCCATTTTTCCATTACATCTTGCTCGAGTTTTTGCATTTCTTCTTTGGCTTCATTGTAAATAAATTCACCATTTAATGTAGGATTAGCTCCAAATAAAGCGCCTCCGCCAAATTTAGTTAAGTTAGAACCCCATTGATATTTAACACACGCCGTTGCATAATCTTTTAACCAGGGTTCTCCCCATACGGTAGATGGGTCGTCTCCTACAATATCCATCATATTCATATAAGCTTCATACATTATGTATGTGCCTTCTTTGAATTTATCAAAATTAGTATCGATGTATAAACGTCTAGTGTGTTTATTCCATCGATAATTATCTTCATTTGCATACGTAAATTCAGTATCAGCTCTATATTGGTCCATTAAATAAATGTAAACGCGAGATGCTCCTTCATCACCAAATCCACCTGCGGGACCCATACCTCTAAATCCAGGTGTTCTATTAAATGATGAGCCAGAAAGGGTTAATATATCGCGTGAGCCATTTGGTTCTGTTACCTTTGATTTATTAGCATCATAACTAATTACACGAACGATTGAATTTATACCAGGAGGTGTTTCAAAATATTTTTGTGATATTTCAGTTGATGTAATAGGATGTGCAACATACACATTTTCTGAACCATTTCGATGATAATCATGAAATAAATCCACTGCCTGTTGAATACGATTTTCATATTGAACATCTGCAATATTTAATCGTATAACCGGTTCACCAAGCTGTTGTTTAATGTATTCGATTAATTCTGATTTTGATGTGATTGCCAAGTGCTATTCCTTTAAGGCCAATATTTATCGTCTTCATAATCAGCCGGAATTTCTGGAAGGTCTTTTAAATTACGTGCTGCGAAAATATGTATCGAAACCCAATTAGCTGCAATATCACCTAATCCTGATACCATAGGAGCTGTCATTTCTAGTCTTGTATTATCTGCAGTAATCCAACTAAATGGTTGTGCTAATTCTTTTTCAGCAGGGTCAGTGACATGCCATTTTAAATCTGTCGGATCGGCACCTAATACCAAAGCGAATTTTGCTGATGTTGCAGCGCCTGTGATATTTTCCTTACTCGAATTATCAAATTCAAATAAATGGTTCATATAAGGAAGTCCTTCGTGAATGCGTCTGTCTCGTTCTTCGTTTACTTGTGCGGGCATTATTTTACTTGAAGGTTTACTTCCTTCAACTAAACCATGCAACGACAGAAAATTATTAAATTCGTCTAGTGTAGACATCATGGGTCCATAAAGACCGCCATTTTCATAATATGCCCATCTTTGAACTTGATTTTCTATTTCGTCTGTCATTATACAAATGCCCTTATAATCATATTAGCTTGTGCTGTGGTAATGTAATTTGCAGAACCGCTGCCTCTAGTTGAATATATACCATTAGCGCTATGGGAACGAACATAAATATTTGTTTCATCTGCCCAGACAACAGCGCCTGAACGGTCTGTTGCGATTTGAACTTCATCATTATTACCAAAACCGCGAACACTTTGAGTCATTTTTAAACGCGCGTCTATTATTTTAGGCATTTCACCTAAACCGTGAGCAAAAGTATTTACACCACTGGCAGTCCACGAAACTTCACCTGTATCATATATTCTCGTAATAGGCATTTTAACGCCATTAATTCGAGGCGTTGCATCATCTGTAGTTCCAGTAAAATCAAAATAATAACCCGAGTATGAATGAAGACGTACTCTATTAGACGCGTTGCCTATATAACCTTGGTTTTCACCATTAGGACCTTCTATGAAAACATAACCACCATTAACAGTAGAACCTTTAATCAAACCCACCCGACCTGAACCTGCTTCAGAAACTCTTACATTACCAGTAAAAGTTGCACCTGTTAAATCAGCCTTTTCGGTTAAATCAGTTTCTGTTGAAACTTTTTTCCAAGTAGTATATGAATTACTATTAGTAGAGTCAGCTATGCGAATGTATAGTTCTCGGTTATTAGCCAATGACGCAAACTGCGTTCTTTGCCCCGCAGAATATAAAGTAAACCCAACGCCATCTATGTTCGGATTTGCCAATTCACCTGTATTACCGGACGTAATACTATTTGTACTAAAAGAAAACGGTTTATTATGTGTTATATTATCTAAATCGGTTTCAGCGGTGGTGGGCACACCTGTATTTTCATTAAGAACTCTATAAGTATCTTCATATAAATCAGCTCTAACTCGAACAGTACCATTTCCAGATGAACCTCTTGAACCTAAACTCAAACGAGTATTAGCTGTTTCCCACCAAAAAATATTTGATGCACCACCTGCTCCTGATTGTAATACAGCAAAATCATTACTACCAAGAGATAAATTATTATTGCCAAATCTATCTAATTTGTCATCAATTAAATCTTCAAAATATGTCGGGTCTGTTAATACCAATTCACCGCCAACTTTTAATTGACCGGTTGAGACATTAATATCACCTTCTCCAGTCACATCAATACGTGCGGCTAAACCTTCAACTCCGGAACCATTATTATTGAAATTTATTTGTCCAATAATACCATTTAATGAAGTTCTGGCACCTGTCATTCGCAATTCTGAAAATGAACCTGATACTGATGTGGTATTTATTTCAATTTTTGAGTTGCCTGAACGATTTAATTCAATATTATCATTAAATAAGAAATCACCGCCTTCGCTATTGAATAATATATCGCCTAAGCCATATTGATTAAATTCTAATCGGCCGCTAACACCACTGCCGCGTGTAATATCCGCATTAGGAGTATTTGTGCTTGACGCCGCGTGAAATTCAACTAAGGCATCTCCACCAACTAAACCTTGACCAATTTTTAAAAATTTGGATGACATTGTTGTAAAAGCATTATTATGATTTACAATAATATCTCCTGTAAAAGCTTGACCCGCAACGTCTGCGGCGGTATATCCAAGTCTAGCATTTATATCAGTATAAAATGAACCGTGTTGACCATCTAATAAATCTGCATCTAGTCCTGAAGCTGCACCATCGTTTCCAGCGTGCCACACTTCATTATTTAATATAGTAACATTACCAGTAAAATTATCACCGGCCTTATTAATTGGTACATATCCTAAACGCGCAGGTATATCAGTATAATATACGCCGTGTTGACCATCTAATAAATCAGAGTCAAGGCCTGAACCCTCGCCTTGCGCTTGTTCATCTCTAATTGTTGCTAGTAAACGAACTTCATTAATAGCTTCTACTAAATTTGAATTAGCATCAGTATCAAGTAATGTAAGATCGCCAATCGCAATTTCAGGATTAGCTGCATTAAATTCTATAATACTATTAATAGCATCAATAATAGTATCAGTATTTTGAGTATTTAGATTATCTAATGGTGTGCCGAGTAAACTTGTTATTTCTTCGATTTTACTGTATTGGAATTCAGTATTTGCGATTAATAAATTTAGCGCATTTACAATAGTGTCAAGGTCATCACTAACGAAAACATCATTGATATTAACCGGTTCATATATATTCATACTATTGCCTTAATACAGATTCTAATAATTCAATACGGCGTTCTAAGTCATTTATTTTCTTAATCAAGCCATTTGATTTATTTATATTTTTAATTTCTGCTTCTTTCTGGGGGGTCATTTTAAATTCGACCGCCCCAGATTTACGTCTAATTAAATCATTACGCATTAAAGCACCGCTGAAATTATTCTCATATCTTTTATTCGTGGAACGTAACTGCTGTTTCCAGCAAGCATTACAATCTTAGTTTGATACTCAATAATTTTATTATGATTTACACCATTATAAGAATATGCAAGAGTTCCATCCTGTGGTTCCCATAAATTTTCAACGAATTGTAAAGGGTCTTCATTTACAAGAGGACGGTCAGAACGTCTTTGCATTGGAACCCATTCAACATTTGAAATATCACGCGGGTCTGTTGAAGATTTTGCTCGCATATATAACTGAATATCAGCTTGTGCAGGCACGTTTACGTCCGCATAAACTTGAATGTAATCAGTGGCGTATGTTTCAGATAAAACAACCGGTTTAGTAAAGTATCTAGCATTTGCGTTGCCGCCTTGTGTACGATTTTCAAATGCGTCATAGGTTATATTAGCATTTCCTGATACTACAATATTGGCGCTATCAATAAAACCAGAGCCTTCTTCAAGCGTTTGCACACCAATAAGCTGTCCAGAATTATTTAAAATGCCGATACCAGAATAATCAACACCGTTTGGAGATTCAGCTGTAATAGTAGGTGGCGCAGAATAACCAGAGCCAGAATCAACTATATTAAAATCATCTTCTTTTAATCCATAATCGTTAACATTATTTTTAATCAGTGTAACAGATGTTCTAGCAATGTTTATTAATGGGCTAGTGTATTTGTTAACAGTACTAGCAGTAGCTACAATTGGCATATCACCACTAGCAGCCAAAATTCTTTCATTTGGATGCAATAGATTTTCATTAGCAATAATCGGATAAGGCGTAGATAAAGTCGATGTTGATTCTAATTTACTTTGCGCAGACCAATTAATTTTATTAAATGGTTCATTTGAAATAGCATTAGTTGAAAGCATCGTATGATTAAAATTAAATTGCTCTGTTCCGTGAACAGCATTTAATGATAATATTCTTTCCGTTTGTGTTTCAAAATCGGCCATATACAAATTATGCATAATATCTTCATTTTGGAACGGTGTCCATGTTCTTTGGTTTTGCGATTTAAACAAAGACCCAAGTACTGGTTGACTTGTAATTGTGATATCGGTTCCAATAATAAATTGGCCCATTTCTGAAACAAATATTTCATAATCAAGAGAATTAGAAATCACAATAAACGAATATTCTTTTCCAGGCTCTAAATACACAGGAACTGGGAATGTGAATTTCGTTTCGTTGTTTTTAATATCATCCATGTTATCAGTGTCAGCCGGAATATTGACATCATCAGGATTAAGATACGCAGTACCAAATGGGAGTACTGTTGTAGCACTAGGAAAACCATTAACTACAGGTCTAATTTCAACTCGAACAGGAACGCTTGTGTCTTTTGTCTTAAAGTAAACACCAACGCTTGTAGCAAAAGTTCCTGCTTTATAAACATTTGGGTCCACATAAAATGTTTGAGCAACAGGGTCTCCGCCCTTATTGTGAACAATATAACCTTCGACAACATATTGATGGTCGCCATCTAACATCAAATTATAAATTATTTTATTATAATCATCTTCAATAAAATCAATACTAGTGATTAATTCTTCGACGCCATCTTCTTTGACCATGGTCATACCGACTTCTAATTTCAAAGTCACTATTTCACCATCTACAAGATGCATTTTGGCTTCATCACAATCAGGATTTGCACATGCCCAACCGTCAGTAGTTAACATAGGATGTTCTTCGGAGAAGAATGCCCAACCGCCATTTATACTAATCATCGAACGATTTGCTAATACAGGACTTTCAATACCTAAAACAGTATTACTGCCGCCATTGCCGTTATAAACTTTCTCACCTATTTTAATATCTGATATTTTAATAAGTGTTCCATCAGCTATAGTAACTAATGCTTTTTCGTCAAAACAGCAACCGCCACCTCCAGGGCCCGCACCAATTGTTTGCGGTGGAGTAGGCGGAATTCTAATTTCTACATTAACATCTGTTTCGGTGTCAATTAATTCGCGCTCTTGTGTAATAGCAACAGAATTAACTGTAGGTTCTGCTACCGATACCGATACTTCTTGAACAGTATTAATTAATCCAGAACTATTAAATACGTATCGTGTTTCTGTTTTGGCGTTTTCAGAAACATTATTAGCTTCATCAGAGAACATAATTTGGCGTTCACCTGTTCTAAACGTTCCACCAGGAACTAACATAGAACATTTGAAAAAACCATTATCATCAGTTCGAACTGAACCTTGACCAGATGGTTCATAACCAGGCGCGGGCGTGATTGAATTATTCATTTTTGTATCATCAATAAATGCATGTAAATCAGCATTCGGTTGTAACTGAAAGCCTGAAATTTCAATATTGAGCTCGCGCATGTAATATGCCAAACGTGTGTCAATAACTCTATCGCCTAGACTTTTTTCAACTGCTTCAAATGATAATACTCTTTCAGTACCAGTACGAATTTGGTCAGTTGTAGTAGTTGTAGTAGTTGTGGTTGTAGTTGAAGAACCACGCCCTAATCGTCTTACATCAACATCAACATCTGTTGTAACACCAGTCCATGTTGTTTGCCAGTCATTCCACTCTGTACCAAATCCACCATTTATTGAATTCCACGCGTCTAAATTGCCAGCTAAATCTACACTTACAGAAGGAGCACGTTCTGTGTCCATCCAATCATCACTCATTGGATTAGTCTGCATAACACCAGTAATTTTAATCACAAAATACGGCTGAACATTAATAGATTTTGACGCAATTAGATTTTGCTGAAAAATAAATTCTTCATATGGTAATATAGCATAATCACCAATGGTTTCATTGCCTACAATAGTCATAGTAGTGGCTGAATTATTTAGCGATGTTTTAAAACGGTCACTAATAAATCCAGGACGTAATTCTTGTTTTACTGTATCAATAGAACATGAATAATCAGGAGAATTAGGGTCACCTATTTTATGGCCAGAAAAGTCATCAACCAAAAATCCTGATTTTGAACGTTCTAATCCATCATTATCAATAACAGGAACATTTTCAGTTCTCATTTCAAGCAATGACAAACTTGTGTAATAAGTATTACGCTCAACTCGTTTGTCGATGCGTCCGATATCACGCATAGTATAACGTTTATTTTGAATAAAACGTATTCCTACATCGTCAGCGGCATCTGATGTAAATGCAGGAACTGTAAATTCATACATTTTCATAGAACTATCCGGAACTTCAGGAAATTCAGGAATTAATGCAGGCTCGCCTGTAATAACAATAAGATTGCCTTGTCTATTAATTACTAAAATGTCTTTACGCGACAAATAATAGTCGTAATCTGAATTGATAATACTATTAACTTTTGGCACATTCTCTCCAGCAAATGCATTACTATTTGCATTTCTAACTGGACGAAAATCAATCATATCACCAAGATTTACATTACCATTTAATTTTGAATTATAAGATGGTATGTCTGTTCTATCAAGACCCGTATAAGAGTCAATACTGAAAAAGTCACCATTGCCATGAGCATAATAACGATAATCAATTTGAACATTACCAGCAGGAATATTATATGCTTGTCCAGGTTTTGCCTTTACACTAGCATGGTCGTAAAAGTCATCACGTTGCCCTGTGTCGAGCGTGAAAATACTTGTTGCATCATTATTACCAGAAGCTACTGTTTCCAAAGAAATTATCGACACAATTTCAACAACATCCGGAACTTCTAAATCAATAATTCCAACAGCGGGGTCATAAGCGTATTGTGTTGATTGAGTTGTAAGAGTCTTTGTTTTAAAGGAGGCATTTGTTCTCGTAATCGTTGCAAAAATAGTATACGTTCCAGGACTTGGCATTGTTAATGTCAACTGTTGTCCTGATGCCGTGATTTCAGCAAATGTTGGAGATACCTCTGCATTAGAAGATTCATCAAAAATATAATAGTTTGTAATAAATGATTGACTATTATAAAAATCAACCTCTCTAGGACCAGTAAAATAATCGTCGGCCGTAATATTTATTGAAACACTACCAGCACCATCTGACGTAGCCGAAAATGATTTATAATATTGATACGTTGTTGCGGGAACATTATTAGGCTGAAGCGTTCTAATTACTCTATTGTTAACAGGATAAATAAAACTATCAAATTCAGAATTAGTTAATTCAGGATTTGCAATTACGCCGGTTGCGCCAGTTGCGTCAAATGTAATACGATTAACGTCAGCAAAATTTCTATTTGGTAAAACTTCTACATCAAAAACATAAATATTCCATCCTGTAGCGGTTTTAACAGCTTGTTTGGCGCGTGCTGTAGCAATTGTTAAACTTGGAGCAGTAAATGTTACAGTAGGAAAATCAGTAAAATCAGGAATACCGCCTGTTAGATTTGTAATGGAAACATATGAACCGTAAAATGCCGTGATATTATGGTTTTCTGCTGTTTCATAAGTTCGTGATTTTAATACATCAATATGTTGTGATACAAGAGTTTCGTGCTCACGACCTCTAACATATGATTTACCGGGACCAACTTCAATTGTCATATAATTAGGTTTTTTCAGAGCCAATGTACCTTCGGCGTCTAATAAAACAACTGAACCAGCATCGTACGTAAATACATTTTCGTCTACGATTGTTTCAACAGTAAATTCACCAGTAAAATGATTATTTACGTCATTAACGGCGCCAGATATTTCAATAGTATCACCGACATTAAGGCTGTGAATATATGATGTTGTCACACGCGCTTTAGTATTGGCAGTAGGTGCAGACGCTTCTATGCTAATCACATTAATTGGAATATGGTCATTTGCGTTTACCTGATAAGGTCTAACGGTATAATCACCAGATTCGTCAAAAGTTCTTCGTTCAAATTCAAGTGCGAGTTCGCTGTAAATAGCCGGGCGTTCTGATGTTACTGCTAATCCATTCACGATTTTAGTCAATGATACAAAATTAGAAGGTATTTCGTCTTCAGGGTCTAAATAAAATGCTATTTTTGCAGAAGCTTGAAGTCTATCTGCGCCAACTGCTGAAAAAGAAGTTTCGCCTCTTGCAGGGTCTTTTAAATCTGGATTATCTGCTGCAGTAATAACAATTTCATCATAATTAAAACCGAAATAACCAGTTGGAAATTCAGTCGAACCGGGTCTAGCAACAATAGCTTGTGCCTCAACATCAACAAAATTTCCGTTTATATAGAATATACCAGCATCCAATTGAATATAAATGTTCAATCCTGTATATTCACTATTTTGAACAATACTAGCAGCAACAGAAGTATCAGTAATTCTAAATAAATGACTATTACTAAATTCATCTACAATAGAATTAGTGTATAATGTGTAATAATTTTCAGTTGGGTTTTCAGCAACAGCAATTACTTCTATATTTTCGACAGCGACACCGAAAGTGTCATTTTCATAAACTTCAATATTTTGGCCTATCCACTCATTTAATATAAGTTCGGTGCCTAAGTAATCTTTATCAATATTAAAATATCTGACTCTTTTAATATTAGAAACACCACCTTGCACCCGCGAACCATTAGAAAAAATATGTTCAGCAAACTTTTTAGTTTGATTTTTTGCAATTAGCTGTGCTTCATTTAATTCGCGAGATTGAACATCATGTTTTGGCTTAAACAAAACATTGATATAATTCTCATTTAATATGGAACTATAATATGGTGGTTTTTTTGAAACAATGTCTATTGTCATAACAGCCCTTAAAAGGTTAATAAAATTCTATACGTTTCGACGTGATTATCACGTCTAGTTACTGGTGCTCTATTTTCATTATATACAACAGTTCCAGATTGCCGATTTACTGTTTCATCAGATGAAATTGTAGCAACAGTTCCTCTATATCCAGTATCAGTTGTAATAACATCGCCAACTTCAAGTGTGCCAATTATATTAGTTAAATATTTTGTAATCAAATCGCTGATTAAAATTCCACCGTCTGACACAGAATACGCACTCAAAAGATTAGACTCAGATTTAACTTCTACATTAGTACTAAATGTTCCTACAATAGTACTTGTGGTGAATGAGGTTCGAAAATCATATGTTTCTTCTGTTAATAAATTGCCATTATTATCTTCTGGATTTTTCCATATTAAAATTTTTCTAAAAGGCATATTAGCCGGAATTGTATCATTTTCTGTACCGTCAAGACTAACTTCTATTAAAATATCAAAAGCGTTTAAATCATTAATAGCATTTCTGCCGACGCCTTTAACTGGTGTAATAACCGGTGATATAACAGCTCCGGTACCAGTAGACGAATTTATAGTAACAAAGGCTTCGGTATAATCTTGCCCAAATAAATCCGAGTTTACAATTTGGATTTCTCCCGTATCACTCACGCGATTAATATTTGCTGTCGCGGATTTTCCATCTCCTGTGACCGTAATCGTATCGTCAGTTGTATAACCACTTCCTGCAGAAATAACTTCATATGCATATATTTGTCCAGCAATTGCAGATTGCTGGACAATCCAACGAGCAGAACTATCATTTATTAATAAGGGACGTAATGATGATTTCCCAGTAAATTCAGCTTGTTCATATTCAACCGGTGACATAGTGTATAAATATTTCCATTTATATCCATCAGTTGTTTCTATAACTTCAGATGATGTGCCTGTTGGTTCAACAGATGATAATCTACCATTACCGCCTAAACCATTCCACAAACACAAATATACATTGCGCTCTTCAGTGGCAACGTAAAAATTTTTTTGTTCAATGATAGATGGATTATAATAAGCGTATTTGCTACCAAGAGACCATTTCACATAAGGATATGTAAATACTATATCAGCAGATGTGAATTTTTTAGCATACAAAAATTCTTTTCTGGTTTTAGCTATTGCTATTTCTGACGCGTCAACAGTGGGCCAATCATTTTCCTTGTTAACTACAATAGAACCTACGCCTGTAAATGTGGTAAAATTAGTTCCATCTACACCTAGCAATTCAAATGTGTCATCAGTAGCATTTGTAATAATGCTTTCACTGTTAAGTTGATTTAACTCATCCGTACCGGTTACACCTTTAAACGAAACTAATTGACCGTTAATTAGTCCATGATTTGTAGAAGTAATAATAACAGGATTTGTTAGTGATACTAATTCGATAGGAATTAATTCTTCCCAAGGATTTGCTTTAGCTGCGACAAGATAATAATTATTATCATCAACACTTTCTATAAAAGTCTGTGCAAATTCTTGTTTAAAACCATTTGTAGTTTTACCATATGATTGCGCCATTTATCTTCGAACCTCTATTGTATTATTTAATATGAAATTATCAATAAATTTATCCGCATTAGATGAAAAAATTGAACACTCTTTATTTGTACCATCATTGAAAACTGCAATAACAGTTCCGTGTGTTTTATCTCCGTTTGAATCTTCAGTATAAAAAATACTTCCTACTGATACAAATTGAGATAATCCGTCAAGTTTATCTAGCTCAACATATACGTATGTATTATCTGCATACGGATAATTTGCCATTATTACGCTTGCTTTTAATTGATATTCGGAACTACTATTTGCATGATTATCTACATTAAGTACGACAGACGCAAAATCTAAATAATCAGAATATATGAATAATCCTTGTTCGCGAATATTTTCGTAAACTAATTCATGAATGCCTTCAGTCGTAACTCTTATTGAATCAGACGATTGTGTGTAATCAACATTATAACCATTTTGTTTAACGGCTATTACTCTTTGATATTTAGGATTAAATGACGCAGTTCCAACAAATCTTGTTATTTCATACACCGGAGATATTGTTCTAAAACCGTCATCAATTTTTTCAACTATTCGATAATACCCAGCAGGATGAGCAATATCGGCTACGGAATTTTCATACTCTGATTGAGGTGTGATACTGGTTAAAATATATGAATGATTTTGGTAATATAAATTATCTCTTAATACTCCAGAAGAACTTAACTGTCCATGATAAGAATCAAAATATCCTTCATTATGTTTTATAATTTCTGCTTGGAATGTAAAAGCAGAACCGTCTTCATAAGTGCCAACAATTTCGCCGTCAATAAAACCATCTCCATTTCCTGGAGTATTACAAACAGCTAAATAATTGTTTGATTGTGTTTTTTCCATGATAATAAATTTAGCTCTATTTGGTAATTCAAATTTACCAAATTGCTGATGTATAGAGGAATCTAAATTATTTGTATCAAGAACCGGTTGCCATATAGGATGTGCTGATAATTGAATATCTGGCTCATCAATCAAATCATTAACAAAATGCACAGTTTCATACTGAAATTCACCATTTATATTGCTAAGGTGTAAGTCATGGAAAACGCGTTGGTCGACCACACGCGTTTCTACGCGCTCTATGAACGCGTAAATGTCAGGATTTGTTGAGCTTTGAATAAATAAACCTTCAATGTCAATTAAATAATCACTATTATAATAATTATCAGAAGACTGAGCTACGTTTGGAAATGTTTTAAATATATTATTTCTTACCGATGTAGAACGAGTGTCTAACGCTTGCGTCAAACTTTCAATTCTCATAATAATATCTTTTTTCCATACTCCGCCAGACGCTTGAAAAATTTTCTTTTTGTTTGTTGAAAATTGAATAGGTTCGTTATTTAAAACACGACCTAAATATTGATATGATTTAGCAGTTCCTCGTATATTATAAAAGTCATTGCTTCCCATTAATACTAAATCTTTTCGCGCTTTAGTATTTTCGGGAAAGTTTTTTAAATAATCAGGAGCTAATCTTTCTCGTTCTTCAATATCAAGTCTCATATCTCGATATTGTGAATAATTCATTATTCGGTCAAGAGGATTTTTTTCCAAATTCATGTATTCATAAAAATCTTTTTGGAATTTGTAAAATGCCTCATGACTGCCAACCTGGTGTGCAGGAGTAATAGTATCAATTATATCAACTTCGGCAGTTCTCGATCTAGGACGCAAAAAGCATTCTAAAGGTTCAAAATCACCGTCAACGTAAATGTATATTGAATTTCTATCGTATTCAATGTCAAACGGTACTATCATTTGTTGACCGTCTAAAATACCATTAGTAGCACACGCGCGATAAGTATTTAGAATAACTTTAATTTTGGTGCCTGCAGGAGGAATTGAGTTTTCATTAAATGATAAACGAGAGCCGATTTCGCCATTAAATTCTGTAATATTATAGTCAAAACTATAGTCGCTGCCTTCAGACAAAAGAACATCATTGGCTAAGACATAAACACCGTTTTGGGAAAATACGAAACTATCTTCACCTGATAATAAAGGTTGTGATAATTCATCACCACGCGCACGATAAATTTCTGAAAATACTGCAAGAGGTTTTTCAGTAAAAAACATATCTGTGTTTGTTGGAACTATAATAAAAGAAGTTCCGTCTGAAATATAATTTAATTCGGAACGATCTCTTTCATCCAACACCCATAAACGCTGCTTTGTTTCATTCTTAATACGAATAACCGTGCCGTCTCTTCCTGATAAATTCATAGAAGAGCCGTTAATTAATACTTTATTATCGCCTAATGTTGCCGTAACATCGGTTATTATCATATTAAGCAACCTTAATTTTAGATGGGTCTATTCGAAGAATTTTATTTCTTACGGTAGTTAAATGATTTGAATCTGGAGTTGTAAAAAATGATAATATTCCATTATCAACTCTTTGTATGCCAATAGGAGACACATTTATAAGACCGGTATTATAATTTACCGTTCCTATATTAGCACGAACTACTCCATTTGCTACATCAGACCTAATCATTTGTATAATACCATTTGAATTGTCTTTTAAGATAACTCTATTATTTTGAAATGTGAAGCTGTTGGTTCTTAATGAGCCAGGAGTTATATTATTTCTAAAATTAACACTGTAAGGAATTTCTCTATTTAAAACAGGAGTTTCTCTTATTTCAGCTTCAATGGTTATATAAATGCCACTAAGCTCTGGAATTTTATCATGAATAAAAGACGCCATATGAGATGTTTCTAATCGTGAATCAAATTGATTAATACGGGTTGACGAATATTCGATAATTAATAATTTTATTAATGATGCATTTTCAGTAGTTAAGTTTCCAGAGGCGTACACAGGAGATGCATTTATTGATACAAAAATATATTCAGCAGGAACAATTATAGGTTCAACTTCCATTATTCTGTAATCTTTATTAAGGCGCTGAATAATTTCAACTCTTTTGCGTTCACTAACAGGAGCACCATTTCTATCAAGCGATATGAATACACGACCAAAATTGGCTAACGGTGCATTTTCATCTTCGCCTCCCCACACTTTAATATTAGCAATTTCAGGGAATATATTTTGCATGATTGTTTGCCAATCAGTAGAGCTAAAAGCTCTATTGGCAGAAGTATATTTTCTCGGTGCATTAAATTTAATGTCATCTATGGTCTCTCGCTCTAAACCACCTGCTGATTTTGCGTTAGCAGCAAAAACAACATTAAACGTAATAAGGTCAGGATTTTTAGCATCATTTGAAATTAGTTTTAGGGTTTCAAGGCCATTTCCTTCATTTCCGTTTGTTTGGAAATAAACAATTCGTACAACATTACCATGAGACACATTTTTACCAAGAACGCCGTCACCGAAGAATATATTATATGAACCATCTGATAATTCATCATAGAAAAATACTTTACTGTCAGATGTTAATTCAACAACACTGTCTGCGTGTACGTATCGAGACAATACCGAACTATCAGTTCCTTCTTGAACGTAAACTTCTGTTAATTGCATATCAACATTTGCGGTTACGGTATGAAATTTTTGGTCTCTATCTCTATTGTTAACAATGTATTCTACGGAGAAATATTGTCCTTCTGCTAATTGAACATCACTAAATGTATGAGCTTCGCCTTCTTGAACATTAGACACATATTCATTAACGGTTGTAAATATTTTACTGTTTGCGCTGCCTCTAGTGATTTCGTCATACGCTCTGAAAGTTGTACCTTTAGCCAATGTAATATTTGTAGGCTGATTTGCACCAATAATACTTAATGTACCATTTATTTTTGAAGACACCCGACTTCTAGGAGTATACGATAATGGTTTGGCATGTGATACTGCGCTAGTACGAATTTGAGAGGTATGTAAACTTCCTTCTGAAGATACCATATTAGCATAGAAACCGGCCTGATGTGCAACGTAGGCTATGTTTCGTAAAAATATGTTTAACTGAGAACCTCTAAAATCATAATCTTTCCAGTAATCTTGACCTTCATACATATCGTATAAATTGTCAAGTACCGCATCATAATCCAGTTCCGTAATTCGTGTGTGTGGCGTATCCATTTATCGGACCCTTTTTAATACTGATGTGTAAGGAATTAATTCTTTTGTTTGCGCTATTTGCAATATACAATCTACGGTCAGCGCATTAGCATCTTCTTGAAATGTTACTTCGAGTTCCAGTATTTTTTCTATTCTAGTTTCTATTGTTAGAATAATATTTTCAACCAGCGCTTCTGTTGTTTTTTTCACTGGGTCACTAAAATTTTCAAATAATAATTCGCGTATGCCTGCGTTTAAGCCTGGATAAAAAGGCCAATCACCTGATACCGATTGAAGTATATTATTAACTGATTGTAAAATAGCTTCTCTATCTGTTTTAACAAACACACCAGATTCTGATGCGCTAGGTAAAAAATCTCTAGCTATATCACGCGACTGCTTTGGCACTTACTGGATTCCTATAACCTTCTCCTGAACCTTCAGTTTGAGCCGCATATCGCTGACTTCTATCACTTTCAATCGGAGAATATTCTTGAACATCTTTATCATATATATCTGATGACGTATGCTCTTGTTTTTCATTATGGTCTGTTGTGTGTGGATAAGTTGCGCTATCAGTTCCGTCGGCAGGTTTAGGAGCAGAACCAAGAGTCGCAGCGACGGCAGATTTACTTGACCATGTTGCATGTGATACTTCTGGAGACACTTGAATAACAGAGCCTGATTTAAACGACATGGAACCTGATTCATATGAAACGGACGATGCGTTAACATCAAATATACCATCTGAGCCAAATGCAACATTAGCGGCCGCAACACCATATGACGCGCCCACAGAGATAAGAAAATTACCAGTAGTATTTATTGCAGCAGAAGCTTTACCTGTTACCGACGCGCTTTGAACGGCATCTAAATATACATTTTCACTAGCGGCAACATTAAAATTACCATCTCGAGCGGCAACATTAACAGAAGCAGCTTCGTATTGCGTATCTCCGTCAACACCAATTCTTTGAAATCCTCCTATATTAACAGAGGAGTCGCCTTCAACCGAGTGCATATCTGACCCAGAAATTTGTGTTACATTGTTACCGCCGACGCGCATATTAACATCACCACCTGCGACAATATTTAAATCGTCGCCCGCATTAATATTAATGTTAGCTGTTGCAGCAATGCCAATATCTCCAGCAACCGTAATATTACAATGTCCATGCACAATTAAAAAGTCATCACCCATAACAGCTCGATATGAATCAGTCACAACAGTTTGTTTAAACTGTCCATCGGCAGTTATTTCATAGCCTGAACCAGATTTATGTCTCTCTTGAATACGTTCTGAACCAGGAGTTGAATCGTATTCTTTAAAATGCCCACCTTCATATGTTTTAACTCTATTGTGAGGATATTCAGTTGCAGCAGAGTCAGAAGATGGCATTGTTACAGATGGAGCGTCTGGAACTGTTGTCGAATCAACATATGCTTGTGTTTGTTCACCTTCTGTTGCACCTAAAGATGCAGCAACTGTTGATGCTTCACCTGATGGAACTCCACCTGATACTGCGCCTCTTAAAGCGTTATAATAATCAGATGCTTTTGTGCCATATTGGTCCGCGCCATCATTTCCGTTTTTAAAATTCCTAGCTCCACCTGGACCTAGGAGATGCGCAACGGCTAAATAACCAGCAACTTCATTAGGTGCTTCTTTTTTGTCAATAATCTTCATACGAGAGATTGATTTATAATTTCTTCTCGTATAATTAAACATTGCCGTGTCTTGGCAATCATTTTTATTCGCCAACCAGTCATCGCGTTTATTGACGCCGTTTTTACCAGTCCATACGGAATCTGATTTAAGATTTCTGACATTTGTACCAGGCTTTACATAACCTTCATCAATTAACGCCATTGCTCCAAACTGCCAACGTCCGCAATAACCAATGGTATTAACAGCGGTATAATCATTTCCTGATTCGCGGTTTCCTAATTCTTGCAAATATTGTGGCCATCTTGAATTATCTAATTGACCGACCGGACCTGTTTTTGCATCATTTGCTGGAAGAGTATCAACAGAAGGTTCGTCCTGTGCTTTATCGCCAGAGCCATCGTATGGAGTTGCTTGAGGAAGGGAAGTTGCAACTTCTTCATCTATTCGTTCATTTCGATCTCTATCATTTTCACCAATGTTACCAAAATCGGTTGCTAATTTAGGATATGAGCTGTTATTATTAAATGAGCTACGATATATTCTTCTAGAAGAACCTGAGAAAGATGTACGTGATATTAAATCGGCTCTTGCGTTATCAAGAAATCCTTTGTCTACATTTAATATACCAGTTGGCGTTGGCGCGGATGTTGGTGAAATATTAAACGCGCGTTCTTTAATATATGGAGCAACTGCTTCAAATTGTCTAGTAAATGTTTCGCATCGCGCTATTAAAGAATCTAAAACTTCAATAGTTAATTGAACTTCATCATCAGTCGCGTATGGTAATAAAATTACTTTAGCTTCTTCGGCGCATCTTGCTAAATCAAATATATCAGACCATAAATTATCATTATCATAATAAGACGCCCCAGCTTCAAAATATTGAATTATTTTTTGTTTATAAAAAACTACATCTACGCTGTCTTCTTGTAATATGTCTATTACGTTTTGAAAACCTTTGTATAAAACATCAATTTGGCTAAATAAAAAATAGTTAATTAAATATACTCTATTTCTAACTACATCAAATTGCTCTGTATCAATATCAACATCATCGTCGTCATCAAAAAAATCTTCAATCAAATCAGCAAAGTTGAATGATAAACCTAATGGATTAAAATTTTCTGCTAAATTGTGCGCAGGTCCAATACGTCTTTCCATTTCATCAAGAGTATATGGTCTTTCCCAACCAGGTACTCCTGATACACCGATACCATTGTTTCCCGGTATATTGATACCTCGTGAATCAAGAGCATTAAAACCTTGCGATAACAAGCCATCAAGATTAATACCTGCTTTTGACATATAGGCAGAAGCAGGAGAATCTTTTCCTAAAAACGCTTTTTTAATTTTGCCTACCGCTTCACTAGGAAGCTCTTGTATTAAATGCTTTTTAATATCATGTATGTTAAAAATAGACATATTTATCCTTGAGAATTGCTAGTGCTAGTTACTTCATTATTAGCCGTTCCTACAGTATTTGCTAAATCTCTAGACGCACCTTTTGGCCATCTGTAGCCTGCGTGTGCATTTGTTGAATATGTAACGATAGAAACTTTGTTTCCCTGATTACCTCCTAAATATTTGTCTTTGCCACCACTTCGTCCTACCCAAAATCCTGTGTGTCCAGATGGAGAGTTTCTTTGTGAAGCGCTTCTGTGTTTTACAGCAACACATCCATACAAAGGACTATCAAGCCTTTCCATAGAACTTGCGGTTAATGCTGATTTGGCCATTCCGGTCATACCAGACACATTTTGGCCGGCCTCTTTTAAACACCATCGTGTAAATGCTGCACACCAAGGATGTTGACTATCATCTGTATAAAAACCTAAATCGCGGCCGTATTTCAGCACTTCAGGGTTGTGAGAAGGTCCTTTTGTTTCGGTAACGCCAAGTTCTCCTCGAGCAATTTGAAGCCATTGTGGACCGTCACCTGTTGGATTAATAGTACCAGGACCACCTGCAGACGATGTATCATTTAGCGTATTATCAGAACCCATTGGCCCACCTGAACCAGGCCTAAATAAATTAGCCGCACCGCCGAAAAATTCACTTTGGTTTATCGTACCGAGCATAAATGGTGTTTGGCAATCAGGCCAATCACCCCAAAATCCTAGTACAACGGTACCAATCATTAAACTAATTGAATTACCTACGCCTGATACACCTGCAGAATCTAAAGGCATAATTGGAAATGCCCAAGGAAGTTCTTCAGTAGGAATTAATGCTTCGTCAAATATATGATAACCGTGTACCCGAACGCGGCATCGACCTAATTGTAAAGGGTCCGAACGATTTTCTACAACTCCGATAAAATATTTCATTCCATCAGAGCCAACAAAATGTTGATTTATAAATCTTTTTCCCAAGATATACGCCTGTTAAATTATGCATGATTCATGATATATACAATAATCAAAAGATATATAGATTAGCAGATTATATAAAAATGGAACGATATGTCGCACTCTTATAAAAGTTTAATGGAAAGTACTAAGTTAGATTTTTTTAACGAATTACGCAAAAAATTTGCTGAGTATTATGACGAATTATTGACGAATATGGCTGAGGATGTAGGCGGCATTGAAGCAGTTCGTAATTTTATTCAGAAAAAAGAACTCAATTTAATGAGCCCAACTAATATCATTATTAAATCAGTAATGGCTATGGGCAAAGAAAATATGTATGACGTTTTTGATAAAGTCGACGATACTTATATTGCTCATGCTATTAGTCATATGGCAGGATATAAAGAATTAGCTTGTACATTTGAACGAGATAGTCTTTATATTGATATGCTCGAAGCTTTACCTTATAAGAGTATGTTAGACCACACTTTGAATGATTGCGTTCGTATAGTTGAAGAAAATTATATGACAAAAATTCAAAAGATAGATTTTATTGAATATTCAATGGTACTTGACAAAATGGAATATGGAAAATCAATTTGATGAAATTGATATTGAGTATGAAGAACGTCCAGGCAATATGGATTTTGATAAACCGCATCAACGACTTTCTATATGTGCATCTGCTACAGCAATAGCTGGAATAATAAATTACATATCGTCAGCCGGTATAGACATAGTAAAAGGATAACATAATGTCATTTAAAAAAAATTTAATAGAATCTATTAATGAGGATAATGTAGAATTTGATTCTGGTCGCCATACTCATAAAATGGCAGGAGACCTAGAAGATTTTTCTGATGAAATTGAAAATATAGGAAGTCAATTAGAACGTTGGATAAAAAGTGCACCTTTTAAAAAAGTTTATATAAAAGGTGCTGAAAAAAGACAAATAAATATCTTAAAGCGTGCATTAAAAGAATTAAATGTTGCTAATAAAAGTATATTATCAGTTTACAATGATTTAATGTAAAATTAAAGAGGCAAAATGCCTCTTTTTTAATTGTGAACAGGCTCTTCATAATCTGTAAGCAAGCCGTCCATCATAAGACGAAATCCATCACGCATATATGTTATTCCGTGTAAAAATTTAGGATTACGATCCATATAAGTAAAATGTGATTTTTCGTAGTGATTATAAGTATTATCATCTTGTGGAACTACATCAGCCCATTCAAAATTCCATTGACCATCATCTTGTTGAGTAGTTCGTTTTAAGCAATACGTTTGGTCATTAACACAACCATTTAAAAGTATTATTGAATCAGCTTTTGGGTCGTCGCGCGGCATCGCAATATTATTATTTTCAAATTCCTCTCTCGTATACGTAGATGTATACGCTTCTTGAATGCTAATATAAGCATCATAATCTTTTTCGATTAATGTAAAAGCTGAAATCAATTTACCAACTTTAATATATTGGTCATCATCGTGCCGTAAATCAATATAACTAACAGGTACATTATTTTTAAAAAATATAATACGCGGCTGAAGTACATCATCAACTTTAGTTGCGCTTACCGCGTATTTTGCTGCAGTGTTAAATAATGTTTCTGTTGTAGTGATTGTCATAATAATTCTCCAAATAGTTATTAATATATTACCACAACAAAATTTCTAATAAAACACTTTTAACTCTTACTTGAATGCTGTCCTGTTTTTTCAAAATGATTCAAATCATTTTTGTATATGCTCATTACAGATTTAACATATTCGTCTGGATTATCTGAAAACATTGGCGCAACGTGTTTAACAAATCGTTCCGGTTTAATCATATAATCTCTCCAACCTATAAAACGATTATCACGATCTATGAAATGCCAATAACATGTAATCCAACTACGTAGAGAATCGCAACGCGCAAATTCTTTCCCTTCGGCATACGCGCGTCTAGCAACCAAACCAACTGTTTTTTCATTAAACTCAATATTTGAAAAATTAAAATTATCAATAGCTAATTGGGAATTTCCCCAGTCAGATTCATGGGCCCATTGTGCTAATGTTAACGCTCGCAATTGTGGAGGAACTGGTGCGCCTTTCCAATATTCTTTGCTAAGATTATCCCAATTTTTAGTGCGTTTTGCCATAATACACATCCTTTAAATTATTGATTTTTCTTATAAACTAAATCTAACCAATTTAAAAGTTATGTGAATATTTCAGAGGCATCTACTCCACGAGAGTCTTTCATCATTTGGATAGTCATTGTAAACGATTCACGCTGATAACTTCTTCGAACATGTGTTACAAGATATTCACCTGAGTATGCAGGGTCAGGACCCGGATTTGTATTACTTGCACGATTTTCAGGATTTGGCATATCAAAATCAATAATCATTCCTGCTTCTAAACCAATATGTCCTGGTAAAGTGCCTTTAATAACGTGATTTTCCATTTGTTGCATTTGACTTATTTTGGGAGGCATCCATTCGTCAATTTTACTATTACCTTCCGGTTCAGCATTAAACAATCCTTTATGTTTAATTCCGACACGTAAATGAGCTTCTGGAAAAAAGCTTTGCTGCCCACTAAAACTTCCGTTAAGAGGCTTAGCATTAATACCATTAATTCCCTTTAAATGCTGGTGGTCGTAAAATGATTGATTATAATCAAATGTATAATCGTCAAAACGGCGTTCAATAATATCAATAACTTTTACTGTATTTCCGTACATTCCTTCTTTGGCGTTATCCAATACATTAAAAGATTTAACCTTTTCCCATTGCATGAATGACATAACATCGGTACGAGTTCTTTCATCGTATTGTGTCGTGCCAGATTGTAAAGGTCTCATAGGGTCATATATTATTCGACCATATACTTTATTTTCATCTGAATTATACAAGTTTTCTAGTGGTACCCAGCGAAAACCTGACATAGTTTCATAGAATACAAAATTACCACCTTTATATTGCGTTTCGTTGGACCTAGCTCGACTGGCCATCCAATTAATCGCGTGTAAGGGTGACCATGTTGGTATAACTATACATTGGTCTTCTTCTGTATCAGCAATAATAGCTGGTTTATTTGAATTTAAATAATTAACATCGCCTAGTATATCGCGTACATTTGTTTCTAGTTTTGAAAGATAATAAGATTTAGATACGCGAACAAAAGAATCCGCAAACATTTCTTCTGAACATAAATGCATCGTGTATTTAATGGTATTATGATTTATAGAAACTCTATCTGTTATAGAATAGCATCTCAATCTATGCTCTTCTGTATTAACACCATCTGTTATTTTTATAGTGACAATTTCATCGCCCACTATTGGTAAATTAGCAGGCAAATTTTTTGTATCAACCATAGTGATACGACCAGATATTATTGAAAAAATACTCTCAAATATATCTATTTGGACATATTGGTCTGTAATATCTTCGCCATTAATTGTTAATTCTATAACATCAAAAGCACCTGGAAATTGTCGAACAACATCGTCATACGTTTTGTTATTGACTATCATACAGAACTTTCCATTTGCGTTTCAAAATCTTCAATAAATGCTCCTAAATTATTAGTAGAAACATATTGCATATTTCTTTTATCTAGGTTTATTATTCTTTCATCTTCATAATATGTAATAGGAGTTCCTTGATTAGAATAAAATCCTAATTGAAATACTGCTTCAGATGTTTGGTCAATATGCCAATCAACTGTTTTTCCGTCAACTGTAAATTCTCCTGGAGAAGAAACAGGAATACGTTTTCCATCTGCGTCAATTAAATATTTTACTTCATAAGCGTTACTACCGTGAACGCGTAATATATAATCATTTAATTCTTTGTTCGATAATGGCCAATCTGTTACATTGGATATATTATTAACTAAAGCGATAATCCACCATAAACTTGCGTCTTGATATACTCTATGAGCAAATTCATCTATTCGTTCACCATCACGAACTGTCTCTTGTTGCATAATACTTTGGTCGAATACAGTTCGTTTTTTAATAGACCTCACAATATCTGTGACAAGTCGTTCATTATAAATTATCTGCGGGAACCGAAAAAAATAATTCATTATTTTGCAAGACCTTTAAATTTTTTAGGTATGTACGGAGCATATATTATTGCAACATCACCATCTTCATAAAAATATTTATAAGCGGTAGTATCATTTTCTTCGATATAAAATTTTTCATTTTTTAATTCGCTCATATTTATTTGCCTTCTTCAATATCATCTTTTGTAAGAGGCGTTAATTCCATAAAGTTTAAACCGAAATCAACATGCATTGGTTCTCCGTTCGGACCTTGTTTCCATCCACCTGCAGCCATCGGATTATAACTAATAGCGGTTAACACACAGTCATTAAACCTTCTTAATTTAGCATTTACAAACTCAATTCTAAAAGTTTCGGGTAATAACCACACACCAGATGCGGCACCGTCTTTAAATTCAGGATGCATATGAAAAGCCATCGATCTTTCAAAGCTTTGAAATTGATTAAACTCTTGTTCATTTTTAAATGACAATTGCCACGATAATGGAAGTGTTCTAAATGCAGGACCGTTGTAAAATAATTCTTTGTGCGGATTAGGAGCAAATCCTGATTGTTGCAAAGACCTACGAAAAGAAGTCGACCTTGCAATACTGGCAACTATATTTTGACCATTTGCACTAGCATCAACTTGCTCATTATTGTCAGTAATTCCTAATTGACCAAATATTTGTGAAATACCTCTTTCGGTAAATCCTACTTCGTCTTGAGACCAATCAGCTCCATACTCTAAAGATAAAGCATCAGGCATTGGTAAAGCAGCAACCATGTTGATACTTTTACCAGCTGCGGGAGGTGTTCTTCTAGATGTTCGTTGTGTAGTATTTCCATTTGTAATATTTCGACTGTTTCTTGCAGATGAGCTTGGCGCGCTATTACTACTTTCTGCGTATATTAATACATATGACTGATTACCATTTAAGGTAACAGACTCAGGAGAATGTTTTCCATTTGTAAGATTATCAAAGCCAAATTCGAAAATATTCATTATTCGTTCCGTTAATTTTATTCTACAATGTATATATCACATGAGAACACAGTACAAAAGACGCTACGAATTAAGAAATCCATTAAAATATAAAGGCAATATAGACAGAATAACTTGTCGTTCATCCTGGGAATATGCCGTATGTCGATATTTAGATACAAATAACAATATTATTTGGTGGTCATCAGAGCAAACTATTGTACCATATAATTGTGCTACTGACGGAAGAAGACATCGATATTTTGTAGATTTCACATTTCAAATGAAATCAGGCAAAACTTTAATGATTGAAGTAAAGCCTTATAATCAGACCCAACCTCCTAAAAAACCATCTGGTAAAATAATGACCAAAACATATGAGTCGCAATTATTTTCTTATTACAAAAATATTAGTAAGTGGGAAGCCGCTACTGAATTTGCAAAAAGTAAAGGATGGGAATTTAAAATATGGACAGAACACGAAATAGCTAAGTTGGGAATTCCGTTAAAGGGGATTCACAAAAGAAATCTTCACCGTAAACAGCGGAGCAAAGTTCGTGCATATAAAAAGAAACGGAAACTGTTAAAGGGTAACTAATATTATGCTCTGCAAATTTAGATGATAATTCTTCTATTAAATCATCAATGTTTTCATATTCTTTATTATGAATTTTTAATTCAATAGGGTCCATTATTTCTTCATAAACATCAATCACAAAAATTTTCCTGTTTTAACCGCGTATATCTTATACAATGATACCGCTAAAAATATTGTGTCAAGAGCACTAACATTTTTGTTTTCGATATTTACGCCAAGGTCATATAAAAGTTCTGTTGAGTCTTTATAATTATCAAATTTGCTTATATGAAAATTCATAATATCAGAAACATTATCTGGAATGCCATCTATAATTTCTTGTAATTCTGTATCAATCATTATATTATCCTATTGCAATGGAATAAGTTCTTCAATTATGGTATCGATTTCTATAACACGTTTTCTGAATTCTATAGCAGCAGTTTGATTATCCCATAATCTTAATTTGACGCCTTCAAGTGGAATGTGACCTGAATACGCCTCATCTATAAGCCTAGGCATTTCATTTGCTCTAATTCGAATGTCTAATGGTTTAAAATCAAGTTCAGCTGATTCCCAACGTCCTTGATCTTCCATCATTTTGCCATAGTTAGGCGAAAGAACAGCTGATATATCACGCTCAATTTGATCTTCCACCTGGTTCATATTTAAATCGCCAATTTTAATATGTTCTTTTACAGGTGTTATAATATCACCCAAAACATATTCACCCACGTCGTGTAATAATGATTTACCAGTTAACAAAGCTCCCCACATAGATTCTCTAGGTTCGTAAACATAATCATTATCTAAACCATGTTTGAATTTTGAATAATCATATAGAATACATGAATGTTCTGCAACGGAATAGTATAAATCGTCGTCTTTAAATCGACCGTTATAACGGCAAATATTACCTAAGCTTCTAGATACTCTATCAAGAGACGCGCGTGATACTAAATCACTAATTAAATCTTCTAAACTATTCGTCGACATATGAGTCTTCTCCTAAGTGTGAAATCATTTGACGTTTGTATTCGCCTTTATTCCATTTATTCATAATACGTTTTTCGGCTTCATCTGAATATTCTTCCGAATGAATTACAACAATTCCATAACCGTTAATACTATCTGAAGTTAATTCAATAACTTGTATATTATTCTTATTAATGATAACAGCGGTAGGGCTTTTATCACCGTCTGCGCCACCAAATGCTAATATATGAGGCAAACTTTCAATCATTATTTTGGTTCCGCGTATATTAATGTATTGATTAAATGAAATATTGATGAACCGTGAAGTTGTGCAGCTTCTCTACCCTGTGCCAAATATTTTAACACTTCAGCTTTATCTTTTTTTCTAGAGGAAAAGTAAATATTCATAGAGCAAAACCGTGCTAAATTATACGCGTGTTTATTAATATATTCAAACCATTCTTCTTCGTTAAAATCAAATGATTCTTGCAACACTGTATTTTCATATTTATCAGCATCTTCGGCAAATAATGTCCCATTATATTGATATTGAAAAACCGACTCGTTAAAATCTTCGCTGGCGAACTGTTCTTTGTATCTAACGATATATCCCTGAACATCATTTGAATTAAAATCGCAATAGTAGTCAAATGCAGTTTGTATTTTTTCAATATCAAATTGGCCTTCATATATTACATTAGGCGTTCTAATGTTTAAAAGATTAGCAAATTTTTGTGTGTCATTCCAAGAAGAATAACACTGGTCAGGACCGTCGATTAACCAGTATAACCAATCGTACGAAAGCATATTATAATACTCAGTACTTTTTTGTTTTTTGATATTTCTCATTATCAAAGTTTTTCTTTTATCCATAATGTCATCTTGTTTCATGACGTCAACGGCAAAATTATAATATGGCTCGTTCACACAATATGGTAAAGTCTTTTTATTTATTCCTGTTTGAGATAATCTATATTCAACTCCATCGTGACTTTCAAATACAACTACTTCTGGTATGCCAAAATCCTTTAAATCTAGAGGATCAATTCCATTATCTTCATTATATAATGGCGAATTTGGTAAATGCAAAATATTTGCCGTCATTATTAATTCCTTATCAGCCTTAAGTTTATTAAAAATTAATATACACTGTAAGGATATCAGTCTAAAACATTATAATAGCCTTATTTGTAATTTAATACATATTCTATAGAAAGGTTTTTATTTTGGCAAAAAAGATAAAATCAGAATTTGAAGAACTCGAAAAGCTTTTGCAGAAAGGCCTCGATAGGCGCAAAATACGCAAACTTGAGAAAGACGCAACTGATTGGTATCTTGATAAAGTTGGTATTAAACGAAAAGTAGATAAAAAAACAAAAGCAAAACCTATATCACCTACTGATTTTATCAAAGGTAAGCAAGGTATTAAAGCAGACCCTATAGTTGGTCAATTATTTGTTTTTTATTATGATGCAAAACATAAGAAAACTCTCCCCTATTGGGATATGTTTCCAATGACTATGGTTATAGAAATGTATGACGATGGGTTTTTAGGATTAAATATTCACTATTTGCCGCCAGTTCTACGAATGAGATTAATGGGTTTGATAATGGGTACTATGAAGGCTCCTAAATTATCCAGAGAAGCTAAAGCTAAAATAACATATCAAATAATTAAAAGAACAGCGTCTTTTGCTATTGCTAAACCTGCAATCAAAAGATATTTAACAGGACACATAAAAAGTCGAGTAATACGAGTTAAACCAACTGAATGGCAAAATGCTGCGCTTTTACCGATTGACATGTTCCAAAAAGCCGACCGTAAGAAAGTATGGGCTGACACGATTAAAGCATTACGCGAAAGTAAATAAATGGACACAGATACCCTATTTTCAAATGTAACTTCATTATCTGGTGGTTTCTTTCGACCAAACAGATTTATGATGAATATTGTGCCGCCTCAGCCACTCGCTGGTGCGCGTACTGATTTATTACGTGTATCACTAAACTGTAACGCAACTGGAATTCCTGGCCGCACCATTGCAACTCGTGATGTAGCATTAGGTGGTTCGATGACACGAAAAATTCCACATTCTGGCTTAATGAATGAATTGACAACAACTTTTTATATGTCAAAAGATTTTTCTGAAAAACATCTTTTTGAGGCGTGGATAGATTTAATATATCGGGCATCAGATGGAATATTAGGTTGGTATAGTGATTACATATCTGATATGCAATTAGATTTACTTAATGACGATATTACGACGCAGGCATACGTATTTAGAGAAGCATATCCTTTGTCAGTTGCCGAAGTTCCTTTATCATATGATGCTGTTAATCAATCAGGAATGCTAAGTGTTACATGGGCGTATAGAGAATGGGAGACAGTATAATGCAAGATGATGATATTTTTAAAGAGCTAAAAGAGGGTAAATCTAATACATTACCTGCAGCTGAAAAGAAAACAGAAATTGAAGAATTTGATTCAGGTGAAAAATTAATAGACGACCCTGAAATAAGAGAAGCTGCCGATTTAGTTAAAAAGAGTATGCGAATAGGCGTAGGTGCTTTAGAGGGGGCATCAATATTAGCAGATAGTACAGATGACCCTGCTGCTTATAGAGTGATAGCAAGTATTATGGCTGCGGTTAATGATTCCGCTGTTACAATGGCCAAATTAAAAGGCGGTGATAAAGAAACACCTAAAAAGAAGACAGGCGAAGAAGCTATTAACGACCCTTCGCCTGTCACCATTGTTTTTGAGGGTAATCCCAAAGAAATACAAAAGAAGTTTACCGACATAGACAATGAAAAATAAAAAGCTGCCCGCTAAACATTGGAGAACTAAAGCGAGCAGCTAGGGTTGTGACTATAAAGGAGTACCAAAATAGTCACGTTTGTCCGGCGACATGAAAAGGAACCGGACAAATTAGTTTATCGTACAGGAGCACCTACAGTTTTACCGATAGCAATACTGTTATCGTATGTTTTCTCTGCACGATTAGCCTGAGATTCAAGCGTTTCATTCACTTCACCAATACGTTGAGCGAGAGCGCCGGCAGTACTTGATAGGTGTTGAACATTTGAGCTGACTTGTTCAGAAGCATGCATAATTGCACTCGTATCGCCCGTTGAATTGTTGACCAATTTCGAGAATACTTGTCCAAATTCTTCTTCGATGCTGATTTCGTCTTTGTCAGCGTTAAGAAGTGCAAGGTGACCCTCCATACCATGAGCACAAGTAATCAAATCGCTTGTCTCAATTTTATCACGACCATACATCAATGCTGTACGTTTTGCTCGCTCAACAACTTCACGAATTGTTGCTGGAATTTCACCTGCAAGAATTTCGCTAACTTCGTCAAGTTCGGCTTTCGGGTCAAGCATTTCACGACCATACAAAGTAATAAGACGTTGTGCAGCTTCTTTTTCAGGTGGTTTGATAGAAATAACGCTATCAAGACGTCCTGGGCGCAACATAGCTTTGTCGATTTTTTCAACATAGTTTGTTGTCATCACGGTGATAACTTGACTTGATTTTGTGAGAACGCCATCAATTGTGTTAAGAATATCATTACCTGTTTGGTCACGAATTTCAACAACACGGTCAATATCTTCCGCAAACACAACTGCAGGTTGATAACGCTGAGCAAATTCAAGAGCAGTTTTCAAACCACGCACATCATCAAGAAGAATGTATGTCCAACCATTGTCAACACAAACTTTTGAAGTAACGTGAGCTGACATTGTTTTACCAGTACCATATTTGCCTTCAAGAAGAACACCAATATTCAAAGGAATTTGGTTTTTGAGACACGCTTCTGTGTGCATGATTGGCGCCCACAAAGATGCTTCAACTTGTGACAATTCATTTGGATTCAAAATCAAATCATCTTGTTTGATTTGGTCTGTTTCCAAAAATAGAGGCGGACGGTCAAGCTCAAGTTCGCCAGAACGGTCGACAAGAAGGCGAATTGATTTACCCTTATAGATTGAACGTTCTGCCAGAATTTCACGCGTTTTGACGGCCAAATCGCGAAGGAAACCTTGTTCTTTTTTGCGAACTTTGCCTGTAACAACAAGCATAGGCATGCCGTCTTCGTTACGAGTTTTATGCATTGAAATAGGCTTTTCAATGTTAGGCAATGTAAAATCACCAAATGGCACAATAATTGCTTCGTGGTCTTTTGGTCCTGTTTTGATTGTTACCAAATCAGGAGCTTGAGGGCCGAAGAAAGTCATACGGGGTGTTGGTGATGTAATACCATACATTTCAACCATTGCTTTGTTGAATGCGACCATAGCATCTTCAGGATAGCCTTCAAAATCTTCGCGAATATCCATAATGGTATTTTCGTCGTCGATTTTTCTTTGAATTGCTTCAATGGCTTTCACATATGGCATTTTGCTTGGTTGAGCCGGCAAAGTAATTTTCTGGCCAGTGTGCTCAATTTCGGTGTCGATGTTATCCCACTTCGACGGTTTGGCTTTTTCTTTAGTACCCATGTACTAGTACTCCTTTAAGTTTCTTTTAAATCGAATTATTCGATAAAATGAAAGTATCATATAGTATATTTTAGTGAAAGTGCTTTATGTCTTTTTTTGTTATTTTTTTCTAAAAAATTAGTTTAGACTGTTTACATTCTATAAGTAAAAATCAAATAATAAAAAAAGGCCGCATAAAGCGGCCTTTTTCGTATGCGTTTTTTTATAATTTTGCTCTATCACGAACATCGTCAAACGAGTTTTTTCTGAAATAAACCAGCTTTTTCGATACTTCATAAACTTTATTAAACAAATTTACAAACTCATCATTGATAGTTGATTTATTAACGGTTATCATTTCACCATCTTTTTCTGTAACAGCTAATAATCCTCCTTTACTACGTTTAGTTGGGTCAGTTTTTGGATTTTTGACAACATCTCTCCATTCGCCGTTAACGCAGATAGCTGATGCTTTCATAGCAAATCTTTGAGTATCTCTGGTAACGCTTTGAAGTAAACCGCCGCCCATTCCAACTACAACATTTTCCGCAGAAATGTTGTTTTCCATTAAATATTGAAATAGCATTTGAATTGTGTTTATATTCATACCATCGCCTTGAAGAACACGAATATGAGGCGGTAATACTCTATAACCTTTTTCATTTGTTTCTGCACCAAAAATATCCATCAGTTTTTCAATAGTTGTTTTTACAACATCCAATGGCTCTCCAGAGTCTGGGCGAATTACAAGTCGACTTCCACTTTCCGCTAATGCTTCGACTTTTTCATATAAATCACCACCGAATATATTTTCGATTGCATTATATAAATCATAAGAATCAGACACAATACTAATAATGCCTGGAGCAAAAGTATCAATCATATTCTCATATGCTTCTTTTTCTGAGTCTTCGCCCCAACTTGTAATGGTACTGTGTTCTGCGGCAGGAACTGAAAAACCGGCTGCTCCATCCATGAATTCATAAAAACGTCTAACTGCAACTTCACCTGCAACCGTATCAGTTCCCATAAAATTAACAAGATGCGCGGCGCCACCTAATTCTGAAGCTTCACGACTTGTAGCACCGCGAGCTCCAAAATCATGAAGTGCAAATGGTAAAACATCGTCACAATTATCAGATGTAACTCTTAAATAATTATGAATGATACTTTTACAAGCTCTTGATAAACTTGCTACAGTTGACCCATACCAAACAGCTCTTAACATTGCAGTTTCTAACCATCCTACAAGCCATGGAAAACGAGAATCCGTATTAGTTATTTGAACAAGAGGAATTCCTGGTCGTGTAACAGTACCTTCATCTAACGCTTCAATTTTAATCGGTAAATATCCATTGTAATCATTTAGAATATCTTCCCAACCTTTACGAGGAAAATTAGCAAGACCCATTTGATTAAATGTTTCTTCTGCCTGGTCAATCATATCTTGTGTCAATAAAGGAAGATTGCACAACCAATACTGTAATCCAAAAAATACATTTTGTTCAAATTTCGCCCCAACGCGAGGTTCAATATATGAACTAATGTATTCAGTTCCTGGAGGATATTGCTGAAAGTGTGAACCTTTGTAAAAATCTGTGTCTTCAATTAAATTATATGTCATGTTATTTTCCTACTGTAATGTCGTTTTCGAAGGCCGAGAGATGTAATTTTGCTTTTTTCTCAGGACCTAAATTTTTGATGTACTCAATGGCTTCTTTAAATCGGATATGCCACATTTCAGAATCTCCGTGGTGACAATATCCCTGAGCATTTTTTCGCCAATAACCATGCTCAGTTTCAATATTGACTAATGGATTAATATAATGCCATTTCGCCGTTCTTGATGATCTAGTAGTCGGGTATTTTCTCAAATACGCCATTGTTATAAATCGATTGCTTATTGTTTTAGCCACGAATTCCTCCATTAATTAACTCTGCCGTGGAGCCTTCGATAATTTTATATTCATATTCAGTATTTGCCATTACACGATTCCTTTATTAGTTTTTGAATAATTAAAGCGTGGTCAGCAAACATCATATGTTGATTTGCCAATACTCTATCTTCGGGAATCCATGTAGCAGAACGAGCGTCGTCAGCGCCTTTAACTGTCCACAATTTTTCAGTAGGAGGTAAATCAAATAAATGAGCGTGTGTGACCATTCTACCTCTAGCATCACGATGCGGGTCATCAAATACTTCAACTTTTTTCAAATATCGTTTTAATAATCCTGGAGGAAGAGAGCCGCGTTCATCGTGAATTTCTGTTTCTTCACCTAATTCACGAATTGCTCCATTAATAATAGATTCGCTTTCTTCCAAATATCCACCTGGAATTGCAAGTAAACCACGGCCCGGACTTTTGTCTCTGCGAATTAAAAGTAAATGTCCAGACTGACGCACTAACGCATCAACTGCAATAAACATTGGAGGAAAAGGTGAATTTTTCCATAATTCTTTATACTCATTAATGATTTCAAATTCTTCTTTGACAGACTTAAATTCAGAAGTGTCTTTATACGCCATTAACATATCGCTGACTTCTGTAGGCATAACTCCGTGGTCAATAGTTCCATACTCAAAAAACTTTTTGCGTATTGGCGTGGCAGACAGACCAGGATAATTTAAATCTAAATTCATTGGCTGATAATCAGGAAATAGTTTTAAGTAAAAACTACTTTCATCTTTTGAAAAACCAATTATTTTAATGCATGAATGTTGAAATCTGTCTCGTTGAAATTCAACATTTTCTCTGACAGAACGTACCCAATCGTTATCATCTTCAAAATCATTAATAGGAATAATTGTTACGCGTTCTAAAACGCCATTTCCTAAAGTAGATATTGCCGCACTAAGCATTGCATATCTAAAAGCGTATGGAAAAGATGTTCGGGTATTAATAGACATATTGCTTGAACCAATGCATATTAACAGATTATCAACCTGTTCTAATGCCTGTTCTATTGCATCTAAATGTCCAAAATGTACGGGGGAGAAACGACCTATGTATAGACCTAGTGACTTATTTGTCATAATTCGTAACCTCTACGAAAATTTATAATAAGAACGCCTCTTATTATTTCATGATTATATACTAACACAAAAATGTCAGTCATAAAAGTTTTGTGATGTTCGGGGAGTCAGTTTCATGGAGGGGGAGGCTACCCCGAACATCACAAGAGTGTGAATACTCAAACACACTCGGATATTTGCTGAAATCGGGAGGAGGATGAAATCAGCAAATATTATTTAATGGATTACATATCCATATATGTTTGAAGTTCAAGACCCAATTGTTTTGCAATTTTTTCAAGAACCTTTGTTTCTTCTGCTGAAATATCATTATCAGCGTCGGCAACATCAATTGCGCAAAGCAAAATAACTTCAGCAGCACCAGATTTACCAGCAGATTCTTCGATTTCCACATACAAACCCATACGACCTGAACGACCACCGTTTGCGCGTTTGAACATTGCATCAGATGTTTTTTCAATTTCAGAAGCACTGAACGCGCCGGAAAGATTTGGATTGTTTTGGATTGTTTTGATAGTTTCCATAACTTCATCATCAGAAATATCACCATCAGCAGCGGCTACAAGAGCAGCGGACGCACATACAGCTTCAAGAAAATCTGTGTTACCAGAAAATTTGTTCATTGAGCTTTTTAGCATTTCTTGGAATTTCAAGAGCATTTTTATATCCTTCGTTAAATACAAATACAACATTATTGTTGTTGAAAATTACAATATATTAATACGAAAATTTATAACAATACTATTAATCTTTTTTGACAATTAATAATCCATTAACCAATTAGTGGTAATATTAATATATCAAAAACGGAGAATATTATGACTAGAATTGAATTGACTACTTGGGGTTTTATATGGGTACTGCTTCCATTAATATGGGCGTATTTTGGATAATGTGCCAATTTTTGTTCAGAAGAATGGCTTAAACATTCCTACTACAGAAATAGCAAATAAATCTTGTTCGCATTACGTGGTTTTAGCTTCAATGAAAGCTAATGGATATGCCGTAACAGACGTAATGTTTGACTATAAATTAAATTCTTGGTTAGTAAAGTAAGAAAGGGACCATTAGGTCCCTTTCTTTTTTAAACATTAATCATCTGGTCGACAGGAATTTGTCCTGCTTTAATTTGTATAAGCCGTCTTGCTTTTTCCCGGAGATTTTTAAGAGGTCTAAACACTGGAGGCACAAACGGTCTATTATTTTCTTGCCTATATTTATTGCGTCGCTGTATCATTTTTAATTTGTGAAGCTCTTTTGAAATTTTCATAAGTTTTCCTTTTAATATTCCATAACATATTTTTTAGCATCTTCTTTAGTCATATATTCACCTGACCAATCATTATAAATTGTTCCATCGATGTTATCGATTAAATCGCACAATATCTGTTTTTGCTCATTCGTGTCCGTTTGAGACATTGCATCAATAGTCATTCCAGCATCAGCATATTTTTGAAGAATTTCCATACTAGAGTTTTTTTAAGAGACCAACCTTTTAGAGTTCCCCATTTTAATGTAATAGTTTCAGTTTCTTGATTCATCTGTTTTTTGCCTTTTATTATCTAAATGAGACGGCCATATTTTAGTTGCAGAACCACTACCCCAACATTTGTTACACACATCCGTAGTTAGAGTTTGGCCACCTATACCAGCTCTAAAAGTTGAAGTATTTCCGTATAATATGTAACCTGAACCATGACACAATAAACAACAGTCATCTTCATCTACTAAATGATGACGAGCCGTTTTATCATATGTATGACGATGTTTTCGCTCGGATTCAAATTTTTCTTTATAATCAATCATCACAAATTCTTGTAAACAGTGAATAAAACTACAATGACTATTAAAATATTTATTATAATATCTTGAATAGGCATATCAATACAACTTTAAATTACCTGTTATTTTATCAATAACATCTGATTCTTCTGGTCCTAATGCCATACATGTAACCGTAGGAACTCCATTAAATTCTGTTTTTCCTGCGTCGGTTATCAAAGCGGCCATTACATTCTGTGACAATGCTTCTGTATGAAGTTCTAACAATTCTTCCAAAGAATCAACTCTAACACAAACTTTCGCAAATGCCATACTAAGCCATTTTTTCATACGAGGGTCGTCTATATTTTCTAATAAGACTTTATTACTCGCATGACATGCTTGCGCTATTTCTTTTCCTCTGCGCATTTTTAGGTCTTTTCGCACAACTATAATTTGTTTCATCTTAGCATACCTAAACAGAATGCTATTACAAAACAAATTGCCATTATTTCTAAATCAGAGTATTGCATTATGATAAAACCTTATTTTTGTGTAATTGAATTTCATTTTCGCGTTTAATTCTTTCCGCGTGATTTATACATGGAGTAATATTAAACCAGTGACCATTTTCACATACAATATTTGTAGAAATACCTCCAGTTGGGCCTTCATAAAAAGTAGTTTGTTTATTACAATCAGGACATTCGCCTCTTGTTATGTCATCAAATATAGTATTTTCTTCTGAAGATTCACCTTTAATATAACGAGATTTTCCATCTTTAAACCAAAACAGATATAATATAAACGCAGCAGCAAAAACTGCATAATGAAAAATATCATATATTTGCATTAGCTCAGAAGTTGTCATTTCTATTTTCCCATTAATATTAAAAATGATGTGGTAAAAAATATTACCATTATTATGCCCCAAAAAAATTCCACTTTATAAAAATCGCCGTTCTTTCTTTTTGTTATTAACAAAACAACCTGGATATTCAGCAGGATTAATATAATCAAATTCTGCCGCTATTCTCAGTTTGAAAAGTGAAAAATGAAATCCGTCTTTAATAGTTGATTTCAATTTACCATTCAATGTATTAACGTGTCCTATTGAAAACAAATTAAAAAATGTCATACATTTAAAAATTTCATATCCATAACTAGAACTATCAACCCACACAAATCGAAGACCTAAAGATTTCCAATGACCACCGGTTTTTCCATAAAATCCAGAAGCAAATATAGATTTCCATGCATAACCGTCTGATTTTTGTGTAATAATCATTTTTGATTATCCTTTTTTGCAGCTATCCATCCTACGCGAAAAGCATCAGCTAATTGACTTGGCATATCAGTAGCAAAACCATGTTTTTTTAAGGCTGCCTTTATTTCGACAGTATTAAATTCTTCATTATTATGCAAACTCATAATTTTATTTTCCGTTATTCAACAATAATATAATATTACAAAAAATTAATCAAAAACAACTATTTTAATCTATACCATTCAGGCATACGATTATTACTCCATTTCATTTTCATTTTATCTTGTTTACTAATATAAAATGATTTATACGCTTCAATAGGACAATTTTGTTTATATTCATCTGGCATACACATTGGCATTACAGGAAGATTATCATCTTGATTAATATTAATCGGAACATTTGAAAGATAAGGACGTAAAATTAAAGAACCATGAACATTGCCAGTTTTTGTAGTGTAAATTCTATTCATTTCTTCCCAATGAGTTAATAACCATTTATAAGCAGCATTATTAGTTCTGGCCCATATTGTAGAAGGATGATTTATATGCGTTGTCATATAAATGTTTAACGACACTAATTTTTTAGAATTTTTAATCTGAACACGCTCATCAAAAGAAGTTAATATTTTGATGCTTTTTTTCTTGATATATTCTGAACTTGTATCGTTATAATTTCGCCGAACTATTGAAACGCCATTTATATTTTCGCCGTCCAATGTTCTATGAGCCGTTGATAACATTTGAGCAGTTTCACGTATCATAGCAACGATATGAATATCAGATAAATTATTAGCAGCTTGAATAGGACATTTGTCAGTAAAAAATATATTCATGTTATGAATTATAAGTTACGCTATTAATTATAATTTGTCCATCATTATATTTTATAATGAGTTCGCCATTATCTAAATCATCACTTAATCGATAATCTTCAATATTTTTTAATTTTACCATTTCATCAAGACGAAGTTTAAGATTTTCTCGTGATGATTTTGCTTCAATATTTGTATTACCATTAATTAATACATGATTATCTTTCCAGTCTTGAAAACTGCCGGCATAATCATCTTTTTTGTCGTCTTTAGAACTATACAAATGTTCAAGTGCTAATCCTATTCCAACTAAACCCATTCCAAATAAAAAACGGCCAAACATGTGATTTCCTCTCTATAATATTTATTTTATTATAAACAAAAAATCATATATCTAAAACATTTTTATTTCATATAAAAAAGCCCGCACTAAGCGGGCTAAATTATTGTATTTTTTGAAGAGGTATATTATTGGGTTGTGAATTAAAAGGTTTTCGCGTTCGAGGAAAAAATTCTAATAATTCATCAACGTCTTTACGAAGCTGGTCGATACGAGTGTCTCGCGTAATACGTTCAGCTTGCAAACCAAGTAATGGGCCAATAATTGGAGTTATAAAAGGGGACATAATAACCAATGCTAAAATCACCACATTAATAAGACCAGATATTTCACCTAGTCTTTTCATGATAGATTGTTTTCCTTCAGCTTCTAACTGAACAATGGTTTTATTTTCTACACTGTCATTATTTTTCAATATAATCTCCTGCGTTAAACGGCGGAAATTCTAAAACTATATTTCCATCTTCGCATTCAAATTCTGCTTCAAATTGTAAAGTCACATCACGCGGATAAAATCCTGTTAAGTCAATTTTAATAGGTATTAATCTAATATAACCTTTTTTAATTGGTTCTTTTATAACATATTTATCATCTAACATTTCTTTAAAATTTAATCGTCTTTGATATAAACCTAAATTTTCTGTATACTGCATACCTTTTAATTTAGTTGGAGGTATTAATAAACAAGTATGATATTCATTTCGTTTAAATTCTGTATAAGCAATAACATAATTTAAACCTCTATCTACAATCACTGTTTTATAGTCATCGTATAAATCAAAATATTTTACGTTTTTATCTATTTTAATCGGATTAATAACTGTAAATTCAGTATCAGGTAAATTAGATTTAACAATACCTTCTTCGCACTCATGATATATGTCGCCAATAAATGTTGACAACCCATTTGGAGCGTTTTTAATTTCCATAATAACATGTACGGTTTCTGTATTATTTGTGTATGTATCATCATAGCTAAGAGTTGGCGCAGATATTTTATACAGTTTATTATCAATATCGATAACTCGAGGAGTCCATTGTGTTGATCTGCCACAATCGTTTCTTAATTTTGTATACGTAATATGTGCGTAATACAGATAGTCATCAAGCATTTTCTCAATTGTAACACCTTTAACTTCTAATACGGGTCCGCAATCTTTATATCGCGAATACGTAGTATTAGGAACCATAACAAGAGTTCCACATTTAGCAACTTCGTATAATGCATTTAATCTTTCTTCATTAGAAGAACGAAAGCCTACTAGTTCAAGTGCAATAATATGAAATCCAAAGAACGTAAGTAAAGCTACCGCTGCAGGTATAGCGGCAAAAACTATGCGTATTTTTCCAGGCCTTTTTAAAAGACGAAACCAGTCTAACATTTTAGCCCCCTATAGTAATTATAACATACATGGCAGAAACTATTGCAATAGTTTCTAAAGAATAATCCTTTAATATCCTTTCTATATATCTAATTTGTTGATTTAAATTATACTTATATTCATTCATAACTAGGCCGTTCAGCTATGAAATGTATAAGTTCGGGGCTATTTTTAGTTAAACGTTGTGGTCCATTGAGGTAAGATTTTTTGCCAAATAAAGATACGCCTAAACGCATGAATTTAGCTTCCCATCGTTTAACATTATTTTCTCTTAATAAATGATAAAAAATTGCATCAGCTGTTGCTCTAGATGTTATATTTGTTTGATATAAAAAATCATGTATAAATGCGGGACCCATGATTTTAGGATCGTCAGAGTTAATATACCATCTTAAATATTTTGGAATAGATGCGTAATCTGTTACAAATCCCGCCGGAACTTCAATGATGTACGGTTTAGGCCCTGAAATAACTATTATTTCTTTAGGTATAACTAATTTGTGATAACCATCACCTAAATCTTGTGTAATAGGATTAAAGTTCATTTACGCCACCGCGTAAAAATCATCTAGTGCCTTTTTCCATTGCTTTGATATTCGATAATAACCTTTATCGTCACCAGTAGCTACATAATAATTTGATTCTCCAGAACCATTACAGCTATAACAACCGCTTTCTTCATATTCACCGGTTTCTTCATCCTCATAACCGTCTACGCCTGAGCCGCCGCAATCTTCACAATCTTCAACATATACATCCATGCTTGCCATATTTTTTAATACAGATTTCGCGATAGAACCAATTTCTTTAGAATGCTTTTTGACTAATTCCATTAAATAATGATGCATTTCTAAGTCATCACCGTGATTACCAAATGCACCTGACGAATAACCGCTTGCATATCCATTATCAAAGTACTGAGCGTACCCACCATTTTCGACTTGATAGTTATGGAAACCTGCTAGTACTGCAAGCACATATTTATCATCATATTTTTTAGCTATTGATTTAGCCTGACGAACATCGGCGGATTTTAATTTATCAAACATGACAGACATAGTTGCTTGCCACGGACCTTCTTTTCTGTAATCACGATGAGTTTTTATTTTTTTAGTAATGTCTTTAGATTCAACAATACTATAATCTAGTTTTACCGATTCTATTAAATTTTTCATGATTACGCCTTTGTTAAATGTCAACAAAATTATATATCATTACGGACTTCTCCCCAATCGCGCTGAGAATCAATACGCTCGTACAATGTTGTATCTTTTAATATAGGAGACTGTCCAACATTCCAAAAATAAGCATTATCACTAGCATATTTTGTAATATATCGCCATGCTTTTGCATCATAATTATTAACAGTGGGAAAATCAGGTAAATGTTCAGATGCTTCACTTCGATTAAAATCAAACGGATGAGACTCAACATTAGCTATACCAAGTTCACCCGCTTTCATATTTCGTGCTACAGCAACCGCGTGAAAGCGCGCGTGAGGCGCAGCAATTTGTAATGCACGTGTTAATACACCTGTTGAAACAACCGACCATACCTCTTCTGGATTGGCTTTGTCAAATATTTTACTTGCGGTATATACTGCTCCTGCTGTTACAAGAGGATGTTTCAAACCGAGAGGAATAAAAAAAGCATCATTAGCATCAGCCCATTCTTTAGCCAATTTGTTTAAATTAGGCATTGCCGCAATACGATGAAAAACAGGAATTGCTCCTCTTTCAATACAAACAGCCTGATGGTCAGAAATTGTTTTAGATGATGGCATGAATAATACAACACGTTTATTGAATTTTTCAGCTAAATCTAATATTGAAACTCCTGCTAATCCTTTACGTGGCTGAACATATACAACAGTATCTTGTTCAATACTTCTAAATAACCATTGCCCAAAACGAGTTTTACTACCGGCAAGATTGTGGTCAGAAATTACATTAATTTGGCGATTATCTATCATAGTAGGAATAATTTCACTTGGAGGAAATATGTCATCCGCTCCAAATTCTTCAATCATTTTAATGTATGACTCTTTAGTCATACCATTTAAATCCATATTGATTCCATCTATGACATGATTATTGTGAGCCATTATGTTTTTTCCAGTTCTTTTTCTTTTTCATCAGAAGTATCGTCATCAGAACTTATATCAATATTTTTATCGCCCGATAATATTGCGTGTATTGATTTCATTCCTTCTGGAATTTTTTGAATAGGTTTAAAGCACATAGGTGAATACATACGGCCTGTATCTTCTGCAACAACAACTCCCAGGTTACCAATCATTCTATCAGAACGTCGATCTCCAATAAATGATGATATAGTACAAATATCACCATAATTTAAAGGAACTTCATTTATACCAGGTCCAGAAAAACAAAATATAACCTTATCACCAACATTTGCAGTTTTAATCCATGACATACATTTTTCCTTAGTTTAAAAGCTACCGCCATTACAGCGGTAGCAATTATTATTATATTACTTATATGATAGTTTGCGGCTTAAGTAATACAATAATATCAATTATTCGAAAACAATTGGCGCTTCTTTAGCTTTCGCAATTGACGAAAATTCAAAGATTTGGTAAATTACCGGCTCTTCTTTTTTAAGTCCTTCGCGAATGCGTTCAGTTACGATATTTTTCGCTGCGTCAAGAGATTCAAAACGCTCCATATCACCTGTTGGTTCGTAATGGAATTTTTTACCAGCATCGGTAACAACCTTTTTTACAGGTACGATAACAGCTGGTTGGTTTTTATCAGCCATATGAATAAGCTCCTTTTCATTCGGTTTCAAAAACTATAGTCGGTTCTGGTAATTTCGCCACCGCAGTGTACGGAAATATACCGTATTTAATGTCGATGCCCATCCGACTAGCTTTACGGACTTCTTCATTATAATATTCTTCGGCCAAAAGTTGTGTAGTAAATATTTGGACCGCAGAATTATTATCTTTAGGTTTTCCAGTTTCAATGTCTATTTCAGCAACAATAACTGGAAAATTTTCTTTTTTGACTTTTGCTCTATTATGAGAAACATTGAAATTGATGTATGAACGATTTTTCACAACTTCTTTTGTTATTTCATTTTTTGCGTCAATAGTACAATTTGAGGTTAAAACTTGTCCCCATTCTTTATAAACTATAGTGTGTTTGTATTTAAAATTTTGAATTAAAAATTCATCACCTATATTTTGCTTTATTAATGATTTCGTCGATACAACATTATTTCCAACAACCGGTAAATGATATTTGCCAGTTTGAATATCTTGTTCAGATATTAATTCATATTTTTCAGGGTCAGTAAATTCAACATAATAATTAGAATTATAATAAGACTTATCAATTTTAATAACACATTTATTTTTTACGTTTTCAGTTAAAACTATAGTATTTGCTTTAACAGTGAAACTATTATATAAATTATTGCATCTTATAGTACAATTTTTATCTGATTTAGTATCACCAGATCGGAATTTTATATCTTCTTTAATTAATATAAATTTATTTTTCATCATTCATCTCCAAATTCAATTTCCACTGGCGCGGATAATGCAAATTTTTCAAACGGAAACATAGCAAACATAACTTCTTGATTTTTACGTTTTGCTTTATTAATTTCATTTTTGCAATAATGTTTAGCTGATATTTGGTCAGGAAAATATTCTATAACAGCATTAGTTAACATCGGAATACCATCGTCATCAAGACCCATTATTTCCATAACAAACGCTGGACCTTTTGGCGTGAATTTTTTATTAGAAATTAGTCTAAAATTAGATGCTGATAAATTTTCAATTTTTGTTCCATTTTGTTTTTCAACACATATATTATCAGTAAATTGTCCTACATAATAACCATCACTATGCGCATCAACTATTGATTGTGTTATAGAAGTAATTACTACTTCTTCATTAGCGTCTATTTTGGTATATTGTTTTTTAGGAGACACAACATCACCAACACTTAATATATTATATTTTGAATATTCTTCTTCAGTAATTATTCGCAAATTAGATAATTCATTAATGTCAATATTACTACCACAAACAATAAATGAACCTGTTTGTGTTTTTCTTACTCTTAAAATAGAACCTTTTTTTATAGTAGAAAAATATGAAATATTTATACGTGTATTTTTATCGCATATTGCAATAAATTTTTCGCCTTCTTTAATATCCTCAATATTAATTGACATAATACATTACCTTTTCAAATATATGTTTAATATAATAACATATATTTAATCGGTTGTATTATTTTTTTGTCTGTTTAGATTTAAAGTATTCCTGTATTTCTTTGTTTGTTGAGTAGTTAAGATGAAAAGATGCGTCAACTGGCGGAATTTCAGTAAATTCAGATTTTTTAATAGGATTTTTTCTATCAAAATGAGTACACATCTTTAACCAATTATCCCATTGAATAAATGACAATTCAATATCAATATCAAATCTACCTTTTCGAATAAGAGCAGGGTCAAGCGATTCTTTATGATTAGTTGTTGCAATAACAATCATGCCATCGGGAGTTGTTAAGCCGTCAAGAAAATTAAGGACCTTTGATAAATTTGGAGCACCAAAATTTTTAAGATTTTTTGCGACTTTATCATCAGTGTTATTATTATCTCGATTAACTGTTATTCCTGCAACGTCTATATCTTCCATAACAAACAGTGGATTTTCATTAACTGATGAAAATATATTACCACTTGATTCGTTAAGCGCAGCCGAGTCCATTAAATGTATCGACAGATTAAATTCTGATGCAATTGCGTGAATAAAACTAGTTTTTCCTGTACCAGGTTTTCCTGACAATAAGATGCCGAAATGATATGGTATACCTTTTCTTTTATAATGTTCTTTTGAATCAATAAATCGGCGAAGAGCACTAACGACATAATCTTTATCATTATCATTTATAAAGATAGTATTTAAAGGCCGTTTTTCTTTTTTACATGCCGTATAAAAATATCCATCGGAATAAGTTTGAATTTTTATTTTGTCGTTCTTATTTTTATCTTTAACAAATTCATTAATATTGAAATTAATACTTGTTGGAATCCAATTACCACGGCCTAAAACATTAATAGTCATTTGTTCTTTAAATTTAGCAGTAGCATTGCTTTCTTCTTTTTCACGTGTTACCGTACAGGGGACGTAGTAGTTAAATCCAAAAATAGAACGCTGTTTTAAAAAACCATAATGGGTTCCATAACCCACAGTGCTTTTGTAATCACCAGAGTATTCATGGGACATATGAAATTTTCGTTGAATTTTAGTCCATACTACTTCATTTAGAAAATATTCTGATACAGCATAATATTTTTCATTATCAGAATTAAATGTGATTTGGGTAGTTACTATACGAATAAAAAAATGATAAATTCTAGATGGTATTTCCCGACACATGTATAATAAAGTGGCTAATAAACCAGACCCTACCATGCCAATCAAAAATTCATTATCATTTATTTGTGCGGATAACCATTGTTCTCCATTAAGCCATAATGTATTATACAATTCTTCAAACATAAATTCACCCTTAATATTGCATAAACACTTTTAAACACTAATTAAAGCGTCTAAAAGTGTGGCGCTATTAAGAGCTTATTCAGTATTTTCTTTTTCTGGATTTTCGTCTTCTGATGATTCTTCATCGGTAATTAAGTCTTTAACAAAATTAAATGAATCATTAGCTTTGTTTTTTACGAAACCCGTTCCTTCTTTTACTCCATCGGTAAAAGCAGTCGCGCCATCTTCAACTGTTTCGACAACTGCAGTTCCAGCATTTCCAAAAAAATTAAAAAATTGATATGTTTTCCAAATACCAAATGTCAATAATAGACAAATAAATATTACAGATAAACTCTTTAAAATAGATGCCATTGATTTCATTATACATTCTCCATTTCTTCATTCAATATTGTAACAATTTTATTATATGCAACATGCGCAATTTTAATGGAAATATGGTCTTCATCAATTTCAGGAGAAGTCTTTCCCAAAGAATTTGCAACTTCCATTGGAAGATTTGTTTTAGCACTTTGATGAGTAGCGACCATAGCATCACTTAATTTTGCAGTATGAACAGAAAATTTATCTTCAACATTATATTCAAAAATAGCATATACGCTATCGTCTTCATAATCGTATTCTTTAATAAAATTTGGCTGATTTTTTAAATATTCAATTTGTTCTTCATAATCTTCTCGATTACCACCACCCATTTTTGTTAATATGATAATAGTTTTACCATCATCAGATAACCAGGCGTTTCTAAATCTCCCAATTTTATCAACATCTAACTTAGTTATTCCTAAACAAATATCAGCAAAAGAATTAAAACCACCAATAGCCATATTATATAATGAAGACATTTTTATTTTCCATTTAATTTATATTATAACTATAGTAATTAATTGCAAATATTTATTACAATATAATGAATCTTTACTTAACTAAATTGGCATGATGGAAGTCCAATTTTGTTTCCTATCCAATATGACCAATTATTTTTTAATGCATTTTTATGAATTTTTAATCTTCTGTCGTGCCATCTACCCCAGGCGTCATATTCATTTTTAATAGAATCTATATTGTCTTGGATAATTTTTGGACGCGGAATATTAAATTGTTTCCTCATGTTTAATGATTCTTCCATATCTCTTTCATAAGAACCGGTAACATAAAACATAGGAATTAAACCTGGTATAGAATCTTCCATACTCTGTATAACTTCAAGAACATATTCGTTTCCTACTTTAGAATAATCATCTTGTATTTTCGAAGCTTTGATTATATCGACAGCTGTCATAAGTGACCATCTATGAATACTACCAATTGATATTTCGTCTTGAGATTTACCTTTTTCACTATTTTCATGGTCTAAAATAGATTTTTCAACAGCCTGAATAGCTTCATCAATAGTTATAGGATATTTGTCAAGATTTCTCATCTGTTTTATTGCCTTTAAATAACCACCATAATTGCGTTTTTACAAATTCTGGAAATCCTAGCATTGATAAAAATATTAATCCACTTAAATAAAATGAAGGCCAGTCCATAAAATTTGTTCCTAAATAAAATGTAGCGGTTAACTACAGACGATCTTAATGGGTATTGGCGCGACTCTCAACACGAACACGCCGCAGGGTTTCTGGTTAACCGCTCTTTAATGTTGAATACTACAAACCCTTTTTCATCAACAAAATATTATGCGAGAGCTGCTGATTTCCATTCTTCAAATTTTTGAGAAACATCACGGCTATCTCCAGAAGAATATTTTTTCACCATGTTATGAATAGCATTCCAGTCTGGTTGCGTACGAGTTTTTTCGTTTTCCATGACTCTATAATCGTGGCCTCTTAAATAACCATATGCTAGATGAGTCGAACGAGCAGCTTTACGAACAATATTTGTTCTATGTTCTGCCATAGAATTTGCGCGTCGTGTTATACCTTTGGTTAATTCAACCAGATTATAATCGCGCTCTTGTTCTAAAGCATGAATTTCGTCAATAGTAAGAGTTTCATTTTCTTCTATTAATCGTTTTGTTAAACGTTTTACCTTAGATCGAAGTTTTTTAACTTCACTTTGGATAATCTTGCTTTCGGCTGCAAGAGTTTTTGTTTTGATTTTTAATTCAAATGACATTTTCAGCTTCCTTTTTTTGCTGTTTTTAAAATAGAATAGTGTGTTTCTATCCGTCACGGCGGTCCCCGATTAGAGGGAAGTTCAATCTACATTTGACATTTTTGTTTCCTCACAATAATAATAGTATATTGATTATACTATATAACATAACCGTTGGTAATACGTAATAAGTCATTATTTTTAAAAATGACATTTTACGTCTCTTTACCTTTAAATGGTTTGCCTTCTTTTGAATCTATGCGACATTCTTTTTTAGTTAATCGAGAATCCGGTGGCCATACATCATCGGCGACAAATTTTTTCCATTGTTTTTCCATTTCAATTATACGCTGTTCGCAGCTATAAATTGTATCATATGGTCCTCTATTATCGCGAAGTTCTTGACATCCTAATAAAGTCGAACATGTTACTATTACTGCAAAAAACATTATAATTTTCCTATTTTTCTATCATATCTCTCAGAGTTGATATGTGTCTTTCAGCGTCGTGACACAATAATTGTAATTTTTTACGCTCTTGTTTTAATTTACTTACAGCATATATACAATGCTCACCATTCGTACAGACATGGTCGTGATTTTCACCCGCGCCTTCTCTATCACAAGAAATACAATTACAAAGATAGCACCTTTGTGCTTCTCGAAGTCTATCAATTAAATCAGTCATCAATAATACCTAACTAAGAAACGCGGCTGACATAATTATCGAGACAAAAATTACAATAGAATAAAACGCCCAATTATTAGAATATTGTTCATCTTTTTGAATATATTTTTTAATTTCATGATAATACCAAAAAGCATCAGCATCATCTTTTGGTTGAGGAAGACCTGTTAATTTGTAAATTGATTTAGCCATATCATATTCGCCTTTTTGAATTAAATCAATTTCACTCTTTTTATATTTGCGCGGTGGCGGTATAGTTTCTTTACTCATCATCATTTTCCTTTGGTCGCCAACAGGAGAGTTGAACTCCTCGAATTAGGATTGAAAGCCTTTTCTGTACCACTACGTTGACGAAAATTTCATGTGATAATCAACTGCGTCTTGATTATTATAAAATCTTAATGTTGCATTCTCATTTTCATGTCTTGCTTGACATATATCATATTCACCTATTATAGTCTCTAAAAATTCTAATAGTTTATCACTTGGACTGTACCAAATAATTTCTCTATCAGATATAACCGAGTGGCATCTTTCTGGAATTAACTTTATTTCAAATTCATAAACTAAAGTATTAATTACCATACTTTTGAGCCCAATCAGGTAATTCAGAAGGGTCGACACCGGTTTTATTTTTTATTTTTCCAACTAAATGATTATATGTTTCTGTTTTAGATGATATAGGAATATAATTATTCATATATCGAACAAAGTCACAAAATACATCTTCAGTATCTTTTGCGTAACCTCCAGTATCTGCTTGAATTATGTCGCTAGCTGCTTCCATAAATTTTTGTTGATTAGTTCGTGGAGGTTTATTAAAAATTAAACTGATGCAACGTTTTGCATTTGAACCATAATATATTTTAGAATCAGCGGGTACATATTCAGTAAAAAAATCAGATATATCCATGGCTACGGCAGTATAAACAAAAGTAAATCTTTTGAAGCCTCTGTCTATATTCCACTGATTCATAAAATCAACTACTTCTTTAACAGAATGTGTATCACCTTGAATATAATTTGCTAATTTACGACACAAATCAGGAAGGTCATTAAGGAAATAATCAACGCCGCCATTTTTGAAACCGGGTGGTTGATTACCAATAGAAGTAAATAAAGGACCTGAATTATCATCAACATATGCTTTTAAAAATTTTACCATCATAGACATATCACGATGCATGCCAAAATATTGACATAAACTATTACGATATCCATGGTCATTTTCAAACGATGCTCCGGACCCAGTGCACCGATGAAAAATAAAGGCGTATAACCAATCAACCAAATTCCAATTTTCGGTTTGATACAATCCAATTAATTGACGGCGGTCTTCATTTTGTTTAAAGTATTTTGGATTTCTTTCTCGATGCCACAAATCCATAGGCACATTTGAAAAACCAGCGTATTTACGCTCAACAGTGTCATATATATGAATATTTTGCTGCAAATCATCCCCTACGAGTCTGTTTATAAGTTCGCCATTATAATCAGTATCAGAAATATTACAATTATCTTGTAATACTTTTGCACGATTATAGTAGCCGATAAAATGCTCGTAGAGAAATGTTTTTTGAAGTTCCATGGTTAATTAATTGAACTTTCTGTTGGAGCCTCTTCTGGAACCATTCCATATGAATTTTCCAAAATTTTAGAAATATTTTCAGTTAGTGCTTTTTGAAAATCTGGATGAGCTAATAATTCTGCAACTTCTTCTTGAACCATAGTTATCAGGTTAGATGGAGTTAGTCCATCTAATTGTCCTTTTTTGTGTTCAATGCTAAAAATTGTTGCGCTAGCATGCATATAACTTTTTATAAATTCTGCAGCTAAAATCCATCTTGCGCAATCGGTAGAATGTGATGTTTTTTCTGCAGCCGATAATGCAGTATCAACAAGGTCTTTACAAGTTCCGCATCCACAAAATGCATCATCAGGATTATAACTTTCAGATTTCATAGTTTATTCTTTCCATAAGTATTCGGTAGGACTTAAGTGTACAGACCGTGGTTTTTCCATAACATCGAAACGCAAACGTCCTTCTGTATCATAAAAATGACTTGGCCATTCTCTCACTTCAAAGTTATATTTTTTACTGTACTTTATTAATTCATCAATAAACACATTTCGTATTCCATTCCTTACAGCCCAATCTCCATAAAATGGTGTTCCTTTATACCAGCCTGATTTTGGAAGAATTCTACTTTCATCTTCGATAGGAAGAGGTTCTATTATTACCACAGGGTGAGTTCCTGAAAGGTTTAATATTTCAGCTACATAATCAGCAACTAAACTTTTAGTTGCCGCGTGTGGGTCATCTGTGCGAGCCAAATGATGCCGTATGTCGATATTGCCAAAATATGCAATGAGTTTTAATTCTCCTTGTGCAATGTCGTGAATCATATTCGGTGTTAAAAGTTTATCAAAACCAATTCGTGTTGCACCATGAAGAGTTTTAAAATCATTTCTATTAACTAGTGTATTATTATCTTCTTTAGTATAACAACTAGCAGAATGACTATCTCCTAACACTATTGAATTAAAAACATCAAGTTCATCAAGTTTTTCGGCATCAATTATTGTTCTATTTGATAACATAAAATCCATTTTTTCAAAATCTATATTGCTAAATAAATTTTCAAATTCCGGTTTAATTCTAGATTTTATCAATGAGCCGTACATTGGAGACTTCCAATCAAGACTAAATACTAATTTATGATTAGATGTTAAAATTTTATGTAAGTCATGAGCTTTATCGGCAAGTTTCTGAAATGACTTTCCATCTTTAAGAAAATAATTTAATGATTTCATGTCAGTTGGAGATTCATGGCCATGATATAAAAATAAAGCATCGTATTCAACAGGATTATCAGTGCCTTGAATAATGTCAAATGAGCATTTATATAAATGTTCAAGCTTTTGTTTATAATATTCAGCCCACCCTCTACGGTGTGAATGTAGTGATTTCGCTATAGGAGTTATAGGAGAATATATGCCGAATTTTTTATCCATTTAATTGTACCGTATTTGATTTTTGTAATTTATCATTGGCTAATCGCATTTGATTTAAAATTACATTTATTTTTTCTTGAACATTTATACCTTTTAAATAGCTATCACCTGGAAGATTACTTTGCATTAATTGTAGTAAGTCTACTTGAATGTTTGCTAATTGAAGTTGTAAATCAGCTATTTCTCTTTTATATTCATCAATATTCATTATAAAACCTTAATAAGAGCATTAGTTTTTTTATCTCTTATTTCTTGAGTGCCATCTTTTTTACTATGCCAAGTATAACCATTTTCTTGACACCATTTACAAATTTTAGCAATTTTTACATCTGATAATCTAGCCATTATAATTTATCTTTTATTTCAATTATATTTTTGAACTATTCTTTTTGCTCCAAAAATATGAGTAATATTTACCATTCGTAATCACAAGCTTCACATGGATAATCTTGTTTAATTATTCCGTTAGCAACCGGACAATCATCTTCTCCATACTTACATCCATGTTTAGAACAACAATGAGTTTGATGAACCCGATTTTCATTATTTTGAGCATTTTTGCGTTCTTCTTTTTTATGCGATACCCAATCGTAGTATGCTTTTTGACTACCAAATGCTTCTAAAGAAAAATGATTTGACAACATAAAATCAGCATACTGTTCGAGGCATTGCCTATTTTGGAAATCGGCTCTTTTAATGGCACTCGTAAAATCATTTTGGATAATTGATACTAAAAATGAACCAGGCTCAATTCCATGATTAATATAACGCCACATACCTTCCCTAGCTGATTCAGGAAGATAAGAATAAGGTCTTTTATTCAATTCATCGCGAGTGGGTTGTTGCATATTTTAACCTTTTTTATAACCTTCCACTATAGACCGTATAAATTTTCCAAATTTTTCTGGCTCAAACCACATCCATATTAACATACACGATAATATAAAACCCAAACCTGCCATTTTATAATTTCCCTATTTGTCGTTTACCAAAATAATTGGTATCAACTTTGTCGTGTTCATTTCCATCATATTTGTCACTTTGCACAAGCCACTCTTTTAATCTTCTATTAGAATCAGTGTCTTCAACTTCTATAGAAATTTCTTGACCGTCTTGCGCAAAAATTTTAAGCTCCATTATGGAATATACTTTAACGTAATACGACGATACAGTCCTGAGAACATTTCATATATTCGTGTAAAGAATCTTAGTATAATGTCATCAAAGAAAAATACAAATATTGAAATAGGCCAAAGAGCAATCCAACTTGTTATTTGGTCTTTGTTATTCCATTCGTTGGCTGCTCGAGGAAAATTTAGGTCATTTACATATTCAGCAGGATTTGAATTTGGATTTTTTCGAACAAAACGTTCTTTAGCCGATTTTAATTCTTCTTGTAAACTAGGTTTAAGAATTTTACGGCGCCATTTAAATAATGACCATACTGCGCCAATACCTCCATACAAAATTATTCCTAGAAAGGCTTTTAATGGATTATTAATAATCCATATAATAGGACCATTTTCATATAAAAATAGTACAGCAATTGAATATATTACTACACACATTAAAGCGCCAACGAATGTTTCGGCCCAAGCTGCCCATGAACAAAAACATAATAAACACACAAAAATAGCCCAAGGCCAAAAAGCAAAAGCTGCTAATAATTCAAACATTTTAAAATTTCCTCTTTTAATTTGTTAAAACTATATGATAATTTTATTTGCTTATACAATAATAAATATCTGTTATTCACCAAATTGATCTGCGTATTCGCACGCTATATCATTTGCTGAATCTGCATTCCAAATAAAATCACTATCACCATAATTAATTCCTGCCATTTTTAAATAATCCCAACAATTAAATACCGATTCCTCTAATGTTATAGTGGGCCATTTTTCTTTTAAATACATATGAAAAGCAGAACCAAAACCTATTTTCGATAATTCTCGTGTTGTGTCTTTTCGAATTACTCTTTCAATAGCATCATATATGGCGCCATCTAAATTTTCAGTCACGTAATCATTAACTGCTTTTTCTGCTGATTTTTTGATTAATTTAGAAAACATTTAATTATGCTCATTTATAATATTTGGAATGTATTCTTCATTATCATGTAAACCTTTTAAATATTTTCCATCAATTTTTTCAGAATGAACAAATTTAGCCATAAAATCAAAGATACCTTTTCGTTCAACTCTCCATACAGCACCTTCAACAATTTCTTGAGCGCCGTGAAAACCCTGGCCTCCTAAAATATCCAAAGTTTTTTCTATGGTTATTGGCTCACCATCTGAAACAACATATGCTGTTTTAAAATTACCAATACTTGCTGCGTGTGTCATTTCATCGTGAGAATGTCTTTTTTGATTTGTCATTAAATCAAAAATTACAAACGGTTCATGCGGTAATTCATAAATTGTTCCAGTAGCCACATTTAACCATTCGCCAACAAAACGCTGTCCTTCTTCTAAAGCTGCATCAAAACGCTTTTTATTATCAGTAACAAATTTTTGAAATTCTCGAATATGTTCAAAGGGAGATGTTGAAGCATAATGTCCTGAACGACCTAAGGCAATAATTCTTCCATTAAATTTAGCAACTGACATACATGAACCATCAAGCTTTTCAGTTACTATTATTCTATCATGTTTATCTCTTTTACGATGACAACATATTCGATATTGCCCATGATGACATGAACTATCTGATGGTCCTAATCTACTTTCTGGAAGATGCGGAATAGAACCGTAAGCTTTTATTCCTAGAGGTTTACTCATTTAATAACTCCGGACGATATTCTTTTAAATATTTAACAGCGTCGTTTACTCTATTGTCGATTATTTTTTTAACTTTAATGCGAGCTGCATTTTTAGCGTCAATTGCACTTTCAAAAGTACAAGTTCCTGTTGATGGATTAGTTAATGATACGTATTGAAATACGCAAACCCATCCATCATATTTTAATGAATAATAAACCCTAACAAACCCATTTTCAAATTTAGCGTCATAAATGGGGTGAATATTCATGTCTATTTCTTCCCAAAATAAAACTGGATAATTATTCATCCAGTTTCTACTTTGGTCGTGCATATAACTTTACGGTCTAAATATTTTCCTTGTATTTCAACATTACCATCATTGCGTTTGCATCTTTCAATAAATTCTTTTTCATAATATTGAACAACATATATGCCGCCAACTATAGAAAAAGCATAAATTCCTATAATCATTATAGCTATTTTAAAATGAAAATTCACAATAGTCTCCTTTAAATAATGGTAGGCGCGGTAGGATTCGAACCTACGATAACTCCGTTATGAGCGGAGGGCCTTAACCGCTTGGCTACGCGCCCAATTTATTTGTCTTCCATATCCTTAAAATCTATTTCTTTTCCGTCTTCACTAGATGCAATTATTTTCTTAATTATTTGTTGATTTGTATCAATTTCAATACATGTCAAATAACCACCCTTACCACAACCGGTATCAATGTTAATACGATTAGGAAGTATTTCAATAGGACTTTTTGGCGTGTGTCCGTGTACAATACGCCATGGAAATTTGTAATTCCATCTTAAAAATTCATCTCTAACCCATAAGAAAATATTATCATCGATTTTACTTAAATCACCATCCCATTTTTCATATGTATGTGGATTAATTCCAGCATGAACAAAAAACATATTATCTTGTATATGATACAATTTAGAATTACGATACCAATTAATGAATTTTTGTCTAACATCTTGATTAATGTCAGTGTTTTCTTCAAAGTTTTTTAAACTTTGAAGTGTTTCAATTCCACCATTGTATTCCCAAATACCTGATTTATCATAACCCATAAGACCATCATACATTAATTGTTCATGATTTCCTCGAAGTAATATTGCTTTTCCGACTGATTCTAAATAAAAAACACGGTCAAGAACTTCCGCCGAACTAGGTCCTCTATCAACATAATCTCCAATGAATATTATTTTATAAGTTTCATTACCGCTTAATTTTTCAATTTCTTCAAGTATTCTATCTAACGCAAGAATATGACCATGAATATCACCTATTGCAAAATAACGCATTTATTAGTCCTTTTTAATATGGTGAAACCGATACATTCTAAAAATTCAATTGACGCTTGAATAATTTTTGTAATTATATTATTTACGCCAGATGGATTATCCTGTATTTTTTCATTTAATTGTTCTGCGTTTAAGAAATGTTTTACAGCAGCATCATTAATTGCATATTCTGGAATTTCCATATCAGGGAAATTATCATATGCCCATTCTTCAAAAATGTCTATTTGCTTACTTGTAATCATAAAATGGCTACCTTTTATTATGTTATTGCAGCCATTTTATATTATTTTATATCATCTTACAATTATATGTAACTTATTGATTTATTACGATAAAACTGTATACATCCAAACTACGTAACCAGCCATCAATGACCAACCGGTAAATTGTGTAATTCGTTTTGGCATGAATATTACAGCAGCAACATAGACGCTAGCCGCAATAAGAGCAATACGAAGACCCATCATAAATCCATCATCTTGAGGAATTATAATATTCCCATTTAATAAGATGTAAATTATAGCAGGAAGTCCTAAAGCCACACATATATCGAAAATGTTTGAACCAAGACATGTTGTAATGGCTTCTACATATTCACCGTTTTTAGCCTCTTTGATTGCCAGAATGGTATCAGGGACAGAAGACGCAGGTGCAGCTATTAACAATGCTATCATTGCAGGTAGCAATCCTACGCGCTCTGAAATGGCCACAACAAATTCACCAAGTGCAAAACAGGCAACTGTCAATATCACAATAGCAATAAAAAGCTTGAGCCATGCCATTCGTGTTTCGGATGCATTTCCAGGGTCGTAATCTTCATACTCTCCTTTATTTTCAATATACATGTAAATGCAATATGAAAAATAGATACCAAGCAATATAATCACGTCTTCAATACCGATAACAAAATCTGAGATAGCATAAAAGAAGAAAATTTCTGCTATGAATAGAAACCCAAAATCTCTATACAATCCCCCTTTGTTAATTTCAAACGGACCTGCCTTATCAGCCATTGCTTTAGTAAAAATCATTTTTGATATCAAAGGAACGGTAACAGCCAGTATAACCAAACTTGGTATAATCATACTGTTAAATACAGCAGAACCTGCCGTCACTGCGATACTTGCAGAAAATAATTCTTGACCTTGGCTCGAAGATACCAAAAATAAGAAAGCGAAAGCCGTACAAAGTTCTGGCATTGAACTGCCGATGGAATTAATGGTTGAACCTTTAACTCCTTCCTGAAGATTCCGACCTAGATATTCTGCAGCTGGTTCAAAAATGTCACAACCTTTTGCGATAATCCAACTGAGAAATAATGTGCCAATTATTGCAATTGCGATGACACCGAGCATTGGGATTGATTCCAACATTATACCCACCCTCCAACTTGTTTTCCATCTGCCTTGTCAACTTCAACTTGTGAAGCAAATTCAGCAATGATGCGAGAAATTTCTTCATTTTCAAGAGGAAGATTTTTCGCAAGTTCACGAACCAAATGAATTTCGCCTGGGTCGAAGTTTCCATCAGCTGCAGCAATATTGCATACAGTTCCAAGAATACGTTGACTGATACCAGCATCTTTAATTTTTGCCAGTTTTTCAACGATTTCAAGTTTTGCATTTGCAGAATTTTGTTTGATGGCATTTACCGTTTCGTCAAATTCTTTTAGAATTTCTTCTTGAGAAAATGATTTCATCCATGGCAAATTTTTGCAGTCTTCAATAAATGATGTTCTTTCTGAATCATCAACGCTTCCATCCGACGCAGCGACAGCCGCGGCAAAAGATACAAGAGCATAAAACTCCCCTTTATTAAAAGATTTGGTCGCAGCTTTTGCAGCCTCATCAATTTTCAACATACCCATTAATTTCTTAATCGCCATGATAATTACTCCTTTTTTAATAAAAAAAGGGGCCTAGTTATTTAGGCCCCTTAAATGTTTTAATTTTAAGGGTTCAATATATTATTGAACTGCCTGGAAAGCTTCGCTGAGGTTTTTCGTACCTAGGCTTTCTGCCAACGGTTTGAAATGCCATTCGCCATTGTCGTCTTTGACGACATCCGCAAAATGCATCGCATGACCATTCATGTCTGAATTTGTAATGTTGTAACGAGCAAGAGCTTCGTTCGTATCAGCGTCACGTACTTCAACAAAAGCATTTGAAACATGGCTCATGTTCTGAGGTTCACCGTTTGGACTTTTTCTTGAAGTCGCATCATGAAGTGTTACCAAGCATGAAACTTTCGTGCCGTTAACTTCATCCAGGTTGATAGTGATTTCTTCGTCTGGACCAGTATCAGAACTTCCGCCAGTCAAATCATCGCCTGCATGTACAATGCCAGCTTCTTTCAAATTGCCATAGTATACAAGAGCAGGAGCTGATGCGCCTGATACTGCAACTGATGCATCCATGTCGTATTCATCACCGCCACCTTCAACTGGGTCCCAACCGACACCAAGAATCATATTGCGAAGTGAACCGCCGCCGGATTTTTCAAGAACAATATCTTGACCTTTTGATAAATTAATTTCCATAATTTTCTCCTTGTTAGTTTCGCGTTATTGCAATAACTTTAACAATTAAAATATACAACAAATTAATTTGATAGAATAAACAAATTAGCAGAAAAGATTTATTATGCTCTTAATTTACTTTTATTGTAGGAGGATTTTTAAACGTAAATTTCGTTTCTTTTTCAATTTGTTCACGTGCCTCAGGCGTCATAAATACAGTCACGTAAATTGAAGAATGTTTATATTTTGAATTAAAAGGCCATACTTGACCTATTTCTCCACCGTGGCGAAGTACTATTTCAAAGAAAGAACCTAGGCTACTTTTATTTAGCCTAGGTGAATTGTCTGTATGATACCATTGTTTTTTAGGATGATTAAATTCACTTCCTTGACCTATCCATCTTTGATTCCAACGAGACCCATGATGAAATGTTTCTCCAGTTTCAAGAGATGCGCCGCAATCATTACACATATAAATTGTTGACTGACGATGGTCTCCATATTTTGTTATTTCAACATCTTCTGATGCACAAAACGGACATGGAAGTAAATCAGCCATTATTCAATAGGTCGTTTCGTTGGATATACGTCTGTTACCAATGGTGCTGTTTCAATAGGGTCATGCAAATAACGAACAAGATTATCATAGTCACAACTATTACTCTCTTTACAATGACGAATTAAATTATTGTATGCGCCAGTAGACATTTTATCGTAACGAGATTTAGTAGATGGAGATTTGATTCCATTATTATCATTAGAATGTAACATAACAAAAACTGCTAATACTAAACCCAGACCAATTGTAAATTTCAAATGAAATTCTTTAGTGAATTCCAAAAAACTAAACATTGGAAATGGCCCATACAAACGAAGCGTGTTCATTACCAAAACTGCTGAAGCTAATCCTAGCACATAAGACATTTAATTATCCTTCACATTTATCAGGAGCATTAACTTGTTCTGCAGAATAAATATTTGCAAAACTAGTCCAATCACCTGTAATATAACCAAGCCCTAAAAAATTTCCAATAAGAGGCAATTGATTTTTAAATCGGCGAGTTCCTACTTCAGAAAATTTCATCGTACTTCCTTTAACAATAGATGCACGGGTTTTTGCTGAATCAGTATGAATAACCCATGGCAATATAACTACGTCGCGACTTACATATTCATCAGTTTGACACGTTTCAAAACTTTTTATGATAAACGTACGTCGTACATTTCCTTCAGCGGATTCATCGTTGTAAACATCAACGACTTTTCCGATAAACGTATTTGATGTTCCGAAGAAAGATAGTTGGTTAAACACCATAGGAATGGCTTTATATCCAACAAGCATCAATAGAACACCGATAACCGTGGACGACATACCACCAGATTTGTTCCATGCCGTAAATACAGCAAACACAATTACTGATATAAATAACGCTTCATCGATGAAACCAGCAATTCCAGGAAGTATTCCTTTAAACGCCGATAAGATTAATGTTATTGCAAATAAGCCTAAACCTATTAAGAAAAAATGTGAGTATTTCATTAGTAATCTCCTTTTAAGATAACAAAATTTTAATATGTAGTGCTAAATTTATACAATTTTAAGCGTCTGCTCTTGAATATCCTGTTCCAAAACATTTAGTGCATTTTGATTCACCTATAAAACCATTTCCTTTACATGGTTCACACTGATTATCTAAATCAGGAAAATCAAATTCTTGTTTTTTTCCTGATTCTATTAACATGATTTCTTCTAATGCAACTTTTATAACAGCACTGTAATCTAGTTTTGGTAATACAGGACTATTATATGCTTTCCAAGATATTGTCTCATGTTCAATAACCTTAACAGAATGTCTATTAGGATCGTGAATTCTGTATTTGATAATATCGCCTGGTGAATTTAATATCGACCAATTAAGTTCGTCGGCCGATCTACTATATTTATTTCCGTTTCTAAGAACATAATCTATTTTGTCATCTAATTTTAAAGATGCAGGAAAACTTCCACCATTTTCCTGATAATCATACACTGGATGATTTTTTATATCATTTTCTTCATCATCTTTTTCTTTATATGCAATAATGCTGTAAGATATATCTGTTACACCATCTGAGTTCCAAGAATATTCATTGATAGTTCCAGAACTTTCTTGCCCTCCATGTAATATAATATCAACTTTTGTATCTGGATTTAAATGAGAAGGTTTAACATTAGATTCATGAATAGTATATCCATCTTTTACAAGGGTTTTTCTATAATAAAGAATGTCATCGCTTAAATCATTACTATGATTATTCCATCTTAACGCGCCTGTTAATCTTTTATAATATGTTTTTCCGTCTCGTAATTTAATATCTAAATAATCATCTCTGTTAATATTATCAGGAATATTAGAATTAGAAGGATTCCATTTAAACCAACCTAATAATTCCTGTTCTGAAAATTCGTATTCGTCATCGAGCTCAAATTTTTTATACGCTATTATTCTATAATCACCATTATTTTCATTCCAATTCCATTCAAAAGCGTCAACTAATCCGTAACTTACTAAACCAGATTGATTTATTATCGAAACCCTATCGCCAATATTTAAACCAAAGTGTTCTAATAAGTCAGGATTTCCCGGCCATTTAATATAATCATCTTTGATAACAGAACGACGATATTTTATAATACAACATGTTGAATCTCGCTGCACTGACCAGTCTAACTCAGTAACTTTAAATTTATTTAAATAGGATTTGTCTTTTAATTGGACGTCGACTTCATCAAAAGAATTTAAGTTATCTGGAACTTCAAGACCGTCAAATTCTTTCCATTGATAATCTTTTTGTTTGATATAATCTTTATAATTTGAAACTCTATCAACTGTATCAATTTCAGGATTGTAATATTTCCATCCAACAATGTCGTCTGAACTATCACTACTATCCCATCTTAAATCTTCAGGATAAATTCGTGTTATAATCTCACCATCTTTTAATAAAACAGTAACTAATTCATCCTCATTGATTTCATCTGGCCATTCATCGTGACATTCTTTTCCATACCATTCATTAAATAACAATTTTTCAGACATATTATATTTCCAATAATATAAGTATGGAGAGTTTAATGATTATCGTCTAACTGAAATAATACTACCATATGAATATTTTCCTGTTTTTACTCTATTACTAGAATTTCCAGATACTAATATTAAACCGTTTTTGTATTTTCCTACAACAATGCCAACATGATGACCTCGGCGATTTCTTATGACTGCGATATCACCTTTTTTGGCATTTCGTTCATTAACTCTTCTACCCCATCCTGCATATGATTTTGCAGCAAGATAATGACGAGGCGGAGTTTTTCCTGAACGCTTCATAACAATAGCAACAAATCCGCCACACCATGGAACTCGGCGAGGATTTATTCCCATAATATTTTGAAGTTTTTTACGATGTTTTACTTCGTGAAGACCAATATATCGTTTTGCAATATTGCCCATATTTGGAGCAGCATTTGCCTGCGAAAAAGAAAAAGAAGTTGCTAGTGCACATATTAACCAAAAGAAAAGAAAAAATATTGTAATTTTTCGAAGACTTTTATGTTTTTGTTGAACTTGATTGATTTTATGACTGAGCATTTTTGAATTCCTTAATTTAATATTCAATTATGAATTTTATCTATTAATAAAAATTAATACACTACTAAATATCTTTATTACCATTAAAGGTTCCTGTGCCAAAGCATATACTACAGCGAATTTCTTCTATAAAACCTGCACCTTTGCAGTTTTCACATTCGCCATATTCTTCCAATAAATACTCGCTATCATCATCTGTACCTGACGTATTTTCATTTGAATCATTCCATTCGTCAGAATTAGAATAACGCCATGCTATAATATCGCCTGAGCCTCCATTATGTTCCCAGTTGTATGAAGAAGCATTCATATCACCATCATGGTAAGAACCGCTTCTTAATATAACTTCAACAAATGTATTTTTTCCAGGAAATTCACTATTCGGAAAACCAAAACATAAATTCCAGCCTTCGTTTAATGCTTTCTCAGTTTTATTGGCCCAACTATTTTTATATCCCATATTACTCTACTGAATTATCAGTTCCCGTTCCAAAACATTTATTACAAGTTTGGCCATTATCTTCGCCAACTCCTTCACACTGAGAGCATGATTTAGACTGTGTACCTTCAGATGATGACGATTTAGTTTTTCTCATAGAACTATCTGAATAACGCCAAGCTATAATGTCTTCATCGCCATTACAATGGTCCCAACAAAAATCATAAGCTTCTCCAGAAGACATTGTTCTATCACGGAATATTACCTCTACTGAATCGTCACCGCTACCAGCTTCAAATTCATCGGATGAAAAACCAAAACATAAATTCCATCCATGATCTTCAGGATTTTCTATATGCCGCCAAAGTTCGTTATAATCTAAACTACCCATTTGTAATTGCCTCTATTTGTTTTCTAAATTGAATAAATCCGTTAAAATTTCCGTGTAATTCAGGAAAATTATATTCAGGGTCTGCTTTAGCCTGATGTTCTATAGGAGAATAATGAGAAGGTTTTGACACGATTAATTTGTCATATAATCTAATATCAATTTTATAATCAGGGTTTTTTCCATCATGCGTTTCGTACGAAACCCTTGCACAGCGAGCAGAACTCATCTTTTTTAACTGTTCTATCGTTAAAACAGTATTTTTCTTTTCATACTCTGTAATAAAAGGTAAATGCCATTCATCTTCAGGTAAAACGTCAGGAACATTTTTTAGATATAAATCACTCATTATATCAGATAGTTTTCGAATATGAGGTTCAGCGTCTATATGACTTCGAAGTAAAAACCAATTATCATAATCCGTGGACGTTACAATTACTGATATATGATTCCAAGGAGCAATTATTCGATTAACATTCTGTTTGTGGCCACCTAACAAATGCAAAATATATGCAAATAAACAGGCAAACCATCCAGCTAAAATCCAAATTCCTTTACTAATCAGTTTAATAGGAAAAGATAATTCTTCATTTGCTTGCATTCCAGGTTGATTTTTGCCCCAATGAATTGGAACGTACATATCCGTTAACACATTTTTAATCATACGTTTTACAGGAACTGCTAATACAAATGTTGTAATACGGTCACCTTTTGAGTTTATTGAATCAGTTTCAATGCGAGCAGATATGGTTGTCAATGTAAATTCCTTTTAGTTGAAATTTCACATTACAATAATTGCACATAGTCGAAAAATAAAATGCATCTTGTGTTTACAAGCTCTATTTTTTGTTCTATAATGAATCATTAAACATGGAGAACAAGACGCTATACATGAAGTAACACAAGCATTCAATCCCGTTAGACATATTGATTGTTTAGCTGGTACGAATATAGAATTTGATAATCCAAGAGCTCAAAATGGTGTTATTAAAACATGCGAATTTACAGATGATGAGCAAGATATTGAAATTGAGTAATTGACACATAATGAAAAGGCTCCAAATTAGAACCTTTTCATTATTTCAGATGCAAAAAAAGGTCCATATGGACCTTTTTTATTTTATTGATATTGAAATTAGTTAAATTCACATCTATTATATAAGTTGTCCCATTTACCTTTACTATTATAACAGCTTGATATAATTAAACCTTCTTTTATTTTTATACTGGAATAATATTCTAAAGTAGGATTACTTCTATTTACTGGCATCATAATAAATCCTGAAATTATTTGTCCTACAAAAATAATACAAGCAGCAATTAAAATACTTGCAGATACATTTTCATATTCATCTGTTTTTTTATTTTTAACAACAATTGTATTTTTGTATGTCATTTTAATTCTCCATGTTTAATGATTCATTATAGAACAAAAAATAGAAACGGAATTTCCAAGTGGGCGGCCATCTCCACAAATTAGAGGATGCAAGCTTCCTTCGCGTCCGCCACTGAAATTTTTATGAACGTTTAAGCCAGTTTGTATGCACCCATCCTTCATGACCAACATCAACTAATTCCACTAATGCCCATTCAGCTTTGCGTCGAATAATGTCGACTTTAGTTCCATTTGGAAGAGGACCAAAATCATGAGGTTTAGATTCAGGAGATGGCCAGTGACGAATATTTAATCCGCCTTTTGCGTTAACAACTTCATAATCACCATCAGCATTATCTGTTTTATTACCATCTTCACGACCATTTATTAAGTCAAAAAATGAACGTTCAAGACATGGACCTGGGTCAACTTTTCTACGAGGTGCTATTTGGTCATGACCTACACATTCTTTTAAGTCATATTTATCCATTATTATCGGGCAAATATGTAATAGAACCTGAATTTGTTCTGGTGAGAATGGAAGCCAACCCATTACTGGACCACCATTTTCATGTCTGTCTTCAATAATGTCAGGATATTCACTACGGTCATATATTTGTCCAAACCATGCTTTATATCGGCCTTCACTGATTTTTTTCATTGGTCCAGGATTAACTACTTCAATACCGATTGAATGCCTATTTAATCCATTAATTCCATCCCATTTAGAACGACCCGCGTGCCATGTAGTTACATTCATTGGAGCCATTTGTGTCAAGTCACCATTATAATCTAAAACAAAATGAGCAGAAGCTTTTGCTCTTTTTTGTTTCATCCAATTAATTGCACCTTTAGCTGATTGACCTGCAGTAAAATGAATAACTAGATATTTCGGGTCCATTTTTCCTGATGTATTTGGCGTCGGTACATATTGAACATTTTTACCATTAATAGCGAGTCTGTTATTTTTAACTGTAATTTTATCCATTTTATTTTTCCTAATTCATTGTGTTAAGCGGTAATTCGGGTTCGTTTTCAAACATTAAATCTGAGGGATGCGAAATACAATCAGATATAATATCCATGAAAAAAGAGGCTTGTTTTGGCGAAGCTTCAGCAAATGCCAGAAATTTATTTTTAGGCAGCTTTACAGATGTATGTACTGTATTTTCTGGCATTCTTTTGACAGTCATGTTTCCATCATCATCTGTCATGATTGAATGCAAATAATCAACTGTTATCCAATTATTTTTTTCATTCAAATCAGGAGATTCTGAACTAAATGCAACATTCATAATGTTTCCACCCACTTCGATTACTGCGCAATATATTTTCATAATTTAACTTTCTTAACTCTGCATTCAAATTCAGATTTTGCATATATTTTAAATCTCTCAGCAGCATGCCGCATGCAAAAATTAACAGCACTTTTCCATGACATATCGTCAATAATATCGAAGAGTTTTGCGTCTTTGGCAGATTTTCTTAATATTCTACCAATAGATTGAAGTGTTCGTATTTTAGCTTTTCCAGGATGAATAAAAATAGCATGATTCAAATTTGGGATATTAATACCCATTTTGAATGTGCCAAAACTAGCAACGATAATGGATTTTTCATTTCCCATTACAGTTTTACGTATTTTTTCTCTATCTTCTGGTTTAACTTCACCTGCTACATAATAAACAGGTGTGTCAGTTATTTCCTCAAGAGCCTTTTTAATTTTTTTACCATGAGCTATTCTATCAAATAATATAAGAACATTTCCGTCTAATGAATTTGCAAATTTTATGATAAAATCAGAACGTTTTTTATGGTCAATTATAAATGATAGTTCTTTTTGATAATCGAATTTTTTGGCATCTTTTTTTTCTTGGTCTGAATATATTAAATGAATTCCAGTAATTTTTAACTGGTCAATATATCCTTGGTCCATTAATTGCCGAGTCGTAATAATTTCGTGAATATCACCTATCATATTTCTAAGAATAAAATGATGACCTTGTTCTTCGTCAATCGTACCAGTCATACCAAATCTGAACTTGGCGTCAGTGCACATACTTAATAATGATTCAATAGATTTACCTGCAATAGTGTGAGCTTCATCTAAAATAAATCCATCAATTTGTTTAATCCAAATATTGCGCATTTTAACGCAACTTTGCCAAGTCGAAACCGTTAGAGGTGTATCAATTATTTTATCTAAACCAGCTCGAATTTTTCTAGAATATGCAGCAACGTCCCAACCATTAATAGTTGAATATTCTTTAAAATCGGACACCATTTGGTCAACCAAACTTACGGTTGGTACTATTAACAAAATATGTTTGCAAATATCATGGTCGATAAGATAACGAATTGTCACATATGCTACTAAAGATTTACCTGCAGCCGTTGGTAATAATGTTGTTGCTCGATAAGTTGATAAAGCCTTGGCCACTGCTATAGCTTGGTATTCTCTTATTTTTATTGGATTTTTACCATCGGATAATTGAAGACTTTGCGCATATTCAATGACTTGTTCAACCGTAACTTCTTCTTTATGATTATGGTCTACTACTTCAATATTATAACCAGAATCTTCTGCAAATTCTTTCAAAGAATTAAGCATTCCAATTCCTATCAAACCTTGCATAGGTTTGAATATACGAATAAATCCATCCCACGCTCGATTTTTATACGCAGCCATGTATTTGTAGCCAGCAGGACGAAACTTGAAAGCTTCGGCTATTTCAACTAAAATTCCTGGATTTGCTTGTACTTTAAAATAAACTTCGTCTATTTTAATTAGTCGAATTGTTTCCAAAAGACACTCCTTTTATCAGAAGTATCTATAGAATGGGCGTACTGATGCCGTTTTTAGATATAAAAAGCTCTTTACGGAGCTTTAAACTGTTTTTAGAAAAAAATTATAGGAAATTTAAATCCAGCCGTTAATGTAAAAGTTATTACATATGCCAAAAATAAATATACTAAAAAATTAAATAATTTATCCATTATCCACCAGATATAAATTTTTGAAATTCCATGGCGTTTTTTAAATCCCATGACCTTTGCTCAAGTTGTTTAATAATTTTTTCTGTATAAAATACAGCATTATGCGCTTCGCTTAAAGCTTTATCAACACTTTGATAATCAGAATCTGATTCAATATATGTTTCTGTTTCTGAAACTGCTATTTTAACAGGAAACGGTTTTTCTGAACGCCCTCTGTAATATTCAACTTTTTCGCGACGTTGCGTAGATAAATCATGTTCTAATTTTTTTGCTAAAGTTTTAAAATAAAGATATTTTTTTAAATACTTCTGATGTAATTTGGAAGCTCTTTGAATTTCATTAAGAACATTCGTTGGGTCAAAAACACAGTCTTCTTCCCAATCCATAATAATATCAGATAATTTAATTGGCTGTTTCATACTCATTAATTAATACGAAACCACAATATCTTAAAGTTATTCGTCAAAAATATATTGAGTGCCTTCTGGCATTATGTCTATTGTATATTCTGTATAATCGAAATTAACATTTCCAACAAGATTTTCAACAGGTCTTTCATTAGAGCTTAATTGAAAACCCTGAAAAGATATAGGAAAAATTCCTTTAAATCGAACGCGAGCGACCATCTTATCAATTGACGCATTAGTAGTAATAGACAATGTAGCATCAGATACTTCATCATCGTTTAAAACCCTATTTTCATCGTGATTAGATGCAGGGCCGATTGCTCTCATCCATCTTTGTATTTCCATAACATTTTCCCAGTCTTCTGAGACGTTAAAATCTATGGATAATGGCTCATAGTTAAAACTATCACCTGGTTTTTTGATTTGCGCATATGGAGTGTCGCGAAGAGTTGAACCTAAAGATATTCCTGGAAAATTACAACCGGTAATAAACTGGTTAAAAACATCAAGTTTTTCAATACTAACTACAACTAAAGGAGTTGATACATTCGTATTTATGTTAGCACGTTTTCGAACTATTGGTGTGCTAAAACCGCTTACAGGACTAGAGTCATTACTTAAATTTATAGGTTCAGAGAATTTTCTATTTGCCATATCATACCTTTATGTTGATATGATATTTATATGTTAGAAAATTATTGAATTATTTCTTTTTCAGAAAAACGCTTTATAAGTGTTATATACTTCAACAAATCATCATAATTAACATCAGTAGAGCTTTCAGAAGTCATAATTAACGATTGTGTAAGCATACAATATTTATCGCATTCTTCATCAGGAGGAAAATATCCATTGTCATCTGACCATACCATTTGACGAACGCCATATGGATTACTAAATTCTGGTATGACATTTTTCATAGCTTCTTCACTAAATTTATATTCAGAAACATTTAATTCATACTCGTTTATGAACATGGAATTATTATCATCTAATATCGATTTAAATAACCAATCTTCATCTTTCTCAAAAACAACAAAATCTGATATGCCGTATTTTTTAAGACCTACTGTATAACAACAATCAATAATTCCGTGTATAGAAACTGATATAATATCAAAACCATATTTATTCATGATGCCAAAATCCTTTAAAATTACCATTTTCGTGTTTAATTTCGCTTAATTCGTTCATGGTGTCCATATAAACTATTTTTTTATCTGGAAAATTATCATGACAATATTGTGAAACATCTTCAGCAGAATTAGTCATACTCTTTTTGGTTTCATATCCTGTAGTTCCACACAAATCAATAAAAAACACATATTCATCGTTAGAACCAAGAGATAATGCTGAAAAATTATAATCTTCAATGTTTTCGATTTTAGCGTAATATGAATCATCTACTAAATTAATTTTTTTGAGTTTATCCATCATTGAAAGAACTCGAACTGAACTAGACGACATACGAAAAACCTTTATTTTTTTCTATTAACATTTGTTTATTAAACATTTGTATAGTGTTATTATCATGTGTGACAATAAATGTGCTCAAGTTTTCACTATTATTATTCAATATTTGAATAAAATCATTTATACCCTGTTCATCTAAAGAACCATCAGCTACTTCGTCAATTACTAAAAGATTTGTGTTTGCTGAATTTCTAATTTGCGCAATATCTCTCCATGTAAACAGTAATGCTAAATCAATTCTTTGTTTTTCACCTTCGGAAAAGCTTTCATATTGAAATGTATCGCGATGCCTAGAATTAATTGTTTCTTCAAATTGTCCATCCAAATTAAAGCTAACATTAAAATTCATGCATTCCAAATAATAGTTTATACGCTTATTAATTATTGGAAGATAGTCATTTAATATTTGTTGTTTCACTCCATCATCACGTAATAATTCCATACAATAATTTATGTGTTCAAGTTGTTTTTGTCTAATGCCTAAATCATCATTGTTCTTTTTAAGATTTTTACGTATTTCAATTATTTCGTTTTCAATATCTTTTTCAGCTCCATCATCTTCTGTTATTTTAGATTTTTTTTCTTTAGAAGATTTTAATATTTTCGCATAATTTTCAGCTTCAGCGGTAAGTTTAGTTTTCAATAAAATTAAACTATCGTAGTGCTTTTTAGTTCCTTGAAGATTTGTAATATAATCATCGTTACTATTGGATTCTATTTGTAAATCTTCATTATCGCAATATAATGAATTAATGTTTTTTTCATATTCATTTATTTTATCATTATCAATTTCAATATCGCCGCCGCATGTACCACACTTAGAATTTTTTGCATCTTTTAAAAGGCGTTCCATTAATTTTATTTCTGATTCATTTCCTTTTATGATACTTTTTATATTATCATTATCTTTTAATGTTTGATTATATTGTTCAAGAGTGTGTTTTAATTTTTGAATTTCTTCATGAGTTTTGAGAAATTCAAATTTAAGCAGTTTTATTTTTTCAGAATATGATTTAATTTCATCGTCTATTTCAGAAATACGTGATTTTGAATTTGTTTTTATTTGAGCGAGTAATTCAATTTTACCAGATTCTTTCATTTTGTGAATACGTTCAAATTCACGATAATCTGATATTTTTGCTCTGACCACACCAGATTTCTTTTTTAAATTTACTAACATTTCTGACAGCACATTTATTTCAAGAATATCTTCGATTACACTACGTCTATCAGCCTTACTTAATTGCATAAATGGCATAAAAGTTGCTGAGCCTAAAACAATTAATTGTGTCATGCTTTTATGATTAAATCCAAGAATATTTTTTTCTAACCATTCTTGTTGGTCTACAACATTAGCAAAAATATTAAGCATTTCATCATTTTTATAAATTTCAAATATATTAGGTTTAATACCTCGAACTATTTTATAGAAATTGCCTGATGAATTTAATTCAATTTCTACTACCATAGCTTTATTATTAATGGAATTTACTAGTCTTCCCTTATTAATTTTTCTAAAAGGTTTGCCGAATAAAACAAAAGACATAGCGTCTAAAAAAGTGGATTTACCTGCACCGTTTTTTCCATAAACAACGGTAATATCATTTGTATTTAATTTAATGACTGTATCATAATTACCATATGATAATATATTTTTGAATTTTATTTGTAGAAATTCAATCATCACTCAACCTGTAAAGATTCATCATATGCGTCCGTCATCATTTTTATTAAAGCTGCTTCACTTAAACCTTCTTTAGGATTTAATTTAACGAAGTCATGGACAATGTCAATAACAGGACGAGCACTAGTGCTATCTGAAGAAACATCAATTTTTACCTTTTCTTTACTAGTTAAAATTTTAAAATCATGTAGAGAAGAATTTTCCAAAACTTCAGCCAATGATTTTATTTGATTATCATCACAATCGGCACAATTTATAGTAGCAATTTTGCCTTTAAAAGAATCGTCAGATTCTATAATATGCTGAAGAGTGTCATCATCATATTCTAATTTCATAAATAATTTTGAATGATTAGGAACGAATGTAATATCGCCATTATCTTCTAATCTGTGATAACCTTTTGTGATATTATTATCAGCACGATTCATATGATACTGCGTACCCATATAGAGTATATTATTTTTATTTTGACGCGCGTGGTAATGCCCTGTAAACACCTTCGTGAATTTTGTATATTTGCCTACATCATCACCATGAGTGGAAATGATACCAGGCATTAATTCAAATCCTTTTAACTCAAGATGCGCAAATAAATATTCGGCTTGAGTTTCGTCTATTGATTGATTAACTTCTTCTTCATTATCTTTGCAAATCCAAGGTATCATCAAACATTCTTTTTCAAGAACTTTTAAAAATGTAGGTTTTGTGACTGCTTTAACATACTGATATTTTTGGCATAAAGGTTCGAGTGAATTTGGAGACAGAGTATTACGATAATATATGTCATGATTTCCTAATAATATAAAAGTTGGTATTTCTCGGCTTTCGAGTTCTTGTAAAAATAAAGATGCCCTATCAATTGTTTTAACGTCAATCTTTTTTCTATCATGAAGAAAATCTCCAGCTATAATAATAGCATCTGGTTTTTCTTCATCAACATCAATTAAAAAAGATTGAATGAATTTATCCAATTCTTCAGGAACTGGTCCATCATTTCCACTAACACCATAATGAAGGTCATTCAATATTGATACGTACGCCAAATTATTTTATACCATTTTGTTGATTCATTTCTTCAATTTCATCTATCACCTTTACCGCATTTCTTACAAAATCAGTAACTACATGAACATTATCAGCGTGTTTAGCGTGAACTACGGAATCAATTTGTCCATTATGGATTCCTTTTATAATTTCTCTTTTACCTTCTTCAACTTGTTTTTCTTTGTCTATTCGTTGCAAAAATGCATTACCGACAGATTGCGTAATATAAGCAAATGGATTTTTTGTTATTTCAGGATTAAAATTATAAATGTAACTAACACAATGAATCATTGCGTCCGATATCATTTCATCAGCGTAACTCAAATGATTAAAATTTTTCTTTCGAGCATATCCATGAGCTGTATCGTATATGGCTTTTCCAATTATTTCTGGTAATTTAGGAGGAGCTTCTTTAAAACGTCCTTCTATTAAGCCATCTTTTTTTCCTTTTTTATGATTCTTTTTTCGTAATAGGAACTCTTGAACGTCGTCAGAGTTCCTATATTTTACAAAAGCTTCATATAATTTTTTGTTATCAACGTAATTAGCCAATTAGAATAACCAAGCCATGAAGATACCAAATACTATTGTACCTGCAATTTGATAATCAGTACTTTGTTTATCCCACCACACTTTAAAGTCATTATAATATGACGTTAAACTTTTATTTTCATTATTTTCCATTTTTGTTTCCTTTTGACGAAGGCCTTTAGGCCTGAGTTTCTTGGAGCCTTTAGCTCCAAGAATTTCCTTATATGAATGTTTTTATTACTCTTAAAGAAACCGAAATATTAGAACCCTTCACGGAAGAGAACCAAACATACATTCGTTAAATATTTTAATGTAATTGAATCTGTTAACGTCAGTGAAACTGCAAGCAAGCTTGCAGACTCGACAAGCAAGCTTGTCTCGTGCTTTTTTTTAATATTTTTTAATATTTTTTAATAAGAGTTAACGAATTGTTCACGGCACACACTTTAGTGTGATGCCTAAATAATGAGAAGCTGAAGCTTCGCAAAAGATTCTCTCTTCAATTATATCGAAGAAAAAAAATTAATGTACAGTATCGTAAAATAATTTCCGGAGAGACTTTTTTAATTCTTGCACCGTAATATAATTTTTTAAGAAAATACCGTGTTTTTTATTTGACCATTTGAAATTAAAATTAAACTATTTAATAAAATGATGAAAAAATCCATTGTGATAATCTGATTTTATAGTGTGTTTAGGAAACATAAAATTTACCACCAAAAATATAGAATTATCAATACAATAACAGCATCTTCGACTCCTGAGAATAATGCTATTATTGATACAATTAATATTATTTTCTTTACTATGTCGTCACTCATCTAAATGATAAACCTTTACATCGTAATTTGATAATTCTTCTTCAATGATTGCTGATATAGTTTTCCAATCACCACCGCCGAGGCCAGAACCAATTTTGGGCATTGCAACTGTTGAGGTCATTCCATCAAATGAAAAAGCAATATTTCTCATGCAGCTTCTTATTGCATCGTAATCAACATATCTTTTATTGTCTTTTCCATAAAATTCTTGAGTTATTGCATTTGTTACGACAATAATTTTGTCGTCAATTAAACTTTTTGAAACTGCGTGAATATTTTCTCCGAGAACCAAACCATCTTCAGATTTGTGTTTAGTCATATAAGCATCATAAGCTTCTGGAAATTTTTCTTTTATTGCTTTTGCAACTCCGGATTTCATAACCCCCTGAGCGTTACACCCATGAACAATAACACCTGATTCTGCTAAAGTTACATCGCCTTTAATATATTCGATTGCCATAATTTTTCTCCAATGTTTAAATGCCAATACATGATTTTTATCACGTATAATATATCAAGTATACCCGCTTTAAATCTAACATCCTGAACCGGTTCTATAATTTGTAACAGGACCTTCGTCTTTTGAATTATGTTTTTCTAAAACGGATTTTTTAAAATCTTCACACAATTTCAAAACTTCTGATTTAGGTAAATCACGTAAATGATATTTTCCAGAAACTTTTCCACCATCTACCATAACATAATTTGGAACCGTGAATGGCTTTAATTTTATTTTAACTTCTGCTACCATATTATTTACCTTTAATTTCATTATATGTTTTTAAAACATCTTCTCTATCAATTTTAATTCTATGATGTTTAATTAAAGTGACGCATTCATTACAAATAGTTCCATCACCAGGACCTCCCATAGAATCAACAGCAACATTACATAAAGAACAATGTCTAAACGCGGCAGTTGCTATTTGAGGTTTATTTGTGTCTTCTACAGGACTTATAACGAAATATTTAATCATTTGTATAATTTAAACTTTTCTCATAAGAACTTAATATAATGTTTAGTGCTTTAATCTGTTTATAGTCATTATTATCTATTGCTTCTTGTCTATCCTGTTTAATACATCGTATATCCATTTCAACACTTGAAGAAGGACAGCCACTTCTATGGCCAACAGCATATCCGCCGCCACACTCGCATGATAATCCATGCCATTCACGGTCATATGTTGTTTTAGTCATATCAATTATCGCTATTAATATTTTTAGGAACGCAAATAGCTATTACAAGTTTTCCTGAAGCACGAGGAGTTTCTTTTAATTCAACAATAGCATTTTCGCATGATTTTTTATCATCAAATTCAGCAGTTGTTGCACCACCTGCATAACCTGTCCAAAAATACAATACTAATACAAAAGTTTTCATTTACATTCTCCTATTTCTAAGTTCATTATCGTACAACTCCCATTTCATTTAAATGGCGATTCACTAATTGCGGTATAGTCATAGGCTTCATATTAGTCTTCTCCACACACGCGTTTATATGCCGCGTGGAAGGCGATATATTGGCATGTATATGTCCATGAATATTGAAAAAACCATCAGGTATAGTAGATTCATGTAATGGAAAATGAGATAAGACAACTTTATATTCTTTAAATCTTTTCCATAAAGTGATTTTTTTAAATAATTTAGGCAATCGCTGGTCTTTACCACTATCATGATTTCCTAAAATTAATCTTTTGGATGCACGTATTTCTGTGTGAAAGCGTTTTATTATGTCATCACACTGACCAATGAATACATCTCCAAGACAATATAATAAAGCTCCTGGATAATCATTAACAATTTTAAGATTGTCTATTAATGTGTTATCCATTTCTTCAATTGTTTCAAATTGCTCTCTATATTTATTGCCTTTAGAGTCTTTAAATTTTAAAATATTTGAATGGCCAAAATGAGGGTCTGAAAATATAAAAACTTCACGTTTTTTTGCTCCGCAATCACAATCTACGAAGTGTAAATCTTTTGTCAGATATGAACCTGATTTAAAGCATTTATCGCAAGACATTATGAACTCCATTGTATTATTTTAATAATAATATATTAAATTTTTTAATACAATACAATAAATCTACTTATAAATAAAATATGATAAAAAAATTTGTACTTGACGTTGATAATTATATTAACAAATCTTTAGATATTAGACAGCAACACTTGAATTTAAAATCTCCTTGTAATGAAAGAGGAGGTACGAGCACCCATCATAAAGGTGTATTATCGCAATATTTAAATACTCCTATTTACGGAAAACCTTGCGATTTGTGTCACGCATGCCATAATGCAAAATGTTCAAATCCTGAACATTTATATTGGGGAACTAGAAAAGAAAATACCCGAGACGCTATAAACAATGGAACATTTTTAACTCCATGGGAAAGATTAGTTGAAAAACACGGGTATGAAAAAGCTTGCAAATTGCAATCAAAAGGTAATCCTTCTAAAGGAGGTAGTGCTAATAAAGGAAAATCTAAATCCACTCGTCATAAAGAAAATATAAGTAGTTCGTTAAAAAATAAAAAACGTTAATGGTAGTCGGAGCGGGAGTCGAACCCGCACGCCTCAAGGGCATAAAATTTTAAGTTTTACAAGTCTACCAATTCCTTCATCCGACCGCATTCTTGGTTAATTTACATTTGATGATACGTCTTTAATAACAGCATTTTTGGCTATAGCTCCACCACTAAAATAAAATATTTCTGTCAAAATTTTATTTAAAACTGCTTGAATTTCTGATTGCGTAATTCCCATTTTATCATAATCAGGAATTGTAAATTTCTTTTTTAATTTTCCAAAACGAAGTTTGATATAATCTTCGCCATTACCTTTTTTATATTTTAATTTTACATTTTTTGTATTTAAATTAAGAGTTTTAAAATCTTGATTTTCCATAAAGGCATCAACCAATAATTTTAATGCTTTAGTAAAATTTATTGCTTCTGTTTTTGATTTATTATTATAATGAATAAGAAATCCATCAGGTTTTTCTGGACCATTATTAATTTCTAAATAAATAGCTTTACTAGTTTTTACGGCTTTAACTGTTCTAGCAAATGATATAGAACCAGGTACTTTTGTTTCTTGCACATTTTTTGAATTTAAAAATTTTTTATTATTATCATAATCTTTTTTCATATCATGAAATTTAAGTAACTCTGTTAATTTAGCATATGCTCTCGTTTTAGCAGAATTTTTACATGTATTAATTAAACTCACGTCAGCGTCATTTGAATACATGCAGCTAGTGCTTATATTAAATCCGTAAACAGTTTTAATAGTATAAGAAAATCCAGTCTTATCAAGTTTAGTCCAAAATTCTTTTCTAATGTGTTTCTTCATTTCAATAGTCATTATAATTTCTCCACGGCTTCTTTGATATAATCAATGTTAGTTCGATTTCTAACTTTAAATATTTTTGGAGTGACAGGATATTTTTTCATTAAAGAATCAAATGGGTCAATATTTTTTTGTTCTTCTTGTGACCAATCAATATTTTCTGCTCTATCAGAAAAAGATGAACCTGTAACTTCTCCAAAATGTAATTTTCTTTTTGCGATATAATGAGATAAACAATAAGACTGTTGTATTGCTTCATCGACAGGTATCATACCGACTTTATAAGTTTCTCTTCCTTTTCGTAATTGAATTTTTACCTTACGGTTATAACGTCTAACTTCACGAATAGAAAAATGGCAAAAAAGGCAATATCCAGAATTTAATAGTCCGATTAATGTTGTAGAAAGTGGACCAAAATGTAATTCAGGATTTTTATCTGGTTGTCCAGTTAATTGAATAAAATATTCACCATCTTCAACGGATATTGCCTTTCCCATGATTTAAACTTCTGCTAAAAGTTTTTCAACTTCTTCAGCATTTTCGCCTGCGTCAACAAGTACATTAATGATTTTTTCTTTAATGCCTGTTTCAACAGCACGTGCTTTTTCAAGTTCAGTTAAAAGTTCTTTGATAGAAGATTTGGCAGCTTTTTTCTTTGTTTCAGCCATTTCACCTTTGGCTGCATTTAAAATCGACATAGATATTTTCCTTTTAATATAACGATGAAAATACTATACCAAATTGTTAAAATAATAAATACCTACTATGAATCATGTATTTTATCCAAATGATCCTACGCCATACGAAGATGCTGACTCATATAGAGGTAATATACAAGTAAGGCGTGCGGGTTCTAGAAAAACACTTTTTACTCAAGAATTGCTTGATGAATATAATCGTTGTCGAGATGACATAAAATATTTCACAAGCAAATATATGAAAATTTTAAGTCTCGATGAAGGCGTTATTAATTTTCAAGGTTATCCATATCAAAAAAAAATGTGGGACACTTTTGATAAAAATAGATTTAGTATTACATTAGCGGTTCGGCAGTCAGGTAAAACAACCGGTGTTATTGGTTATTTAGTTCATAGTGCTATTTTTAAACCAGACCAAAACATTGCCATTGTTGCTCACTTATTAAATCAGGCACAAGAAATTTTAGAGCGTTTTACAATGGCTTTAGAACATCTTCCTTTTTTCCTACAACCAGGATGCCGTAAATTAAATAAAAGAAGTATTGATTTTGATAATAATACTAGTATTTTTGTTAGCTCTTCACGAGGTTCAGCGCTTCGCGGTAAATCTATAAGCATATTGTATCTTGACGAATTTGCATTCTTTGAAGATGATGTGGAATTTATGAGAGGCACTTATCCTGTTATTTCATCTGGTAAAAAATCTAAAATCATCATTACTTCTACAGCAAATGGTTTAGGCAACCAATTTTATAAAATTTGGAATAAAGCTATTAATAATCAGGGAGACTATGTCCCATTTGAAGTTAATTGGTGGGACGTTCCAGGTCGTGATGAAGAATGGAAAAGAAAAACAATTGAAAACACTAGCCTTCAACAATTTGAAGTCGAATTTAACAACAAATTTTTAGGTTCTGCCGACACATTAATTGATGGCAAAGTTCTTCAAAGTCTGCATCATATAGAACCATTGTTAGAAAAAGACGGAATTCGTGTTTTTGAACACCCTGTAGAAGCTGGTATTACGTATTACGACCGACAAGAGAAAATTCAAGTTCCTCAATTTGACTCTTCATATTTAATGACTGTTGATGTTGCAAAAGGCCGAGGTAAAGATTATTCGACATTTACAATATGGGATATTACTGAAGCACCATATAAACAAGTATGCACATTTAAAGATTCGCATATATCGCCATTACAATTTCCCGAAATAATTGTTAAATACGCACGCATTTATAATAATGCCGTAGTGGTTATTGAACAAAATGACCAAGGTTTATTAGTAGGCACAGAAGTATATCAGTATCTTGAATATGATAATGTATTTTTTGAAGTTCCAAATGACTTAAGTCGAATAGGAATATTCGTCGATAAAAAAGTTAGAACTATCGGTTGTTCAAATTTAAAAGATTTGATTGAAACCGGAAATATGCAAATCGTCGATGAAAATGCAATCGAAGAATTACACGTATTTGAAAGAAACCGTTCAGGAAAATTTGAAGCGGCAAAAGGTTTTCATGATGATTTGGTTGCAAATATGTTTTTATTTGCTTGGTTTGCACAAACTGATACCTTTAAAAGATATTCATCTGGCGCAGTTAAATTATCAGATATGCTGCGTGGTGAAGAATTTGTATCATCTTCACCAGAGTATGGTGATTTTGACAGCGAAAGACTAGATGTTTTAGAAACGATGATAGCGCAGGGTTATGAAATACCTGATTTTGATATTGCAGAAGACCTTGTAAAAAATCGTGGATATGAATGGTCAGACTTTAATAGCGATTAGAATACTTAAATCGATAGATATGACTGAATAATTCATATATAAATTCAAAATGGAGCGTATAGAAAATGCCATTTCAAGTATCTCCGGGTGTTAATTGGACAGAATATAATCTGCAAACAATCGTTCCTGGTATTTCAACAAGCACAGGCGCATATGTAGGTGATTTTGCCTGGGGCCCTGTAGACGAAATCATGACGATTTCAAGCGAAAACGAATTGCTTAGACGTGTAAGCAAACCAAATAACCAAAACTACGTAGATTGGTATTCAGCTGCAAGCTTCCTTGCATATTCTGACCATCTTAAATTGGTTCGAGTAATTGATGAAAACGCAACTAATGCTGCTTCAGGCGGCGATGGTGTTGGTTTGACATTAGATGTAAATGCAACTTCGGGCGTAGTTACAAGTATTTCAGTAGCATCTGGCGGTACAGGATATAAAGAAGGTGATTTAGTTAGACTAGAATCTTCTGTAACTCCTGCGATTGCTCGTGTAACTGCAGTTTCTGACGGTGGTATAGTTGCTGCTATTGAATTAAAAGTAGGCGGTGAAGGTCATAATGATGACGTTGGAGTTGATACGGTATCAGTAAATGATATAGTAGTTAGAAATTCAAACGATCTTTTAAATGATATTGTACTTCCTGAGTTGATTGCAAAATATCCTGGCTCAATTGGTAATACACTAATATTCAGTGCAGTTCGTGCGTCTGAATTCGATAATTGGACTTTCAAAAATAGATTTGTTGTGGCTCCAGCTGCAAGTACTGTTTCTTGGGATGCTGATGGTAATGATACATCATTTACACTTCCTGATTCTTATAATGAAACTTTACCTAGTGACGCGATTATTACACGTTCTGGAATTCCTGTAAAACCAGGTTCTAATCCAGGTGAGTATTCATTTGTAGGCGGTGCAATTAATTTTAATGTAGAAACAGAAACATTTGCTGGTGATAATGCAACGAATGAATATAACTTAACAAACACTCATGACCTTGATACATTAAATCCAAAAGTTTCAATTGACGGAACTGATTTAGTTCAATATAATGGAGTGGGCCTTGTACCTTATAACCAATTTAAAGCGTTTGTCGACCGAGTTGAGATTGGCGTTAATCGAAAAGAATATTCAGGTAACGGAAATACTCTTATTTTCACTGTTTTCGGAACTGATATTTCTGATGACGCTAAGGTATTGGTAAATGGAGTCGAAAAAACTGTAGTTGCAGTTGCTCCGTCAGTTGGTGAAGTTCAAGTTGAATTTGACTCAACTAATTCAATAGTAACATTTGCTGCAGGTGAAGCTCCAGCTGTTGGTTCAAGAAACGTAGAAATTCTATGGGATTTTCCTGATACCGCTGCTTCGATTGTTATCGAATATGGTCATCCAGAGAGTGGTTCTGCAGTAGTTAAACTATTCCATGACCAAAATGAAATTCATGCTGTTACAGTAGATAATGACGGTTCATTCTCTGGTGAAGAATATTCAATTCTTGAACGTTATGAATTTTTATCTTTAACTAAAGGCGCTCGTTTTGCGAACGGTACAAATAAGTATTATGTTGATGCTATTAATAAAACATCTCCTTATGTTGTTTTAGGCACAGAAATTACTATTTGGGAAGATAAAAAATTAACAGGCGGTTCAGACGCAACAACTGTATCAGATGCAGATAGACAAATCGGTTTTGGTTTGTTTAGAAATTCTGAAAAGGTTGATGTAGACCATATTATCGGTGGTGCGGCTTCAAATGTTCTAGCACAATGGTTGATTAGTAACATTGGTGAATTCCGAAGAGATTGTGTTGTTTACTTATCTCCTCCATTTGCAACTGCTGTTAATAATACAGACAATGAAGCACGAGATATTGTTGCTCATAAGAATAAATTACCTTCTTCTAGTTACGCAACTATGGACTCAAGCTGGAAATTAATTCTTGATGTTTATAATGATGTATTCCGCTGGGTTCCTATAGCAGGTGACCACGCAGGTATGTACGCATTAACTCATGAAACAGTTGACCCTTGGTTCTCAGGTGCAGGTCCAAATCGTGGTAAAATCAGAAATTCAATTGAATTATCATTTATTCCTGACCAAACTGACCGTGATATTCTTTATAAGAATGGCGTAAACCCTGTTGCTAATTTCACTGATACTGGTGCTATTATGTATGGTGATAAAACAATGCTAGGTGAACCAAGCCCATTTGATAGAATGAATGTTCGTTGGTTGTTTATTGTTCTTGAAGTTGCAATTGCAAGAGCTGCTCGTTTCTACTTGTTTGAATTTAATGATGAATTTACACGAAACCAGTTTATAAACACTGTTCATCCATTCTTAAGGGATGTTCAAGGTCGACGTGGCATCACGGACTTCCGAGTTGTTGCTGATGACAACAATAACCCAGGTTCTGTTGTAGATAGAAATGAATTTGTCGGTGACATTTATATTAAACCGGCTCGCTCTATTAACTTTATCCAGCTTAACTTTAACGCGGTTGGTACAGATGTTTCTTTTGAAGAAATTATTGTGAACAGAAGCTAATATAACAAAATTTATTTTCAAAGGCCGCCTTGTGCGGCCTTTTTTGTTTCTGCTAATTGATTTTTATACATAGTATGAGATTTAATAGGATTTATTATAGGTTTGAGATGAGAAGTTTAATTGAAGCCATTAATGCGGATATCGAGCCTTTAAATGAAGATAAGGCACTCGATAAAAAAGTTTATAAATCTGCTGTCATTGAATTAAATAAAGATAAAAGTTTTTTATCTAGTTTTTTAGACGACGAAAGAATGTTTGAAGGCGTTTCTCAATTAGTTCGCGACTTAAAAGAGTATGAAGACGGCGTTGATGCTGATGATATTACATTCGAAATATTATCAAATATGAAAACATCGGTTAAATTTAAATAATGAAAGCATTATTAAGAGACATTCAATCAGACATTAATTCTATTAATTTAGATGAAGGATTAGGTAAACTTATCCATACTGTTAAAGATAAGAATAATGTCGTGACAGCTAAAGTTTATTTCGATAAAGAATGGGAAGAGTTTATATCTTATCCAATTAGAAATGGTAAGGTTGATAAAAAAGGCTCGTATCACACGAGTGATAAAAAAGACGCTATAGACACAGCAAAATTATTTGGTGAAAATATAAATGAATCTAGCAAAACAAGTAAATTAGATTTATTTGATGTTAATCCTAATACCATTAAAAAAATTGAGCAGAAATACGGAGTGTTTAAACACAAAATTATTTCTGAAGGTTCATTAGGATGGCCACAAGTATTTTTTAATGGCGATAATGACTATAATAATAGTAAAGGTATTTTCGAGAATAAAAATTTGAACGAAGCTAAAAATGGTTTTGCGATAGTTGCGTCAGAGAGCGATATCAGATTTGGGTATTATAAACAAATAAAAGCTGAAAACAAAAATTCTATGATGGAATTTGCAGTATTAGATAATGATAGTAATGTCTTATACAGCTTTGGAAATGATGTTTCTAAATTCGAAAAAGCTATTGAAGCATTTGGTTTAAAATCAAATACGGATTTAAAATTAGTATAAAATATAGGAAATATAAAGAATGGCAAAAGTAACAGGTTTTAACCTTAACAACTTCATGGCTGAATTTAAAGCAGGCTCACGACCTAATCAATTTGCTGTTGATTTGGTACTTCCTAATGCTTTAAAAGGTTCAATTCGTGATGGTACACTTGCAGAATCTAAAATGAGATTTTTCTGTAAAGGTGCATCTTTACCTGCATCAGAAATTGGTGAAATTCAAGTACCTTTTAGGGGTCGTCAATTTAAAGTGGCGGGTGACAGAATTTTCTCTGATTGGGTAGTAACTGTTGCAAATGATACAGATAATTTAATTCGAAATTCTTTTGAAGAATGGATGGACTGGGTTGTTGGTAACGTTGACGCAGATGGTTTCGGTAATGCGGATAATCCTCTTGACTATATGGCTTCAGGTGACGTTCACCAATTAAGTCGTAATGGCGATAAACTTAAATCCTATAAATTCATTGGTATCTGGCCATCAAATGTTGGTGAAATTGCTCTTGATTTTTCTTCTAATGATGCGATTGAAGAATTTCCTGTAACATTTAAAGTTCAGTGGTGGGAATCAGACACAACTCGTAATAATACTGGTGCTGATAAATTTGCAACTGGTGGTCAGTCTATTATTTAAGGATAAAAAATGAAAAAACTTATAGAAGCTATTAATGCAGATTTACAAGAAGCTAAAGACTCTGTTGATTTGGATTTAATGAACATAGATAAAAAATTCTTAAAATCTATAGAAAAAAAGTATGGTGTTGTTAAAAGTAAAATAAACGCTAAAGGTCCATCTGGTTGGCCACAAGTATTTTTTACTGGAGACTCCAATAAACTTGCAAATCTTGAAAGCGATTATCTTGACGGTAAAGGCATCTTTGAAAATATAGAAATCGAAATTACAATCGAATAAGTCATATAGATAACTTGACAACTAAAGGATTTTAATTTTGGCAAAGTCAAGTAATGATTTGATTTTCGGCGTTGAAATAAACCGAGAAAAAAATAAAAAAGAAGACAGCAACGTAGCATCTTTTGCGCCACCTACTAAAGACGATGGCGCTGTTCACATATCACACGCTGGTGGTGGCGTTGATGGTTTAAACCAGGCTCATGCGTTGAGCCTGGAAGTAAACGTTTCTAATGAAGCAGAGTTAATTGAAAAATACAGACAAATTGCATTATATCCTGAATGCGATATGGCAGTTGAAGAAATAGCTAATCAGGCAATCGTATTAGATGGACCAACTGACCCTGTAACATTAGACCTTCAAAATATACCAGAAAATTTAAAAATACCAGAAAATGTTCAAGACAGCATTAGAGAATCTTTTGCTGAAGTGCTTTCATTAATGCAATTCAATCAAAGAGGATTTGAATTATTTAGACGTTGGTATATTGATTCTCGTTTAGTTCTTCATATAATGGTTGACAAAAGCAAGAAAAAAGAAGGTATTCATTCATTAAGAATGTTAGACCCTCGAAAAATCAAAAAAATCAAAATTATTCAGCAAGAAAATCAAAATGGTATTTCTCGTTATAATGTTGATGATGAGTATTATGTTTATCTAAATAAAGCTTCAACTTATAGCAGCACTTTTTCTGGTGCTCCATTTGGTGATGCTGTGTATGGTAACTCATTAGCGGCACCTGGAAGCGCGCAAGACTTGGTGAAGATAAGTACGGATGCAATTGCATTTTGCCACTCAGGGCTAGTTGACGTTAATTCAGGTATCATTTATGGTTATTTGCAAAAAACAGTAAAGCGTTTTAATCAGCTTCGAATGATGGAAGATGCAGTAGTTGTTAATCGTCTTTCAAAAGCAAACGAGCGGCGTATTTTTTATGTTGGTACTGCAAATATGCAGCCAAATGATGCAATACGATACACAAAAAATCTACAAAATAGAACACGTAATAAAATAACATATGACGTTAATACAGGCGAATTATCTGATACAAGAAAAGTATTAGCGCTTCGTGAAGATATGTGGCTTCCTAGAATGGGAGATGGCAGGTCAACTGAAGTCGACACGCTTCCTGCTGGCGCAAATTTTGGCGATATTGATGATTTGCTTTATTTCAAAAATGAATTGTATAAAACTTTAAATATTCCTGTTTCGCGTTTTAAAGAAGAATCAATAAATGCGTTTTTAGGTGGCGGCGGAGAAATTAGTCAAGAAGAATTAAAATTTTCTAAATTTGTAAATCGTGTTCGTGTGCAGTTTTCGTCTATTTTTCATCAACTTCTTCGTGTTCAATTAGTATTAAAACAAGTTGTTACAGAAGAAGAATGGGAAGAATTTGAATCATTTATTAAATACGATTTTGCAGATGATGGATTCTGGGCTGAAGCTAGAGACGGTGAAATTCTAAAAAATCGAATTGATTTACTGTCAACAGTTCAAGACCATATTGGTACCATGTATTCAATGGAATGGGTACGTAAAAACGTATTGCGCATGACTGATGAAGAAACAAAAGACATGCAAGATCAAATTGATAAAGAGATAAAAGACGGTACTATAAATAAAGAAGATGAAGAGGAATTTTAATGAGTAATACATTCACAGGTCAAATTATTAAATCGGCTTTAGAAAATAAAATTGAAGATGTTCGTGCAAATATTCAAGCATCTTTAAGTGTCAAAGCTACCAAAGAAATTCAAAAAATTGAAATAAATAACAATGAGTAAATTATTAATTGAAGATAGCCGCCATGGTACAGAACATCGTTTAGAAGTACTAAACGAAACAGTAAAAGGTAAAAAAACTACTTTTATTGAAGGTATTTTTGCACAAGCTGAAGTTCAAAATGGTAATAAGCGCGTATATCCAAATAGTGTTCTAGGACCTGAAGTAGAACGTTATATTGAAAAATATGTGAAAACTAATCGTGCTATTGGCGAATTAAATCATCCAGAACATCCAACACCAAATCCAGAAAGAGCTAGTCATCTTGTGACAGAGCTAAAAATGGAAGGTAATAATGCAATTGGTCGAGCAGCGGTATTAAATAATATGCCTTGTGGCGAAATGGTTAAAGCTCTTTTAGAAAATGGAGTCAATATCGGCGTATCAACTAGAGGTTTAGGCTCAACCAAAAAAGTCCAGGGTATAGATACAGTTGACCAATACTCAATGTACGCGATTGATGTTGTGGCGGACCCATCAGCTCCTGACGCCTTTGTAAAAGGTATAATGGAAGGACTTGATAGAATAGCTGAGCAAAACAATATATCAGGCGTTGTTATTGATGAATTGCTCAAAGAAGAAATTGACGAAATGACACGGGCCAAATCCATTATTAATTTTATTGGCCGTCTATCGAAGTAAAAAGGATAAATGAGAATGCTCATTGAAATGTTGAAAGCGGTTCCGCGTCAGAGAATCTCTAAAATCGAAAATCAATATGTTTTCGATCTATCAGAAGAATTTAATGGCACGAGTGCTGTTATTATTGAAGATATTACACCTGAAATTATTGCTGAATTAAATGAAGCAAAAATGTTTGAGGATGCTGAACATCTTCAAGCTCTTTTAGACATCGTTAGCGAAATGAAAGCTAAGAAAAAAGATGAAATGAAAGATGACGATGGTGAAGACGACGACAAAAAAGACGAAACTATCGATACTAATGACAAAGGTGAATTAGGTAAAGATAAAGGCAAGTCTAAAGACGTTGTTAATGAAGATGATGACGATGGTGAAGACGACGACAAAAAAGACGAAATGAAAAAAATAAAAAGACCTGTTAAAAAAGAACCGGTCGATATGTCAGATGATGGTTCTTCTAAAGAAGGAAAATCAAAAGCGCCTCGTACTAAAAATAATTCGCGAGCTCATAACGAAGATGATATGTCAGACGATGATAAATCAAAATCTAAAAAAGATGATGACGTGGATGTAAAAGAATCCATTGAATTAGACGAACTTGCTATCGCAGAATCAATTAAACAAGAACTTATTGAAGAAGGTCTTTGGGCCACTCCTGATTTATCAGATGAGCAGATTGAAGCACGAAAATCAATAGTTGAAAATGCTAAAACTCGCGCAAGACGAGCTAATGGTGAACGTGAACTTGCTGTCGAATTAACAGTTGAAAATCTTGATGAGCTTTCAGATATGATTGCTGAAACAGGTTTAATAGCTGAAGATATTAGTGACAATCGCGTACGTATTAAATTTGACGAAGCTGATTTTGACGACTTAGCTAAAATATTTGGTGAAGAAGTTCAAGGGGTTAAATATCATTTCAATATGGTTGACCCTGAAACTGACAAATCTCTATCAACTGTATTTGAGTCATTAGGATTAAGTGAAGAATCTAAAGATGCTATCGCTATTTCTTTTGAAGCTGCGGTTAACGAAAAAACTAATATTCAAATGGCTTCAATTAATGAGTCAATCGATGCAAAAGTTGAAGAAAAAGTTCAAATTGCTTTAGAAGCTATTGACGAAGTTCTTGAAGAAAGTATTCAAGAATGGATAGCTGAAAATAAACCAGCTGCTCTTGAAGCTGTAAAAGCTAAGAGTCTTTCTGAAGCATTTGAATCAATCAAGACAATTCTTGAAGATACTGGTGTTTCAATCAGTGAAGATAGTTCTAAACTACTTGATGAAATGGCTGAAGAAAACACCATACTACGTGCAAGTATAAAAGAACTTCAAGAATCACAAATTCAAGAAAAAACAAGCGAAGTTGAAGAAATCTGTGAAGGTGTTGCAAATGAACTTAAATTAAGTGAAATGCAAACAGCTAAATTGGTTAAAATGTCTGAAGGTTTTACCGGTGACAATCTTGAGCATCGTATCGATACATTGGCTCGTACAGTCTTTGCAAAAAAATCTTCTGGTGTTCTCTTAGAGGATAACGGAAGTCATGATGACGCTGATTTAGATGGTGGATTTATGCGTAAACCCGAAGATAATGATGATACTAGAGCCGCGGCATTGCTAAAACGCTCTAAAATCTCATTTTAATACATACTAACAGGACAAACTAGGGAGTTTCCTCATTATGAACCTGCAACAATATATGGCCGAACAACAAGGCGTCGTTAAGAAGTGGGAAAATACCCTCTTGTCAGAAGACGCACCGGCAATCCGTAACACATACCGTTTGACTCAAACGGCTCTTATGCTTGAACAACAGCAGAAATTCAACAAAGATGCATCCGATCTTATGTTGGAAACTGGTTCAACTAACGTAGCTGCAAATATTGCTCGTTGGGACCCAGTTCTTGTTTCTATGGTTCGTCGTGCTGCGCCTGTACTTATGGCGTTTGATTTCGGTGGCGTTCAAACACTAACACAACCTTCTGGTCTCATCTTTACGATGGCTGCTTATTATGGCGATGACCAAACAACTGAAGCATTGTTTAATGCTCCTGACACTGCATTCACTGGCCAAGGTACTGCTGACGCAGACGTAGGTGGCGGCGCAGGCGATGGTGCTGTTGCCGATGCTGCTGAAGACCCATTTGCGGCTCTTTATTCAACTGGTCGTGGTATGCCAACTGCTACTGCAGAAGGTGATATTTCGGCTGAAATGAACTTCAAAATTGACAAGATACTTGTTGAGCCAAAAGAGCGCCAGCTTAAAGGTTCTTACACAGTTGAATTGCAACAAGATATGCGCGTACAGCATAACATGGATGCAGAGACTGAGTTAGCAAATATCATGTCTACTGAGCTACTTGCAGAAATCAACCGCGAATTCGTTCGTCAGTTGTTTATCTCTGCTAAACTTGGTGCTGAAAATACTGATACACCTGGTACATTCGATCTTGCGTCTGATGCTGATGGTCGTTGGTCAGTTGAAAAATGGAAAACATTGTCTTTCCAAATCGGCTTAGAAGCTAACAAGATTGGTACTGAAGTACGTCGTGGTCTTGGTAATAAAATCCTAGCATCTCCTGATGTTATCACTGCACTGCATATGGCTGGTGCACTTGATACAGGTGGCGCAACATCACATAATGCTGAACTTGGTAATATGGACCACACACAATCAACATTTGTTGGTCGTATGCACGGTCGTTATGACGTTCACGTTGACCCTTATACAACTATCACGAACGCTGTTCTTGTTGGTTATAAAGGCCAAAACGATTGGGATGCAGGCATTTATTACTGCCCATACACACCGTTCCAAATGCTTCGTGCAGTGAATGACCAGTCATTCCAGCCGCGCATCGCATACAAAACTCGCTATGGCATGGTTTCAAACCCTGTTGTTAAGAAAGGCGATGGTTCTCGTGACGGTATGGACTTGACTCCAGCAATTAACCCTTACTTCCGTAAGTTTAAAGTTGGTAATCTTATCTAATAAGACAACAACTTAACGGTTTAAATTTAGCCCAGGCTTCTTTACGAGGCCTGGGTTTTTTTATATTTGATAACATGTTTATCAAAGGAGAAAATGATGGAACGCAATTATACTATAGAAGAAATGTCGAAACTATTAAAAGTTCCACAACATTGTTTTGTTGAAGCTATAACATACCCGGAAAAATTTACTACTAATATTAGTTTAACAATATCTGAAGAAGATAAGCAAATCATTAAAGTAGGAAATGATATACAAGACAAATATGGAAAAGACGAGTATTATCGTGAATGGGCGAAAAAAATACCTGCAATACAATTTCCTCCTTCATGGCAAGTACAACTATTAGGACCATTCGGCGGTGCAATGGTTCGTTTTTACGTTAATAATAAAATATCTGTATATTTAGATTGCAATGAATCTTTAGGTTATTTTGGGCAGCCTTATTGGGAAATATATCCATACGATGGTGATACGCTTCGTATTCCGATGGATGATATAGAAGGTTTAATAAAAGGTATAAAACAGGCTTTAAAAGAATATGATGAATAAAGATGGATATGGATTAATATAATGTTTAATTGGTTTCGAAAAAAAGAAAAAATAAATGAAGTCGTAGAAGAAAGCAATATCAGTGGTATAGATGCTTATCCTTATGCATCAGGAGAAATTCCTGCTGTTGGCGACTTAATATCATATGGCTCTAGAAACATACGATTTTTAATAACAAATATTCATGAAGTTGCAGATGAATATTACATTGTATCAGGTGATAGAGAAATAGACCCTGCGCTATGTGTTTTAATTGGTCGAATGGAATTTTCAAATGACCTAAATCAATAGATATATGTAAGAAAATACATATCTGGATTTATTATTATGCAGCATACATTTACCGCCGATGATACGTGGGTAACAAGAAAAAAATTCTTTACAAATAGAAGTAAAAAAATACTAAAATATTCTGGTGATTTAGGTGGAGGAACTCTTAGAATATATTCCGAGTCATACGGTTTCGTTACACCGGTTCCTGATTCAAAATTAAGCATTGATACTGTTGATAGTAATGGCGATGCAATTCAAGAAATTGTGTTTCTAACAACAGGTAAAATGATTATAGAATTAACAGGCTCAACAAATCCTAATGTAACGGTAATGGTATTATGACAACAAGTTTAAATTTATTTAGAACAACTAGTATCAGCAGAACATCTCAATCATCAACTAAAGATGTTGGAGATGTATTAACACGTTCAGTAAATTTATTGTCGAACAATAAAGGTTTTAAGTGTATAACCACTTTTCAAAATGGACATAACTGGTATACAGGTTCAGGCGGAACGTTTGTTGAAAATGACACGAATGATTTTGCAATAGGAAATCAATGTGTTAGCATATCACATGATGGCAACAAATATATAAGAAACGTCACTATTCCTAATATTGATTTTACGAATAAAGTAATAGGTGTACTTTTAAAAATTAATAATACAAACGATCTTTCCGATTTATCAATTTACGTTGGAAACAATACTTCTAATTTCGTTCGATACGATAGCATTCAAGGAAGTCAAGGCGCTAAATACATTCGTGATAATGAATGGAGCATGATAACATTAAGTCAAGGTGAAGATAGTACTATTACCGGTTCACCTGACTTAACTAATGTTGAATTTTTGCAAATTAGAATAGCATCAAACGGTTCTACTGTTGACGCAAGTTTTAATGGATTTTTCATATTTGACCAAGCTTCAGAAGCAAGACTCTCAATATCATTTGATGATGGTTATGAAAGCATTTACACCTTAGGAAAACGTGAATTAGATAAATACATGCTTCCTGCAACTGTTTATATGGTACCTAGTTACATGGACCAATCAGGAAGATTATCTAAAATTCAATTAGATAAAATGAAAGAAGATGGTTGGGAAATAGGTGGACATCAGCCAGGAAATAATCAAAAAGAATTAACATCTTCACAATTGCATGAATCGTTTAAAGAAGTTATAAAATGGTCAAATGACAATGATTATAATATTACATCATACGCTTACCCAGGTGGCGAATGGGCTTCTTTAGATTCAGAACCTTTAATTTCAGTTCGAGACATAGCACAGCAATATTTTGATAATGCTCGTGTTATTTTTAGAGGCAATCAAGAAACTCTTCCAGTATCAGATTTGCATAAATTAAGAGTTTATTATATTACTGATAATACTCCTGCTGAAGTGCAAGCGGCTATTAATAAAGCAATTGCAAATGGCGAATGGGTTCATTTAGTATTTCACAATATTGTTGAATCAGGAGCAACGTTGACAACAGAATACAATGTTGCTGACTTTAGCGCAATATGCCAAATAGTTAATGATTCTGATATTCGAGTTGGTACTGTTGAACAGGTGCTAAAAGATTATACTTGATTAGGATTGTAAATCCCTCCATCTTTTATACCTTGTTCTTCGCACAGTTTAATAAACTCTTCTTTTGTCATGTCTCCTATAATTTCTTGAGGAGACATTTCATCATCTTCATCAGTATCGTCAGCATTTTCTATTTCTAATGGACTAATTTTTATTCCTAACGAACTTAAACGATGCATTTCGGTATGTGACATATTTTGTAATAACGCATTAACAACAATTTCACCTATTAACTCGAGAGCTGAATCGTGATTTAATAACTCAATAATAGTTGCGTCATTAGTAGATTTTAATAAGACTGACATTATTTAACTCCTCAATGTAGACCATTTTTTAATTGCTTCATATGATTCTTCAAAATCATCCGTATGCAAATATCCTTGTGCTCTAGCGTCATCACCAAACCAATTTAAAATATTGGTTTCATGGTCGTCTAGTAAAAAATCGTGGTGGTGTTGCTTGAAAATATATTTGTATTTTCCATGCATCATTGGCAAAAACATAAATTTTTGACCTGGGTCAAATGTTTTGAAGAAATTTTCTCGTTTTTGTTTTGCACATGATTCATAATTTGATGCAGAACATGCGGTTAAAATAATTGGATTATAGTTTTTGATTAATTCAAAAAACAATTGCGCATTATTCATCGGTGGTAATTCAGCAAAAAAGTTTGGATATGAATTAATATTTTTCCATAATTCTTTATCAGATACATTATCATCATCGATATGTTTTCCAAATAAAGTTTGATAATAACCAACGAAGTCAAATAAAACTCCATCTAAATCAACAAAAAGATTAGGTTTTTCCATTTTGTACGTGTCCAATTTTATGTTTTTCAGGAACTTCATCATATGAAACTTGTTTATTAATTTGATAAATTCCATCAATTTGATATGTTGTATAATAAGCAATTTTTTTACCATCGAAAATATTTTTTATATTTTCAATTTGATTACTATTCCAGTAATCTAAAAATATTTCTTGTTCAATAGTAGTTTTAACAAATAAAAAATTAGATTCATTATCATCGTCAATAGGTATTGCAAGACCTACATAATAATCGTTACCATTATAACCATAAACCAATTGTGGTTCATCATAATATATGATATCGTTAATATGATTAATGCATTCTATCATGTTTTACCACCAAAGAATGAACTAATAGTATCAGATGTTTGATTTAATTTCCACGGCTCAATTTTTTCCCAATCATCTTCATTATTAATTTCTTTATACGAAACACCCTCAACTAAGCCAAATGCTAAATTTAACCCTCTGTCATCACCTTCATAATATTTCTTAACTAAATCTATTGCATATTTGCTATCAGCCAATTCAATTTCCATGGCGCCAGGAGTTGATTCTATAACTACGCATTTTCTATTGACATCTGCTGTCAATACAACATCTTTGTAGTTTAAAATACCAATTAATAACTTCTGACTCGCATTCATAATCTATTTCTTTCGGGTTTTTATAAATTTGCTTATATAGTAGCACACAAATTAATTTTTAACAATATGAATTATCTAATTACATGACAATGAATCCTGCATACGGTGACCTGACTGCATTTCCATACGCTGGAAGCAAAAAGCGTGAACAGAAAAAAATTATTGAACGTATAAATGGAAGTGATGGTTTAAATAAAAAACTTCGAATTGCTGAACCATTTTTAGGAACTGGTCGTATTAGTTATCTTATAGGAAAACCAAACGAATGTTATGCAAATGACGGTTATTATGAAATAGCCAATATGATGAATTATGCTCGAGATGATTTTGACAGTGAATTTTGGATTTATGCATCTATGCTGATAACAGAAGACAATAAAAAGCCTGAATTCTTCTATGAGCGCAGAGAAGAATACAATAATTTGCTAAAAACGGATTTGCAAACTCCTTTTCGGTCTGCGTTATTTCTATACATTATACATTCATCTCATGGTGGAATGATGAGATTTAATCCAAAAACAGGTGCCGTTAATATATCATTTAAAGTCGCATTAGTTCATCCTACTTATACTCGAATGTATAACTTCGATAAAAATAAAATTGTACTTCAAGAAACAGCACGACGATTTATTGATGAAATTTATTGTGAACACGCTAATAATTGGCTACATGATATGATTGAAAATATAGAATTAGGTCATATTGATTTTATTTACTGTGACCCGCCTTATGCTAATTCTGGAATGGAATATGGTATGTCTTTCACAGAGGAAGACCGAGAATATATGCACGAACTGTTAGACAGAATTTATGATGATTATGGTATTCCTTCATTAGTATCTGATTATATTCCATATGAAAGTGCTATCGCTGTAAATGAAACATTTGAAGTATCAGGCGTTATGGGTCATGTTCGTGGAGTCACTAAAAAGAAAAAATTAAATTATATGATAACTAGAGGTCTTTAATGGAACTTACACAACGAACCACATCGATATTAAAGAATTTCGCAAGAGCTAATAATTCACTTTTGATTTTACCCGGAAACGTAATCTATACGATTGAAGAAGGTAAATCATATGTTATTAGAGCAGAAATTGAAGAAACTTTCGATAAAAAAATTGCTATTTATGATGGTTTAAACCAGTTCTTAAATACGCTTGAACTATTTGGTACAGAGCCAAAACCAGATATTGAATTTGGTGAATCTGCCATGTATATTCGAAGCAATAAAGTTGAACAAATGTTTCGATATTCTGATGCCGAATATATTGTGTCACCAGAACGAGACCCTAAGTTAAATTATGAAAATTTAGAATATGAAATTAGTTTTGATTTAACATATGACCAAATTGAAAATCTTAAAAAAGCAGCAAATATTCAAAAATTAAAACACTTTGCTGTTAGAGGAAAAGAAGGCAAAATATATCTTGTTGCATGTGATGCGACAGGAAATAAAAATTCAACAGCTAACGAATATGTTTTAGACACTGGATTAGAAACAGAAGAAAATTTTCAAAAAGTTTTCACTGTTAGTAGTCTTGATTTACTTAAAAAAGATTATTCAATTCAGCTTTCTAAAGAATCTAATATAGTGAAATTTTCTTCTAGCGACGAATTAGGTGAAATCACATATATATTCCCTGCTGATGCAACCGCTAAAAATTATTAAGGAGTAATTAAATGAGTGTAACATTTAAGTTCAATGAAGAACTGACAGAGGATGACGTCGTATGTTACGATGACCCTTGGTACGATATGACATCTGGTGGTTATATTAATCCAGATGAATTATTAGCCGACAAAAAACAAATTGATTTGGTTAATAAAGCAATTGAAACAATTGAGGATTTTTTAGAACAGGCTGAAAATGCCGGTATTCTTGAACCCAGATAACAGAAATTACATTGTGGTGATGTAATTGAAAAGCGGGAAGACAAGGCGCGGTAGTACCGCCTTATCAAATTAAAAGGAGATAAAAATGAATAGTAATTTTGGTGGATGGTTCTTTGGAACATTAATATCGTCGATTTTATTAGGATTAATAATTATAATGTTATTATGGACGCCTATTGTAGGTCCGTGGTCAGAGTCAAGACGCGGTCTCGCTGAGTTAAAACGCTCAGAGCAAAATCGTCAAATTACAATTGAAGAAGCGAAAGCGAAATCAGAAGCTGCACAGTATATTGCGCAAGCAGAAATTACGAAGGCCAAAGGCGTGGCAGAAGCAAATCAAATTATGGCAGAAAGCTTAGGAGGACCTCAAGGCTATCTTCGCTGGAAATATATTGAAATGCTCGAAGAAACTTCCGGCGACGGCAAAACAGTTGTATACATTCCAACCGAAGCTACAATGCCAATACTAGAAGCAGGAAAGAGGCCACAATAATGTTTAACATAACTATTTAAGAATAATATTGTGAGATTTAAAATAATGATACCTGAAGACTTTGATGAAGATATAGAACCTACATTAGAGCAATTTATGGTAGAAGACAATATAAACCATCATGATTTTTTAAACGTATCAGATAGTAGAAGATTAGATGAAGCGCTAAAAACCGTTAATCAATTTTTATCTGACCTCGAAGAGGCTATAGAATATCATGAATTAAAAAAACTTTAAGGAATTATCGAATTGTTTGAAGACGTACAATGGGCGCAACGGTATCGCCCCTCTAAAATCGACGATACTGTTTTAACTCCCGGTATTAGGCAGTCACTTTCCGAGTATGTGACTACTGGAGTTATAATCAATTCGATATTTGAAGGTCCTGCCGGGTCCGGTAAAACAACAGCGGCCATTGCGCTTTGTAAGGAGTTAGGATATGAATATATTATTCTTAACGGGTCCGGCCAGGATAGAGGTATTGACACAGTTAAATCTACAATACAACAGTTTGCAACAACTGCATCATTTTCAGGTAATAGAAAATGTATTATTGTAGATGAGGCTGATAATTTAACTCAGGCTGCTCAATTAGCATTAAGGTCTGTTATTGAAACAGTATCAAAAAATTGTAGCTTTATATTAACGTGTAACTATGTTAATCGAATAGATGACGCATTGTTATCAAGGTGTACAGTATTTAATTTTCGTATTTCTTCTGCTGATGCTCCTAAAATGGCAGCTGAATTTAAAAATGCGTGTGAAGAGATTTTAAAGAAAGAAGAAATAACTTTTACTAATAGTTCTTTAATTGCTATAATAAAACGTAAATTTCCTGATTTTCGTTCAACGTTAAATGAATTACAGAGAGTTTCGGTTAATGGAAGTATTGATGATTCTATTCAAACACCTTTGGATGATATGGATGAATTAATAAATCTTGTTAAAAGTCGTAAAATACAAGGTATCAAAAAATGGATTATTCAATCTACAACTGAGCCTCAAGAAATATATGACCGCTTTTCGACTAAATCAGATGATTTGTATAAAGAAGCAATAGACCAAGCCAAAGCGTATGTTCACACGCATGATTTCATGTATCAATCAAGTTTTGTTGCGGATATAAAAATTAGCCTTATCGCATATTTAGTAAAAATAGCATCAGATTGTAAATTTAAAGATGGGTAATCCGTTTAACTTCGTAAAAGCAATTACAGAATCACGACATAATGTTCTCGAAAATGGAGAACTTGATATTGATGATTATAATTCATTTATAATTAATAGAGCAATATCATTAAGAAAAGATGGTTTAACTGCTGCAGAATTTGCAAATTCAAAACCATCTATGAATTCAAAAGGTCAGTATTTACTATTGCATTCGCTTGTACAAAAACGTAAACCTACACGTGATGAGCTATGGATTAAATCAGAAAAAAATGACACTGTTAGCTTATTACAAAAAGCATTAGGTTTATCCATCAAACAAGCAGAAGAACTTTCAGAATTTGTATCACCTGTAGATATTGAAAATTTAAAACACAAACAAAAAAAATTCGGAGAAAAATAATGAGTTATATTCAACCATCACCTTTTGATAGTATTCCAGGACCAAATACGACAACCCTTCCATATCATAGATTTACTATTTCTCAATCGGTATCAAATAATCAAATTAGTGTTAGCACTAGTCCAGGAGGGTGCAGTATTGAAACAGCAACACCTGGTTCTGCAGGATATGATATTTTTTCAAACGATGAATATATTATTTCACCGAACAAATATCTAAAAATACATACAGGAATTCGTATGAAATTTAGTGACAATATTGTTGCTCAAATTTATCCTCGTTCTGGAATGTCTACTAAAAAGGGATTAATTCTTGCTAATACTGTTGGAATAATTGACTCTGATTACGCAGGAGAAATTATCATAGCAATGAAAAATGTAAGCACGGAAGATCAATATATTAACAAAGGTGATGCTTTTGCTCAATTAATATTTGTACCATACTATAAACCTGAATTAAAACTCATTAGTGAAAAAGACATTGAAAAATTACACGAAAAATCTGTAAGAGGTACAGGTGGATTTGGTTCAACTGATAAATGAGTTTTTACAGTAATTATTTCACATGGGGAAAAAGCATATATTTACGCGAAGTTTTGGACGACGGCACTCGACGAAATCGCATAATAAAAAACTTTGCTCCTCCATTGTATGGCCCAAGTGAAAATGAAGAAATCAATAAAGACATTTATGGAACTAATCTTCGTGAATTATCTGTATCGAGTATTCCTCATGCTAAAAAAATAATTAATGAACGAAAGCAAACTGGTTTAAAAACATTTGGTTACGACAAATGGGCCAATGTATTTGTTGCTCAACATTATGACCGTCATGAAGTAGCTGATGAATGGTCAATTGATAAACTGTCCATTGTCACTATTGATATTGAGTGCGAAGTTGAAGATGGAACTTTTCCAGACGCTCTTCGTGCTGACCAAGTCATTAATATCATAGGACTTCATGATACGCTTACTGCTAAATATTATGTGTTTGGTATCGGCGACGCATATGTTGATAAACGTGAAGATTGTATTTATATTAAATGTGATAGTGAAAAAGATTTATTAGTTAAATTTATAAAACTATGGCGAACTCTTGAACCAAATATTGTAACAGGTTGGAATATTGAAAAATTTGATATTCCTTATTTGATGAATCGTATTACTAAAGTTTCAGGCGATGAAGCAGTTGCAAAAAGACTAAGCCCATTTAATTTTGTAACGTCTCAAACAGCAACAGATGGTTATGGCAATGAATTTCAATCTTACGATATAAAGGGCATATCTATTATAGATTATATGATAATTTATAAAAAATTAGAATTAAGTCCTCGTTCAAGTTATTCTCTAGATTATATTGCTAATATTGATTTAGGTAAAGAAAAACTAAAACACGAAACTGGTATTCCTGGTCATTTGTTATATAGAGAACATTTCCCAGATGCTGTTGAATATAACTTTGTTGACGTTGAACTCGTAGTTGAATTAGAAAAAAAGAAAAGACTGATTGAAACATCATGCATTATCGCATATTCTGCAATGGTTAATGTTCAAGACACATTAAGCCAAATTAGAGTGTGGGACAATATTCTCTATATGCAATTACAAGATGATAATATACATTTTAAAATTGACATAGAATCACGAAGCAAGGTTCCTTTTGAGGGAGCTTACGTTAAACCAACTATTAGTGGATATTATGAATGGGTTGTAACTGTAGATGTTACGTCTGAATATCCATCTCTTATGAGAGCCTTGAATATATCACCAGAAAAATTAATTGAAAATTTCAATATGGATAGTTCTGTATGGAATTATCTTAATAGGAATGTAGATACATCTGAAGCTATTGAAAAAGGTTATACTGTTGGAGCTAATGGTACTTGTTTTAAAAAGGATAAAGATGGAATTATTCCAAAAGCTGTGCGTATTAAATTTGCAGAACGTAAGAAATATCAGGCTAAAATGTTCGAAGCTGAACACAAATTAGAAGCCGTTAAGGCAGAAATGCTTCGAAGAGGTATTTAATGGATTTATCAAAATTATCTGATGCTGAATTAATCAAACTTAAAAATCAATACAGCGAAGAAAAAACTCAATGGCATTTGCGACAAAACGCTGTGAAGGTCCAGTTAAATAGTCTGTATGGAGCCTCTGGTAATATTTATTTCCGATTGTACGATTTACGTATGAGTGAGGCGATTACTAAATCGGGGCAATTGCTGACACAAGGCGTAATACGTGATATGAATGATTATATTAATCGTATTTTAAAAACCGATGATATCGATTATTGCATTGCATCAGATACAGATTCTGCTATGTTTAATATGGGACCTTTTGTTAAAAAAGCTCTTCCTAATGGAGCTAATAAAGAAGGCATAACAAAAGCACTTGCTCATTTATTTGATAATGATGCCCAAAAAGTTATTGATGATTCATTTGATGAATTTAGTCGAATTATGAATTGTTCAGAACCTGAAGCATTAGATATGAAACGCGAAGTTATTTCAGACAAAAGTTTCTTTTTGAAAAAGAAAAATTATGTCATGAGAATGCTAGATAAAGAAGGCGTCACGTACGCAGGCGGTAAAATAAAAGCTATGGGTGTGGCTAGTGCTAAATTTTCTAATCCAAAGGTATGTCGTGATTGGATGAATGACATGTACCCGCAAGTCATGGATGGAAATCAAAAAGAATACATTAATTCTATTATGGATAAAAAAGGGCAATTTCCTAATTCAAAATTAACAGATATTGCCAGTTCCGTAACAGTGTCAGATGTAGACACATATGAATTTGGTTTTGAAAAAGATAAAAAAGGTATGCCTATCGGTTCACGTGCAGCCGTCGTACATAATACATTTTTAAAAAAGAATAATTTAACCGGTAAATATGAACGTATACAAAATGGCGATAAAATATATCACGCGTACCTGATTATGCCAAATCCATATAACAGTAACGTTATCGGATGGAAGGGAGAGCCGCCCGAAGAATTGGAATTAGATAAATATATAGACTGGGACACAATGTTTGACAAGACATTTAAGTCCAAAATGGATGAATTTGCGAAATTAAAAGGCTGGAACACAAAATCCGGCGGAACTTTGGAAGGTTGGTAAAATATGTCGTATAGAGTAATAGGTGATTGTGGGTCATGTGGTGGTCTAGTAACAGTTCCTATGATTTGGCACGGTACAATACCTCCAGAGCCAGCTTGTCAATCATGCGGTAAAAGAGCAAAATCCGGTCGTAAAACCATACCTATGCAAAATAGTAGCGTAGGTGATATTGTTGATGAAGTAGTTGATTTAGCTATTTCACCATTATCTCTTTTAGGAAAATTATTCTAATGAAATATTTTATGATTATACTTGCAATCGGTTTTGCAGCCACATTCTACTTTCGAACATCATTGTTAGAAGGTTCTGAAAAGACATATTTTAATAAAATAGAAAATGTTGATTTAACGTCATTACACAAACGTAAAAATGAATTATCAAAAGCATTAAAAGAATTAGCTAATTCTGAATTAACGGATAGGCAAGTACTTTTATTTAAAGCAAATAGATTATTATCGTTGTGTAAAATTGAAGCCCGTGACTTAAATGTTTCATTTTCGTGTTACGTAAAAAAGAGATATAAAAGAAGTATTAGAGCTGTAGTTGCAGAAGGAAATAATTAATAAATGGCATCACTAAAGGATCGAATGTTAAAAACCGGAAATAAAGCGGTTTTAAAAAATACAAATGCACTAGAAAATTCTATATTAACAACAATGGCTACTCCTGCAGTAACCGATGTTATGGCATTAAATATAGCATTACAAGGAAAAATAGATGGTGGTCTTGCATCAGGATTAACACAAATTGCTGGTCCATCAAAACATTTTAAAAGTTTATTTGGACTTATCTTATGTAAAGCATATATGGATAAATATGATGATGCTGTAATGTTGTTTTACGATTCTGAATTTGGCGCATCAATGACATATTTCAGTTCAGTAGGTATTGACCCAGATAGAGTTATTCATGTTCCTATTACAACTATTGAAGAATTCCGTTCTGATTTTGCACAAAAAACTTCAGGCTCAGACCCTAATGGTATTAAACGCGGTGAACACGTTTGCGTATTTGTAGATTCAGTTGGTAACTTAGCATCATTAAAAGAAACCGAAGACGCTGAAACAGAAAACTCAGCGGCTGATATGACTCGAGCAAAAGTTATGAAATCGGCGTTTCGAATTGCTACTCCTCGACTAGGTCTATTAGATATTCCTATGGTAGTAATTAATCACGTGTACGCAAGTATGGACCGATACGCTAAAGATACAGTATCAGGTGGTACTGGTATATTCTTAAGTTCTAATGATATTTGGATTGTTGGTAAAGCTCAAGAAAAAGATGCCAAAACAAAAGAACTAAAGGGATTTACATACAACATTCGTATTGAAAAATCTCGTGTAGTACAAGAAGGATTAAAAGTTCCCATTCTTGTAACATATGAAAAAGGGTTGTCAAAATATTCTGGCCTATTTGAATTAGGCCGCGACTTAGGTTCTATTGAATCACCTTCTCTCGGGTGGTATTCGCGTGTTTTAGTTGACGAAGAAACAGGTGAACTAATTGAAGATAAGAAGTGGCGCAAAAAAGAAATTGACGCTAATGAAGAAGAGTTCTATTCGGGCCTTATAGAACAAACAGATTTTGCTAAGCGTGTTGAAAGAGCGTTTTTGTTAGGAGAACTCAAAATTGGAGTAGAGTCAGAAAACGATGAAGATTTTTCAAATGACGAATCAGACCTACTATTAGAGGAACTAACTAATGCACAATCCTAGTGAAAAAGATATTTCTAAAATGTCTCAAGAGGAGCTCATCGAAGACCTTAAACTTCAAGCGGAAGATATTTTAAATCAAAATTATCCTACAACGGCTGGCGGCTCATTAGTTGCAATTCCAGCAGGCGAAAATATTTGCTCATATGTTGTAGTAGACGAAGAGCATAGAGGCTCAATTATTAAGTTTGAAAATGTTCATATAAAAGGCGATGAAACTGACGAGGATGTTCAAATAGTCGCTGATGTTGTTACATTTCTTAAAACTAGTGATATGCCGCTGGACGAATTTGAACAGTATTGTATGGGATTACTAGTTAAAATCCTAGTTGAATATGTAAAAAACACAGAAGAGGCGGCTGACGAGGTTGAGTAATATTAATGATATTGAGTCTGTAATTAATACAGGTTTAATTCATTCGGTTGATTTCACCCGCAAAGTCTTACCATTTATTAAGCCTGATTATTACCAAGACCCTTCATCTAAATTAATATACGAAGTCATACACGAGCACTTTACAAAATACGATGCATCACCATCGATAAGTGAATTAAGAACCAGCATTAATTTAAAAAACGGTTCTATTTCCGATAAAATTATTCAAAGCGCATCCATTATTATTGATGGCATGGAAACTAAATCTGTCGACAATGTTGATTGGTTATTGGATAATACAGAAAAATTTTGTAAAGATCGTTCATTAGCTAACGCTATTATGAAATCGGTATCAATTTTAAACGGTGAAGATAAAACAAAAAAACGTGAACACATGCCAAAAATGCTCGAAGAAGCATTGGCTATTACATTCGATAATAAAATAGGCCATGATTATTTAGAAGATGCTAAAGAACGTTGGGAATATTATCACCAAGAAGTTGACCGTGTTAAAAGTCATATTAATGGCATTAACATAGCAACTAATGGTGGATATCCCAAAAAGACTTTATCACTAGTTTTAGCCGGTTCTAATGTTGGTAAATCAGCGTTTTTGTGTGACCACGCTGCACATCTACTTCGTAATGGTTATAACGTTTTGTACATTAGTTTAGAAATGTCTAAGGAAGAAATAAGTAGACGTATTGACGCCAATTTATTAGAAATTCCAGTTAATGATGTTGCTGACTCAGGAGAAGACTTTTTCTTTAACAGCATTAATAAATTAAAAATGGGAAAATCAGGTAGACTATTCGTTCAAGATTATCCTGTTAAAGGCGCAGGCACTATTCAATTTACACAACATCTTAATGAACTAAAACTGAAAAAAGGTTTTTATGCTGATGTAGTTATTATTGATTACTTAGGTCTAGTTGCCGCCTCTTCTGTAGATAACGCCGCAGGAATGTATACTGTTAACAAAGTTGTTGCTGAAGATTTGCGAGCGTTTGCTACTGTTGAAAATGTTGCAGTATTATCAGCAACTCAAACAAATCGTGGTGGACAATCATCAAGTTCTATTGAAATGGAAGATGTTGGGGAATCGCATGGTATATCGCAAACTGCTGATTTAATATTAAGTCTTGTAAGAACTGAAGACCTCAGAGAAGAAGGACGAGTATTAATAAGCCAAGTAAAAAACCGAATATCAAACGTTGACCATTATAAAAGATTTGTCGTCGGTCTTGATATTGATACTATGACATTTTTTGATGTTGAAGATGAAATGAACCCGCCTGATGCAGCTCCTGTTTTTGACAAAACAGAAAGTGGAGCATCATGGATGAATGATATTAATAAGGAAGATTTACCATGGGAAAATTAAGTGATTTACTAAAAGCGTTTATAGAAAAATTTAAATTTGCAGAAGACTATCATTCTCGTGAAGAAGATAGACTAATTCGCGGTCGCCATTTTGAAGAAGAAGTTTCAGAATATTATGACGCGGTTCTCAATAATGATGAAATTAGTCAAATTGATGCCTTATGTGATATTGCATATTTTGCAATTGGAACGATGGTTCTTGAAGGTTGGGATTTTGAGGAGCATTTTAAAGCAGTTCATAGAGCAAATATGGAAAAGGTAAGAGGTGCCAATCCTAATAGACCAGAAAACGGTGATTTTGACGTTTTTAAACCTGAAGGTTGGGTTGCTCCTGAAGAATATCATGAAGCTATTCTAAAAGCAAAAGCTGTAAATTCTATAAAAATAAGGTAAATTATTATGACACAATCAGATAATACCGAATATACAATTGAAGCTGTTCATTTAGAAAGCGAATTCTCAGCTCCTCCGGATTTGTTCAAAGTTAATGATAAAGTTGGATGCCTCATAATGATATGTATAGCATCTCGCGAAAATGAAAATCGTAATATGTGCACGAATTATCAAACATATAATCGATTTAATGAAAATCACGTTAAAAATAATTTTAGATATAAAGCATTTGTTTTACCTATTTCAGAAAATGAAAATAGAACGGATTTAAAAAGTGTTGATTATCCTTATTATCTAGGTGAATATAATGTTAACGATGGCGTTGGTAATATCATATGAGCAAAGTAATAATTCCGAATAATTTAACAAATGTTATTCCTTCTATAAATGAAGCATCCTACTATTATAATAAAGCAAATACTTTTGCTGTTACTTATGAGTTAAATGACACTATTCAAAATTACGGTACTGCATCTGATAGCGAAAAAAACGGTGTTATAATTGATGTAGAAACAACTGGATTGGAAGACGACGACGAAATTATTGAAATTTGTTGTCTTCCTTTTACGTTTAATGCTAGCGGAGATGTGACTAATATGGGCGAACCTTTTGTTACAAGAGGCGCACCAAAAAACAAAACTGTTAACAAATTTATTTCTGATTTAACCGGAATTATGCCTGATGATTTAATAGGGCTGGAATTAGATTTGAAAATGGTTCATCAAATGATAAAATATTCTGATGTTGTCATTGCACATAATGCTGGTTTTGATAGACGCATGTTAGAAAATACATTTGATAATAATGATTTTGAGTGGCCTAGAAGTCTATGGTTATGTTCGTCAAATGATTTCAATTGGAGAGAATCAGGAATACTTTCAAATAAACTAGATTATATTGCTTATAAATTAGGATTTTTCTTTGAACATCATAGAGCAGATATTGACTGTAAAGCGACTTTGCATGTAATATCTCATAACACAGAAAATGGCTCAATTTTAAAAAATATGTTTAAAGGTTTTTTGCCGCACTACATGATGATGGCAAAAAAATCACCTTTTGAAACTAAAGGTATTCTCAAAGAACGTGGATATTCATGGAATGTACAGCGCAAAACTTGGGAAAAACCTATACCAAAAGACGAAATGAATGAAGAAAAAGAATGGTTGGAAAACGAAATTTATAATGGTATGGAAGAATATGAATATTTTCAAATCGATCCTTATATGAGATATTCAAATCAATGAATGTATTAAAATTTTATATTGATGAAAACGCAGAACCATTAGTTAAAAAACAAATAATAAAAATACTAGCCGCTAATGGTGTTGGCATTAAATATACAATGGTTGAAGTACCTATTAATGAAGCTGACTTAATTTTTATTAGAAATTCTGAAAAAGACGTTTCTGAAAAAGCGGTTTCGATTTGCCTAAACAGTAATTTCAATCGGTCGAAATATGATGCAGAATTATATGGCCAACCTGAATTAGGCCAGCTTTTAACAGCCGGTTTATGCACGTGGCCTGATGTTCGAGATACTATTTCTAAATTGGATAGCGTAGGCGAAGCCGCAACAATATCTCACGAAAGTGAAGAAAAAATATTTGAAGACGATACAATCTTAGAAAAATATTCGCATGTGTTTGTTGATGCTCCACTAGGACCACTTTTATCACATATTTTAGTAATGTTTCGTACGTGTTTAACGATGACGAATTGCCTTGATGCTTTTGGACCAAAATCAAATGATTGGGAAGACTTTAAGATTAAAGTAGAAGCAATTACAAATGAGGAACAAAGTAGCAGTATGTTTTATGGACTGTTTGCTGATAATCTTTATACCACTAACGTCATATATGCACGTGGATTTAGGTCAATCATTGGTAGTTTATTAAAAACTAAATTAGGAAATGATTACGGATTTTTAGATTTTAATATAGGCGATACTCGATTAGCAGACGAAATAAAAAGAAAATCAAAAAGGAATGACGATGAGTAAGGATAAATTAATTGTACTTGATTCACCAGATGGTTCTGGTAAATCCACATTAGGTGAAATGTTATCAACAGTATTAAATGTTGAATTAATGCATGATGGTGGACCTTCTGAGAACCGCGAACACGCACAAGAACGAATGGAAGCATTTCTACAAGATAAGAATAAAATACGAGATCGTTCAACAATATTCTCAGACCCTGTTTATAAAGCAGCATTAGGAAATGAACCTTTATTTACACAAGACGAATTAGATGAATATGTTGTGCGAGCTGCCGAAAAAGGTATTTTATTAATTTATTGTCGTCCATCTTTAGACGTTCTCATGCGCAACACGGAATTTCTTGCCCGAGCAAAGGCGCATAAACCACCAGAATACGCACAACAAGTTATGCAACGTCTTCCTGCTATCGTGGAAAATTATGATAAATCAATTATTCGTTGGGCATCATTAGGTCTTAGCGTAATTAATTATGATTATACCAGCGCAAAAACTGACGAATTTTGCGAAATTATTAGAGAATCGTATTGGACACGTCCATGAATATATTCTTTTTAGGATTAGCAGGAAATATTTTTAGCCGCGGTTTGTATGATATGGCCAGAGATAATTCAGGCCTTGTATTCACGCACAATCAATGGAAAAAAGTCGCAAAAACTTTAGTACGAGATTTTAAACAATCAAAAATTACTCATGTAAATTTGTGCGGCCATTCATTAGGTGCTCGAAGTTGCCTTAAGGTTGCTAAATATCTAGTTAAAAATGAAGTTCCTGTAAACAAACTAATACTACTAGATTATGTAGAAGGTAATAGATTTTGGTACCCGCAACTTTTAATTCCTAAGTCTATTGATTATGATAATGTAATACATTTAAGAACATTAGATAGAAGAGTTAAGCCTCTAATGTTTTGGGATAAATCAACATCCGCTCGCACTGTCATATATGATATACCGCATGCGGACTTAGATGATTATAGTTCATCGCATCAAACAGTAAAAGAATATTTAGGAGACTAACAATTTGTCATATGTGAAAACACTTTATGAGAATACTAATAAAGACTGGATTTACCAATTAAACGAAATAATGAAATATGGTGAAGAATCAGCACCACGCGGAATGCCCATTAAAGAAATAATTGGAAACAGAGTTAGTATAAACATGAATGCTCCAATAGTAACTCTGCCTAAGCGAAAAATGAATTATAAATTCGCTATTGCTGAGGCTCATTGGATATGTTCGGGTTCAAATAAACTATCAGATATTACAGAAGTTCTTCCAAATTATGCCGATTATTCATCTGATGGATATACATTATCAGGCGCATACGGACCTAAATTTGTTGACCAATTAGGTTGGGTTGTTAACACTTTAATAAAAGACCCAGATTCTCGTCAAGCAGTAGTATCATTATGGCGTGAACGTCCTGGACCTGACCCTGATATTGCATGTACATTAAGTCAGCAATATTTTATTAGAAACGGTCAATTAAACGTCGTTGCAACAATGCGTTCGAATGATATGTTTTGGGGTTTCTGTTACGACATATTTACATTTACCATGATGGCTAAAATGGTTCAAACGTGTTTAGCAATGAGAGGCATTAATGTGGATTTAGGCCGAATGACTTTAAATCAAGGTTCTGCTCACATATACGAACGTCACTGGGATTTAGCAAATGAGATTATTGCCAAAGATAATAGCGAGCCTGATGATTTATGGAATTACGATGTAACTCAAAAATTTGACGATCCTGAAGAATTTTTATCCAGTTTAGCGGTTATGCTTTGAATTTAATTGATAAGTTAATAAAAACTGATTTACATAATACGTCTTTAAGTCAGGTATGTTGTGCACAAGGTTTTTCAGTTGCCAATATTTACGACAAATTTATTGTTAGTGAATTAGAAGATTATATGAGAAAGGGAGACGTTTTCTCCCTTTCTCTTTTTGTAAGTAATCAAGAAATTCGAAAAATAATTATGCAGGCTGGAGAACAAAATAGAATAGGAAAAGGCGAAAATTTTCTTTTGTCATTTGAAGGTTCCGTTACTTCAACATTAGGCGATGTAAATATGACAAATATCGGTAATGTCGAAGTAAAATTTGGAAAAGCACAATTAAAAAATTACAAAGAAAAAAATAATTCGTCTATTAAGTTGCAATTAAAAAATTTTTCTTATAAAGAACTAACTTCTTTGATAACACGAACAGATATGGACTCTGATGAAATAGGTACGCGTATAGCTACATGCATTAATTGGATGTTTCCACAATCAGATAAAGCAGCTGATTTGTGTCTCACAAAAGGATTTATTAAACGCATACAAACATCTGATAATATAAAAGATGCGATTAATAATGAAATTTTATACCCATTATACGATTATGGATTTGATTATCTTAAAGCTGTAGGTCAATATGACGGGGTTTTCTTAATGAATTATGATAATGCAGTGTATATACGCTCAGGGAGCGCGTGTGTTGCGCATATTAAAAATAAGGTTGTTAGTATGTCACCTTCAGACATAAAGTTCACTGGAGAGCGCACAGGCGGTTTGTCATTAACTTTAAAAGTATAAATATACTATAATACGCACAAAAGAGATTCATAAATGTCAATAATCACACAATTAAATGAAGTAGCATTTTCTAATAGTCGTTTTGATAAAGCGATATATTTAATTCAAAAATTGCTAACAAAAAGAACTAGTAAAACCATGTATCGATATGGTGGAGCAAAAGGATATGATGAATTCGTTAAATCGAAATCTGGTCCTGGTACAGGTGTTTTGTTTCTTATAAAAGGTGGTGCTGCTGTACGTTTTAACTGGGAAAAGAAGCGCTCAAAATCAGTTGCAATCACGTCAATTGATTATTGGAATGAATATGTGTCAGATAAACGTGCTGATAAAACTATGGAAACTACTAATTTTAATACTGTTGTATTGGTTAATTTAATAGCTCAATTAATTAAACAACCATCTGCAAAAAAACTTAAACTTGAAGAAAATACTGTTGGCGGTGAGTGGGATTCTCTAAATGAAGGAAAATGGAAACGAACTAGTCTCGCTAATTTTCATACATTAGCTATGAATATGTTTGGCAAAAGTGATTTAACTCAAAAAGAATTATACACAATACGAGATGATACAGGTTTTTCACCGCCATCGATTATATTTGATAATCATATTGAAGGCACAAAGCCTAAAGTATTTAGAATTCCTGAAAGTGATAATGTTCAAATTTCAAAAGGTGAGCGTGAAGAATCAGTTGGCGAAGAAAAAGCTATACAAAATGGTGTAGCAAGGGCAGATGGTGTAACAGTTGATGAACTGTTTGAAGAGCTTGAAGGTATGGCTACTATGTTTAGAGACGGATTTGTTAGAAGTCTCTTAGTAACTGGCGGCGGTGGTACTGGTAAAACATACACAATTGTTCAAATTCTTAATCAAGGTGGTTATAAAGAAGGCGAAGGTTACAAAAAATTATCTGGTAAAATAAGTCCTATGGGCCTTTATACTGAATTGTTTATAAGCAGAGAAGAAGAAGATATGTTAGTGTTTGATGATATTGATTCAGTATTTGGTTCTGAAGAATCACGAAATATCTTAAAAGCTGCTCTTGACACAACAGGTGATAGAACAATCACATGGAAAAGTCCATTAACAGTTGATTTGTCTGGTCTTGAAGGCGACGAATACGAAGAAGAACTTGCTCTAATTGGAGATAAAATTAAAACAGGTCAAGAAGTAAAATTGCCTAATAGATTTGATTTTAAAGGCCGAGTATTGTTTATATCAAACCTTCCTGAAAATAAAATTGAACAGGCCATTATTTCACGCTCCATGCATATTGATGTAACACTATCTTCGCAAGAAGTTTTTGACCGTATGGAAGTTATTATGCAACACATTGAACCAGCAAATGGCCAAAAAGTTAGCATTGAACAAAAACAAGAATTATTAGATGAACTTCGCGCAACTGCTAAACGTCATCCTAATAAGTATTACTCTATGAGAAATTTTGTTAAAGGCTTAAACATTATATCATCAGGAACTCCTGATTGGAAACGTTATATAAAACGCACCTAATAGGAATTATGATATGCCAACATCAAAATTTAACCTAAACAATGATTGGGAACTCGTTGGAGTAGGTCCAGTTTACATAGAAGCATATGATAAAACGGCTATAATATTTGGCCAAACTCCTCCACTACAAGATGATGTTTCTTACCATACTATTGGTATTCCAACTCATTTGCATTTTAAATATCAAGGAACTCAGAACACATATGCTAAAAGTATAACTGCTCAACCGTGTACAATAGTAGTTTCAAATTTTGAATTATTATCAGGTGGCGCAGGAGTAGATGATTCTAGTGGAAGTAATAATGTAGTTTCATCGTCTAATTTACCAGTTCCAGATTTACTTGACGAAAATAATCCAATATATTTCTATTTTGGTTGGATTAATAATGGAAATTGGATTATACATAAACAAGTTAAATCAACATCTGTTTATACAGTAGCAAGTTTAACAAATAATACATCATATGCGACATTAGATGAAGCTTGGCTTGAGCGCGAAAATTTAACATATATTTAAGGATATAAATGTCTATTAAATCGTGCAAATGCGGCGAAACAAATTGGGTTGGTTCTGGTGTAATTCATTCTTGTGAAAGATGTGAAATATGCAACACTAATGCTGAAAAAAATATAGCAGATGCTCATGATTTCGATTATAAAAAAATTCAAAAATATATTGTCGAAAACGATATGAATAAAAAAATAAAGATAAATATTCGACAATGCGTCAATTGCGGATATATTGAATTGGTTGACGACTAAATGGCAAATCAAACTGTAACATCAGATGTTAATTTATCGCAAATTATTGGTGATTTAAATAATGGTCAGAACATAACCATTAACGACGGCGCAACTGTCACTGTTGATGACGGCTCATTAACAAAACTTATTGGCACCATAACTATCAATAATGGAAAATTTTTATGGGATGGAGCAAATGCTGTAAATCCATTAGTGCATGTTGGAGAAGAAGGAACTGCCATAAATGTTAACGGTGCAGGTGTATTAGAATCTACACGAGGATGGTGGGAGTTTCCAATAACTAGTACAGGTTTGCCATCTCAGGTATTTGATAGTACTACATATTTTCAAAATTCTTTAATAACAGCTGATGTTTTTTCTGGCGTATGGGTAGAAACAGGAAGACGTATTAATTATACAGGTGGTTCAGCTATTGCTCCATTCGATGCAATGACATTTGAGAGATTTTCATCACCTCAAGCGCAAACTGGATTTAACCAAGGCTCATTAGATTATACTGATGTTATTGCAAATCCAAATGGTGGTTCATTAGCTGAAGTTCGTGCTTATCTAGACAGATTAATGGAACAAGATACTGACCAAGATATTGGTACAGGTTCATTTATTCCACGCCGCGCAGACCCACTCTATACAATTGACAACCAAGGTCGATTAGTTACACGCCAAGGTTTGTATATTGCAAATCTTCCAGCTTCTGATTTACAAACTGTTGTTCAAACATCCGATAATGGTACAACTGGTACATATCCATTTGAACCAGAACTTCGCTTCTCTGTTACTGATGCTTGGGTAAATGACCCTAATGCGTGGGCACAAGCAATGTACGTCGATGGTTCAGGTTCATTGGATTTTGAAACAGGTACAGCTGTTATTGTTCAAGATAGTGCAGGCGGTGACATGGTGTTTACGCCTGCAAATGCTCAAGGCACATCTGGTGGTTATTTCATATCCGTTCCATATGCATATGATACAAATACTCAAGCAGGTTTATCTGCGGGCGTTGATAAGGCATGCGTATTTTTGGCAGAAGGCGATGGCGGCGCAACTGCAGATAATGCGTTCTTCACAATTCGTCGTGAAACAACCATTCCTGTGACTGTATCTCCACAAGCGGAAACGAACATCTAAGAATGTACAGAGTCGAAAAAATTGTAATTGAAACGCCCAAGCCTGGTGAAAATCCATTCTTGGGCGTTACGATTCAAAAGGTTATATTCGATGAAGAAGGAAATGTAAAAGAAATTATACCTCGCCATGATATTGTACATACATCAGGTGATAGAGTTGCTCAAAATATATTCACATACCTTGACCCTTTGACACGTCAACATATAACGTTATCAGGTTATGCAATTTGGTTAGGACTTCTTCGAATGAGTAAAAACACTATTGAAAACACAAATCGATATAAAATAGATGACGATGGAAATTTGGTGGATGAATAATGCCATTAGTCTCACACGTTGATTATCCATCTAAAAGAATTTTTTTAAGCGCAGAAACTTTAAATATTGAAGTTTTTCCAATTGACATATACAAAGAGGTTCGCGCTTTACGACGTACCACGGAGTTGCATAAAAAATTTCTGCCGTTAATAAGTTCTCGCGGAAATGAATCAGTAGGTCCTTCTAAAACACCTATATTAACTGTTTTATCACAAGGAGCAAGAATAGTTCCTTATGATATATCTCATCAATTATTAATACGCGGTGCGTTAGTTAGTATTGATGAAAATTTAGCAGGTTCTCTATTAATTGATAGAGGGCCATTAACTTCAGGTATAGATGTTGATGTAGATTATCAGCCTCCTCAAGTTGAAGTTATCGAAGTAAATACCGGTTCCGGTTTAACAGATGCACAAAATAATACATTGATGCTTTTATTAGATCACGCAAGAGCTGCTAATTTGCAAACGAAACCGGCATAATAGGAAATAACTATGCGAAGTGTAGTAGAAAAATATGATGAGCTGTCTGAAAAAGCCTTTGTTATTAAAAACAGAGTCCGTGACGGTGGTAAAAATGTTCAGCGCAAAAAACGAGTCTCTGGTCGTAAAGGATTTACATACGATAATAATAAGAAGAAGGCAGTTAAATTAAATCCTGCTGAACGTAAGAAAATGTCTATTAAATCCAAATTGGGTGCAAAAAAGGCAAAATCTAAAAAATCGCAAGCTGCGTTTAAACGCAACAAATCTAACAACAAAAGAAAATCATTAGGATTTAACAAATGAACTTTAATAAAAATAACGTAATTGAAAATATGTCACACACTATGTCTGGACAAACACAAATTCTTACTGAAGGATTTTTTATGTCAGATAACAAAAAGAATAGCGTCGATCTTGGTTTCTATGAACCTCTTTCGGCCAAAGACCAAAAAGCTCTTAACTGCATGCTTATTGGTTCTGAAGGTAAAGTCAATAAAAGCATTTTGAGCTTTGTTGATAGCAAAACCAAAAAGGCTAAAGGTGATTATGAAGGCAGTGACCAACGATTTAAAAAATTCTTTCGTGACGCTATGAAAAGTAAATCAGTTATCAAAAGTTCAGGAACTGGTTATGAATCTAAATTTGGCGATTTATCAGCATAATATATAATGTTAAGATGAATAAACTGAAGAGAATTAACTTTGGATATAGAGTACGCACTAACTAAATATGACGCGCCTGGAAAAGCTTCCGTAGAGGACTTTGTTGAAGATTATTCCAGGCCTGTTAAAATAAGAAAGTTATTATCTCGTTATAAAAAAGGTAAAAGCTTAAATATTAGATTGGTTATTAATCATATAGTAATAACAAGAAATGTTTTTGCTGATGATTATTTTAAAGAACTCCTAATAGAAATGATAGGAGAATCTTACTATACTGAATTAAATACATTTTTAGTGTTTATGAAATTATCGTTAGACTTTATAAAAGTTGACCAAACTCTTTTGCAGATGATAAAAGATGAAGTGAAAGTAAATTAAATGCTTGATGAAGTACTAGTTGAAAAAATTATATCGATTGTCGAAAATGATGATAAATCAATAAAAGCCAAAAAGTCTTTCATTGACAATATTGCAAAACAGTTAAAAGCTCTTGCAAAAAATAAATTCGTTCGCATAGGTGCCGCAGGCATATTATTATGGCTTGTCAAAAAACATATTATGAAGGACGATATTCAAAGAGAAAATCTAACTAATTATGCTACAAAATTGTTTGAAGATTTATCACCCAGAAAATCTGCCCGACAGTTTAAAGTAGGCACAAGCGTAATGAGTACTCAATATGTTCATTTGGCTTCAGGAAGTTTAAATTATGAACCGTTACACGGATTTGTAACAGCAATTGAGCCTATTCCAGAATATGATGACGCTGTATATTATATCAAAGATCAGTACGGAATGTCGTACGCAAGTTTTCCTGGTGATATGAAAGAAGATACTTCTACTAATACAACTGCAAATATTCCACACGTTAACAAAAAAATGAGTTTGAAGAAACGTTATGATAACATCATTAGCAGTACGTAGTTTTTTAAAAACATTACCTGTATGGGTCTTTTTAATGGCCGGTATAGTAGTGTTTTATGAAGGTCTTCCATTTCTTAATTTTTCCCCTATCAATAAAATACCATATATTGGTACTGTATTAGTAGGAGAAGTCGATAGACGTGTCGCTGAAAATGAAGACAAATGGCGCCAGCGTATTAAAGACGCAAAAATAGTTCAAGACAATATTGAACAACAGGCGAAAATTGATATCGATAATAAAGCTGCCGCTTTTAGAGCACAGCGAGATTTGTTAATACAACAACAGAATTTAAATAAAGATTTGTTAAATCGCATAATCGATAGCGAATCACAAAAAGAAGGCGAAATAGATGAAAACGGTAAAGGTGTTAATCCTCTTAATCAGTTTGTCCCTCCTAGCATCTTGCACAACCTCCGCAATTGATTTAGTTAAAAGGCAAATTCCGCCTCTTGACGCGTCTTTACTTGAATACTGTAACAGTCCTACCACTATTCCAATGGATAGAGTTAAATTTTCTGAATTAATTCGTATTCACAGAATGGATAGAGATAAATTAAAGCAGTGTAAATTTAAGCATGAAAAATTAGTAGAGGCATTAAAAGCTCGCGATAAAATTTTAAATTCTATTAAAGACGAACAGCTGTGAACCAATATCAAAGAGAATTACAAAACTTAGACGCTAAAAAATGTAAAATGTGTGATGGCACAGGCAAAATAAATGATGCTGAACCTGGTGATATATTTTATAATATTTACGTTTGTTCTACGTGCAAAGGTACCGGTATATTCGAATTAGAATATGGTTCTTCTACTTAAATCATTAATAATATAATAAAAACAAAAATACATATTGGTACAAAGTACATTTCAAATTCTTCAGAATTATAACCGCTTTTGCTCTCGCCTGAGCCTGAACATTCAGGACAAACTCTTAATGACATTATATTGTCATATCTACCGATAATTTTTTCGCCGTTACATTTATCGCATTTCATTAGATTTCTCCTTTACATATATTATATTAGTAATACCAAAAGCGTAAATCCTTTTCTTTTAGAAACAGACACATAGTGTTATAGATTATGAAGTTAAATAATAAAGGATTATAACTTTGGCTAAAAAATCAGCATACTTAATGAAAATGACACCTCAGCAACGAAATCAATATGGTAATATTGTTAGTGCTACTTTTTCGAAATTTAACAATGGCGATTTCGCAACATTTCGAACTGCACCAAAACATAAAAAAGATTTGCGCGGCAAACATCTGTCACATACGCTTGAATCAAAAGCATCTCATTTGAAAGTATATTCGTATTCTTGGAACCCCGACGGTTCAAAATCAAGAACATATCCAACATCAGAAACACGCAAGAAAATCCGTGCATCATTAGCACGCAAACTTGGTAAAGATGTTGTTGCTTCTATGTGGAATTCCAATTACACAGACGAACATTCTCGTTCGAAAAAAGCAGCATAGTATATCTATGGAAGACGATACGCCGTTTCAAGAATTTAACATTCCTGAAGGCTTAACGGAAGAACAACAACTTCGTATAGTTGAGCTTGAACTTTCACCGAGAATAGAGTTCACCGAAAACGATAAATTGCTTCTTCCGGGTCTTCACGATTGCGCTGCAAATGGAAATAAACCTATATTTTCATTGATGAAGGAAGAATGGGATCGCTGCTTGTGTATAGAAAAGGAAAATTATAATTGTACAATTACTTAGACCACGAATACGCAGAGAAGTTGTCTCCTTACTTGTCTCTATTCAAACGTCAAAGATTTGGCTTTTATGCTTTTCGTTGTCCTGTGTGTGGCGATTCCAAAAAAGATAAATTTAAATGCCGAGCCGCTATTTTTGAAACAGATAGCGGCTTAGGCTTTAACTGCGTTAATTGTCATCCAGGAATGTCTTTTTCTGATTTGATAAAATTCGTTAATCCTGATTTATACAACGAATATATGTTTGAAAAATTAGGAAACAAAAAAACATTTGATGAAACATCCTTTAAGCAATCATCTGTTTCGGATTTATTTTCAACTCAAGCAAAAGCCGTTGAAAAAACAGACCCGTTTGAATTACTTAAGCCCGTAACGTCACTCCCTGAAATGCACTATGCTCGTCGATACATTCGCTCTCGTAATATAGATGAATCAGTATTTCGTTTCACGCAAAATTATCGCCAATGGGTATATGATAACATTGATGAAAATGTTACTTTAACGTCAGAAGACCCTAGGATAGTGGTAGCACTTAAAAACGAAAAACAACAAATAATTGGATATCAAGGAAGAACTCTTAAAGATGATAATGTCAAATACATGTCAAAACACGCTCCAGATACAAATGAGCCATTAGCATTTGGTCTTGACACTACAAATCAAGACAAACCATTTTGGGTTTTTGAAGGCGTAATGGATGCTTTATCTGTTCAAAATTCTGTGGCTGTACTAAATGCGTCTTTATATCAACGAGCAGAAGTTCTTGGATTAAACAGAAATAATGCAATACTATTATTTGATAATGAACCTGGTAACAAACAAATTGCTAACAATGTAAAAAAAGCATGTACGCAAGGATATAATGTTGCATTTTGGAATTCAAATGAGCATAATGACGTTAATGATATTCACAAATCCGGTCTTCTTTTAGATGATTTGGTAACAGTATATCAAGGGTCCAATGCACTATTAAAATACGCTCAATGGACAGGAAAGCTAATATAATGAGTCTTACACACGAACAGATAATGGCGCTAGATAAGCATTATACTATAAGAGATTTTATTACTGAATCAAATGACATCGAAGGAATACATCAATCTAGTAATCAAGAATTACAAGAATTTAAAAGATTTATTAATTTAGAAAAGGTTGAAGTTGAAGATGTTGTTAAATTTGTACATGTATTTGCAGGAGAACGCCAAAAATTACGTGTTACTCCAGGACTTAATGTAAGAGTTGGCAATTATGTTGCTCCTCCTGGTGGTCCTGAAATTTACGAACAGTTAGAATATCTTCTGTCTCAAACTGATATGCATCCTCACGAATTGTACTGTCGGTATGAAATGCTTCATCCATTTACTGATGGAAATGGCAGATCGGGAAGAGCATTATGGTTTAGACAAATGGAATTAGTAAATCGTGGAGTATCTAGAAATTTACTATTTTTAAAACAATTCCATTATCAATCACTAGAAAAGTATCGACTATAAATAAAAGGCGTTAATCATGATTAAATTACACGAACCTAATTTTAAAAATATTCAAGGATTATCTAGTAAACAAGCGTCTGAATTAGCACAGCACGTCTGTAAATGCGCCGGAGAAAGCGGTCAAACCTTATTAGCATATAATTACCTTAAATTATTAGCACCAATTATGGAACATAAAAATTAATAAAATCTATATCAATAATTATCATTAAAAAGGAAAATCTAAATAATGAACGAACTCCCATCGGCGTATCAGAACTATATTCATCTTTCACGTTATTCAAGATTCAATTACGAAAAAAATAGGCGTGAATCTTGGCCTGAAACTGTTGATAGGTACATGACTTTTTTTAAAGAGCATTTAAAAGAAAATCATAACTATGATATTCCTGAAAAAGATTATAACGATGTTCGTGAAGGAATTTTAACGCTTCAAGTTCTTCCTAGTATGCGTGCTTTAATGTCTGCAGGTCCCGCATTGAAAAAGGATAACACTGCAGGATTTAATTGTGCATTTACTTATATTGATGACCCTAAAGTATTTTCTGAAATTCTTAACATATTAATGTGTGGTACTGGAATAGGGTTTTCGGTTGAACGTCAGGCTATAGCAAAATTACCAGAAATACCAGAAGAATTATATGAGTCAGATACAATCATTAGTGTAAGAGATTCAAAAATCGGTTGGTCTACTGCATATGACCAATTAATTAGAATGTTATTTGCTGGACATATTCCTAAATTCGATACAACTAAAGTTCGAGCAGAAGGTACACCATTAAAAACATTTGGCGGTCGCGCATCTGGTCCTGAACCATTAGAACGCCTATTTAAATTTACAATTGATATGTTTACAAATGCTTCTGGTAGAAAATTAACAAGTGTTGAATGTCATGATTTGGTATGCATGATTGCTAATATTGTTGTGGTAGGAGGAGTTCGGCGTTCTGCATTGATTTCTTTATCAAATTTGTCAGACGAGCGTATGAGGTCAGCAAAAAGTGGAGAGTGGTGGAATACTACAGCTTATCGTTCTATCGCGAACAATTCTGCCGCGTATACAGAGACGCCCGATATTGGTATTTTCATGAAAGAATGGCTCTCTTTATATGAGTCAAAGTCAGGAGAGCGCGGTATTTTCAACAGAGAAGCTTCAAAAAAGCGCGTAAAAAGTGCTAATTTAGAACGCGCCAATTTTTTGACTGAATCTGAGCTAGAGGAGGGAACAAGAGACCCCGAACATGAATGGGGCACAAATCCGTGTAGCGAAATAATTCTTCGAAATAAACAATTCTGTAACTTATCTGTGATAGTTGCCAGAAAAGAAGACGATGATGCAACACTAGCTGAAAAAGCCCGTCTAGCTTCTATTATCGGTACATGGCAATCTACTCTTACCAAATTTAGGTTTATTAGTAAAAAATGGACTAATAATACTGAAGAAGAACGCCTTCTCGGTGTTTCTATCTGCGGTATGATGGATTCTCCTTTATTGTCTAAAGTTAATTCTAATACAGCCGAAAGACTTCAACAGCTAAAGCAGGTTACCGTAAAAACTAATTTTGAAGAAGCCAAAAAAATTGGTATTAATCCATCTAAAGCGGTAACATGCGTAAAGCCTGATGGCACAACTTCTCAATTAGTTGACGGCGCGTCAGGTATTCACTCGCGGTATTCTCCTTATTATGTTCGTCGAGTTAGAAATGATATGAACGACCCATTATCTCAATTATTAATTGACCAGGGAGTACCTCATGAAATTGATATCATGAATCCTCGAGCATACGTGTTTTCGTTCCCTATCAAATCTCCAAAAGGTGCGATTGTACGTGACGATGTTACAGCTATTGAACAGTTGAAACACTGGATGATGGTCCAAGATAATTGGTGCGAGCATAAACCTTCGGTTACTATTAATGTAAAAGAACATGAATGGATGGAAGTCGGTTCATATGTTTATGAGCATTTTGATAACATATCGGGTATTTCGTTCTTACCACACGATTCTGGTTCTTATCAACAAGCGCCTTATGAAGAAATTGATAAAGAAAAATATAATGAATTGGTTAAATCAATGCCGCAACTTGATTGGGAAAAATTACCTAATTATGAATCATCAGATATGACAGAAGGGGCCCAAGAGCTAGCGTGCAGTGGCGCGTCTGGATGCGATTTTTAAATTCGTAAATACCTGCATCGCACACCACATTAATCTATACATATTATAACAATAAGGACTTAGATTAATGTGGCAGCCTTTTACATATAGAATAAAATGGTCAAAAATAAATAAATCTTATTATGGAATGCGGTATGGCGAAAATTCTCATCCCGATACACTATGGACAACATATTTTACATCATCTAAAGAAGTAATAAAATACCGCGAAATTTATGGAGAACCCGACGTAATAGAAATCAGAAAAACATTCAGTGATATTTCGTCTGCAATAATGTATGAGCAATCGGTATTAAAAAGACTTCATGTAAGAAATAATATTAATTGGATTAATCAGCAAGAAAATGGTCCCGTCGTAACAAAAAATCCAATGCAAGGAATAATCCATTCAAAAGAAACTAGATCAAAAATATCTAACTCGCATAAAGGAAAAATTCCTTGGAACAAAGGTAAAAAGTGTCCACAATTATCTAAACATATGATTGAAAACAATCCTATGAAAAATCCGAAAACCGCTGAAAAAGTTGGTAAAAAATTAAAAGGCAGAAAGTCTCATAATAAAATAACAAAAACTGTTGAATGGGTGTGCGAATATTGTGGTATTGTAGAAACACGAATAAAAACGATTAAAAAGACTAATTATCGTTTTTGTAATAAGTCATGCGCAGCGTCGTACTCAAATAAAAAAAGAAAAGGTACTAAATACAAATGACTCAATATGTCGGAACTTTAAGAAACGATAGTAGTATAGTTCTTGATTTAAACGAATATACTGAAAGCGTATTACCGGCTGAAAGGCGTATAAGCAATTATTATATTCCATCTGGTTGGGATGCCGGCCCCGTATATTGGGACCTTCAAGGCAATCATTTAGGTAATACTAAAAATCACGAATTAGATATAATGTTTGTTAATGGAATACCAATAGAAAAATTTGATTTTATAAAGGCTCAAAAAATGAACAAAACAATTGAAATATCTGATGACTTTTATGTTCATATTTATAATGAAATACAAAATGGTATTAATGATATATTTAATAAATTTATAGGCATGCCCAATAATCTATCAATTAGGCTCGCGATTGAAAATGAAATAACTAATTATATTTCATATATAAAAAATAAATATTCTGATTATGTTATTGACAGTTTTCCATTTGATGTTGAATTTGGCGAAAACACTTGTAATATAAATGTTTATAAAACTAAAGACCTGTAAACCGAAAAATTAATACTACAATGCCGCTACACTATAATTTATTTGTTGATAAAAAAGGACAAATATTAATTGATAATCTGTAAATTCTATTTTACCGGACAATTTCATTCTTTCTTTCAACCACCAGTTCGTTTTTTATGCGAACTAAACCTTTAGCCATTTCCGCGTATAACGATTCGTTAATCTCTCGGCCAATAAATGATTTCAAATATTTGCGAGTTCTAATTTGTAAAATTTTTGAAAATTCGTTATCAGTCATCGAAAAGCTTTTCTATTTTAGTAAAAATTCTTTTAAGCGTACGTGCTCCATGTGTGCGTAGTGTAGTATCTTGCTCATAATTTACTGTCGCAATTTTATCAATCCAGTTTAAAACATTTTTATATTTTTCAATAATGTTTTCCTCTTGCTTAGGATTAAAATAGCGCCATTCAAGGACTTTAACATTTCTTGTTTCATCTAATTCTACAAAACAATCATGGCCCCAATTCCAACCAATAATTACCCATTCAGGTCCATCATCATGATTGTCTCTAAATGAACAACCTGATACCCAGTCAGGACCTTCTTTGTCTTCATACCCGCGAACATAACCGTTGTAATCGTCGTCAGGGTCAAAATCAACCAACAAACGAAGCATCGTTCCATCTTTAGGTGCGGTACTTATATCCGTAAAATTTATGTTTGCCATTCTTTAAGAATCTCCATTAATAATTTATATTAACATAAATTTACACAGGAATAAAATCAATTGTCTCTAAAAAATAAAACGTTTCGTCCTCTATTAGCAGAAAAAGCAGATTCAAAAAAAATTAAATTTCCGGTTATGGTTAGTCCAAAATTAGATGGCATTCGCTGTTTGATTAAAGATGGCGAAGCCGTATCTCGTTCATTAAAACCAATACCTAATGATTATATTAGAGCTCTATTAAAAACAGCTAAAAATGGTTTCGACGGAGAATTAATAACTCTTACAAATGGTGAGCCCGATGATTTTAATACAATACAATCAAAGGTTATGAGCAAAGACGGAACTACGGATTTTTTATATTATGTGTTTGACGATTTTACTAATGCCGAAGACACTTATTATGATAGATTTCTGTCTAAAACCTTTGATGACTTAGACACTACATTTATCAGATTTGTGCCCCAAATACGAATTAATAATATTAAAGACCTAATATCATATGAACAACAATATGTCGATGCTAAATTTGAAGGTATAATGCTTCGCGATATGTTAGGACGATACAAATATGGCCGTTCTACTATTAATGAAGGCATATTACTAAAAATGAAACGGTTTGACGATTCTGAGGCAATAGTTATTGGCTATACTGAAAAAATGGAAAATCAAAATGAAAAAGAAATAGATGCTTTAGGATTATCCAAACGTTCAACAAAAAAAGAAAATATGATTCCCGCTGGTACTTTAGGTAATATAATATGTAAATGGAAGGACCAAACAATTGAATTAGGTTCTGGATTTACAGATGAACAGCGGAAATTAATATGGGATAATCAAGATAAATTTATTCGTAACCTAGTTACTTTTTCATATCAGGGAATCGGACCGAACGGAAAACCGCGATTTCCGGTCTTTCTAGGATTTAGAAAAGATATAACTGCAGATGACTAACGATTTAATAAATGCTTCATTTGAATTCGTGATGGCCGTTACGATTTTTTATTCTTGCCTAACTTTATATCGAGATAAAAAAGTTAGAGGTTTATCTGTTTGGATGGTCGCATTTCCTACTGCTTGGGGTTTTTGGAACATTTATTATTACCCGTCTCTTGGACAGACATTAAGCTTTATTGGTGGTCTTTTCATAGTTGCAGCTAATTGTTTATACCTAAGTTTGATATTTAAGTATAGAAAAAACTAATTGTGTACATTAATCAATAAAAAATCTATAATAGGTGTACAAAATTAAGGAGAAATACAATGTTACTAAAAAATAAACTAACCTCTATGGCTTTAGCTATGGCAATATCATTTATTCCAGCAACGGCTCAATCACAACTTTTTAAAGACACTTATATGGTTGTTAAAGTCAAAAAAACTGGTTCAATATCAGGTGTTAAAGGTCCATATGATGGAATTCCAAATTGCAAAAGCGATATTATTCAGTTAAAATTTGATTTATTAGCTGAATATGGCACGTATCAGTGGGGAATTCACCCAAAACATTTTTCTTTTTCTTGTGATTCATATATTAAAGCGCCTGATTTAACATGGACAAAACAAGAAGAAGATGAACTAATAGCGTTGACGCAGGCTGAAAAAGCTCCTGCGGTTCCGACTAAAATCTATATGTTGATTGTTCCAAAAAATGGAACAGAAACTATAGGTTATGAAGGACCATTTGATGAAATGAAAGATTGCGATACAGCAGTAGCTAAATTTTTATCAAAAAATCGATTGTCGAAACTAACATCATTACCAAAGGGATGTTTTGCTCTCGAAGAAGCTCCACAGTCACGTAACTCAGCTGGATAGAGTGTCTGCCTTCTAAGCAGAAAGTCATAGGTTCGAATCCTATCGTGACTGCCATAAATAAAAAGGGGCCAATTGGCCCCTTTTTTTAGTAAAATTTATTAATCCTTTAAAGTATTAATTTGATTTTCAATATGTTTTCTTTGAATTTTTAATTTTTCTAATTTTTCTTTATTAATAGTTTGTGAAATTTCTACAATTTCATAGTGAAACCAACTAACTTTTGTTTCATCTGAAAAATAAACGTTGCAACCTAACGAATTACATGAAATGACTACACCTTTTTTACCATCCGCTTTGTGCGTTATTGTATCACCTTGTTTTATATGTGAATAATAATCAGAATTAATTTTTTCCGGGTCGGTATGACATGCCGCCACGCTGAGAACAACAGCACTTAACATAAGTAATTTTTTCATTGCTTTTTTCCATTTTCTGTTTCATTTAATACGTGAATGTGTTCATATATTTCATCTTTTGTGCCACCATTGACACATTTAATTATCTTAGTTTTGCCGTCAAAGTCTTTCCTAAGAGAAGAAACGAATGACCTGTCAAAATCTCCCATTCCTATTCTCCATACATCCGAGTCTACCGGTTTAAATACTAGCAAATAATATGTCATTAACCGTTTCCGATTTGAAGGGTTTTGTTTTTACCTGACGCTTGAGCATTTAAAGAAATTGAGTTAGCCGCCATACGAGCAGCTAAATTTGTCTTATTGCCTTTTAACATTTTTGAATTTGCGTCAGGATAAATTTTATCCATTAATTCATCAATTTGATTCACGGGCACAAGAGCATTATATCCGTTTTCAAGACTTTGTGGTTTATCTCTAGTAAGCCGATTTAATCGAGCCGCCATCGCATTTGCTACTGCCGTATTTCCTTTAGCAATAGTTGTAACTTTTTCCTCGTTTACAAGTTCTCTTGATTTACGCTTTACCGCTCGAAATATGTATGGCTGCATTGCATGAAATGTTGCTACAGCAGATTCACGGCCAAAAACATCATAATGAATAAAACTACGATGCGTTTGCCACACAATTCTGCATCCGTAATAACGACTAATTGCCGTCATAAGAGTTTTTGACCAAGAATAAACTTTAGATACTTTTACACCTTCTTTATCATGAATAACAGGGTCTTCAGTATCAAGAGTTCCTAAATCACTCAATTCAAGTTGATGAGCTTCGAGTAATTCATGTACTTTTGCCATAAACAACTCAGATTCATGCTCATTATCTGTACCCTCAGCTTTAGCTAATAGGTTATTAATTTTTTTAATAATTTTAGACATCTTTTAGTTCTCCATGTTTTAATATAAATATTATACATCAAAAACATCATAATGAACATATTGAAAGTCATAAATAAATGGAAATGAAACTACTAAGAACAGTATTTTTTGCACTATTATTAGCAATAATAACGTCTGTAATAATTATGTTTGCTAGCGAAAAGGCTAAAGCGCAATCAGCAAATGTTACTGACGGAATTAATTTTTCTGGATGTCCTCAATTTAAACCTTTTGATATTGAGTATTTAGGTCAAAGAAATTTAATAACTATATGTCGTATTAATTATGCTGTTATTTATGATACAACGTGTAAAATACCCGTAATGACGTTTGAACGATTACGACCTGAAGATATTGACGGAGACGCTAAAAGATACCGTAATTTCTTATACGACCCGACAGTTGATAGAAATATGCAGGGAAATTCCAGAGATTACCGAAAATCTGGTTACGACAGAGGCCATATGGTTGCTTCTGCTAATATGAGAGAAAATTCAGCGTCCCAAAAACAAACATTTTATTTTACAAATATAGTTCCTCAATTTCCTAAATTTAATCGTGGTTCATGGAAAACTATTGAAAACCAAACTCGTAATTTCATTAATCAAAATGTTGATACTTATGTTGTTACAGGAGCTATAGCGAATGGCAAAGATATTATAGGAAATAATGTATGTGTGCCTCAGATAATGTGGAAATACGTTTTGCCTACAGACGACCACCAAGACGGAATATATTTTGTAAACGCAAATATAAATTCAAGAAAAAATGCATTGAATACGGATTTAACTGATATTCAATTATTATCACAATTTAAATGGACATTTTGATGCCAAATATTCATATTCAATTTTTCTTCGGGTCTGCCATTGCAACATCATGTTTTTGTGAGTTATTTTTGCAATGGCCAACTGGACCAACTTTTATTTTTAGTTTTATAATGGGATTAATTTTAACTTTTTGTTATTGGTTATCTTAAAGATATAAATTTGCGCATTGAGAATTCGCCTTTAATAGTTGAGTTCTCAATTAAGCGTTTAAATTCTGTAAACGCAATATCTTCCAATTTTAATTCATCGATAATTTCATTAACTGCAATTGACGCTAATTCACGTTCGCCTAAAGTTTTTAATTTATATCCTTTAATAAATACTTTTTCATTAGATGAATAAAACCAATATTTATTCTTTAGAACGCTAAATGATTTTCTCCAATTAACATCAGAGCAATCAATCCTGATTTTATCGCCTTTTGTATTAGTCTCTAATTTTATTTTATAAATGCTCATAATAGGTAAATCCTGTACTTGTAAATAAACATATAACATACAATGGAGTTTTAGTAAAACACAATGTTCTTAATATACACAAAGCCGTCATGCATTTATTGCGATAAAGCCAAATATCTTCTTCAAGAAAAAGGCTTGGAATACGAAGAAATAAAAATAACGGCAGATAATAGACAAGAATTATTTGATGAAATATCACTTTTAACTGGACGAGCTCCAACAACAGTTCCTCAAATATTTGACGGCGATAATTATATCGGCGGATTTAACGAATTGGATAAATGCTTAAATGTCTAATTCATTATTGGTAGGAGTAGACTATTCTTTGTCTAGTCCTGCCGTTACATATTCGTATAAAAACAAAATCCATTCTCTAGGCTTTACATCGTTAAAAAGTTCTGGTGAAATGCATAAAAGAGAAATTCGCGAAAATCATTTTATAACAATTGACCGTTTGTCCCCATGGGAAACTGACCAAGAGCGATATCATAATATTGCCGAAAAAATATTTAATTTCATTCCTATGGTTCCGGATGAAATTATGTTTGAAGGTTATGCTTTTGCGGCTAAAGGCAGAGTGTTTAATATTGCTGAAGGTTGCCAAACTCTCAAAATGCTTTATTATAAAGGGAATGGTAAAACTATTATAAGTGACGTTCCCCCAAATACACTAAAAAAATTTGCTACTGGCTCAGGACGAGCCGGTAAGCCTGATATGTTAGAAGCATATATTAAAAATGTAGGCATTGATTTATACAAAGAATTAGGTAGATCGAAACCTGCTGAAGATATTATTGATAGTTATTTCTGTTTGAAATATTTAGAAAGTGCAAAAAATGAGTGATATTATTCAGTTTCGAACCCCTATTTTTGATATTGAAGATAGTTCAAAATTTGACCCGATGATTTATACCGTTGAAGAAATGTCAAAAGTATTTTTCGATCTGTATACAGAATATTCGGATGAAATTATCAGTGCTGAAGCTGTTATCGAATTATCAACATTATTTGTTAAGGCTCATGAGGTTCTTGCTGCTGAACTAGAACAACAAGGTATTTCAATGGATTTAAAATGATGTTATAATAGACATCATTGGAGAAAATACATGGCAATTAAATTCAAAAAACCATTAGGCGTAAATGCTAAAATGGGTTATGAACCTGAGAACGAAGACCTGACGAATAATATTCAATTGGGTCGAGCACTTCACTGGTATAATAATTATGGAACTATTCAAGATTCTCAAGAAATCATAGTAACATATATGAATAAATTAGGTCATTCAAACGTCGCTGACCGGTTTAAAAAATTAAATAATGTAGGAATGAGTTACATTAAACAATTAGGTTGGTTATTACGACTTATTGACCGAGGCTGTATTATAGGAGCCGAAGCATTAGACCAAATGGAAGACTGTTTTCAAAAACTTGAGTTAGCTGAATTAAAATCAGAAATTTATTCAAGAAGCCTTGCGCCTGCTGTTAAAAAACCAAAACCTGTTTCCTTATGGCCAACAGTTCTTGAAATCATTGAAAATTCGATATACGCTGATAAGCCACAAAAAAGCATTGATGTGTTGCAATTGCTAGAGGAATATAAAATTCCTAAGGGCGATTATCAAAAAATTATTAAACCAATAGACCTTATTAGAAAAGAATTAAGCATTATAACTAAACCGCCAAAAGATGTTCTTTCTGCCTATAAAGAACGCAAATCTTTAATGGACAAATATAATGATTTATGCGACCGTATTGCAGACCGTGGAAGTCCCACCGAAATTATGGCTGAACGTTTAGCACAAATGGAAAGTGATTTAAAAGACGTAGATAATGCCGATGCTCAATTACTTGAAATGGAAATTGATAAATCGTTAGCCAAAAAACAACATGAATTAGCCGTATCTGCCATATCTCAATTAACACAAGTTAAATCATCAGGCAAAAAAGTTCGAAAAAAGAAACCTATTGATGCAGCGAAAATGGCGAGCAAAGTTAAATACTTGCAGAAATTTGACGAATTAAATTTAAACTCAATACGTCCTGAATTATGCGTAGGCGCTAAACGAATTGTTGCATATAATGTGAAGTATAAAAAAATCAGTATATGGAATGCAGTTGACGGACAAAAATTTATTTTCTCTGGTTCAACGTTAAAAAATGTTGATACTGGATTAAGTAAAACATTAAGAAAACCTAAAGAATTTTTTGAAGGCTATGGTAAAATGACACTAGCTCAACAGAATAAAAGATACAAAGCGCTAAAAACTAAAGAGCAGCAGTCGGCACCACGATTAAACGAACACACTATTATATTGAGAGCAGACGTATAACTTTAAGATTAGCAACTCATATGATATCCTATCCGTACAATTAAAAGGATAGTAATATGATTTTAGAACACACTTATGTAAATCCACGCACTCAAGTAAATGAACAATCCGCAATTCGACGACTATTTTCTCAAGATAAAAAACTTGAAGATGCTATTATTCAAGTTGTGAAAGATAATAAAAAATTAAAAAAGCGTATTAAGGAATTGGAACGAGTTATTTAATGATACTTTTAGATTTTTCTCAAGTTTGTTATGCTGTTATATTAACAGAATCACAAAGAACTGGAATTAATGAAGATAGTAAAGGAATGATTAAACATATTGTTCTTAATATTATTCGAAAATATAATTCCAGCTTCAAAGAATATGGTGATTTAGTTGTATGCTGCGATGCTAAAACTTCATGGCGTCGGGATTATTTTCCTCATTATAAAGGAAATAGAAAGAAAAATAGAGATGAGCAGACGGATATTGACTGGTCATTTTTATTTGAACTTCTTCAAGAAATTAAATCTGACATTAAAATCAATTTTCCTATTAAAGTTATAACAGAGCCAGGTTATGAAGCTGATGATTTAATAGCGTCATTTTCGATTAACTCAAATGAAAAAAATCTAATTGTTTCTTCGGATAAAGATTTTTATCAATTGAAAAAATGGGCAAACATAGACCAATGGCATCCGTTGAAAAATGTTTTAGTTTCAGCTGATAATCTTGACGACCATATAATGATGCATATAATCAAAGGGGATAATGGTGATGGTATTCCTCCTATGTATTGCAAAAAGAATCATTATATGAACGAAACAACAGGTAGAGCACCATCGTTTACGAAAATAAGAAAATCAGAAGCTGAGGAATATTGGAACCCATATACTTTAGAATTTGATGATGATTTTTGGACGGCCTACGACGAAGGAAAAGTGTGGGCTAATATTAAAAAATCCTCAGGTATGGATGCTATTGAATTAAAAGAACGGTTTGAACAGAACAGAAAACTAATTTTGTTAAACAATATACCTGATGAAAATGGGGTTTTAGCTAATAAATTAGACCAAACAGGTATAAATGGCGATTTTGATACCGTATTCGACTACCTTGCGGAAAATAATATGAAAGTTCTTATGGATTCAGTTGAGGACTTTTTATAAATAGAATGAGACAAACAATAGAAAGGTTCGTAATATGAACATGTCGAGCGTTGGTGTTGTATTTTCAACCGTTCTTGCTGCTAAAGATAAAGAAGAAAAAATTGCTATATTAACAAAGTATGGTGTTTCGCCTGCAGTTAAACGGTTATACGAAATTGCAACAGGTGAAATAGAATTAGCTGATAACATCGGTAAAGGTGTTAAAGCAAATCCTGAAAGCGTTACTCATAATAAAGCAGATATGTATCTTAATACTATCGGCAAAATGCTTCCCGCTTTTTTGAAACAAGATCGTGACCAAACAAGAACTATTGAAGTTGTGTTTCCACGATACTTAAAAAAATTGTCTTCTGTTGAAGGTCAAATACTTCTAGATGCAATCGATGGTAAAATGAATATCGGCCTTGATATGTCTGATATTGCTGAAGTTCTAGGAATGAAAGCTGCTCCTAAACCTGTCAAAAAAGTTGAAGAGCCTGTTAAAAAAGAAATAGTTGAAGAAAACGAAGAACCAAAAGAGTTAGATGGCGAAGATAGTAAACCTTCAAAATCAGCTCGTAAAAAATCAAAGTAATGCGACTTAGCAATTGCATGAGCTTGAGATAAGTGTAGTTGTATAAACGCCTGTGTTGAAGATAGAACGCAGGCGTTTTTTAATTTAAAGGAAAAACAATATGCCAATGTACTCATATATGAACACTGAAACAAATGAAGAGTGGTCAGAAATACGTTCTATGGATGAAGCCGATGACGGTGTCGACGGCGTCAAAATAATTCGTGTATTATCTGCTCCAAATATATTTCCGTCTGAACCCGCTGAAGGTTTAAAAAGAGGCGCAGATTTTCAGAAAAATATTATGGAACCTAAACTAAAGGCACTCGGCGCAAAATATAATACTGAATTGTAAAGGTTACTTGCTTGAAGAAAAAATTGCATCTGAATAAACTTCAACCTAAAAATGAATCGCAATCAAAAGTAATAAAAGACTGGAATAACGAAAAAAATTTAATACTATTAGGATTTGCTGGAACGGGGAAAACCTGGCTAGCTATGAGTTTGGCTTTAAAAAGCTATTTTAATAATGAAGTTGATGGAATTATAATATTCAGGTCTGCCTTACCCGTGCGAGACATTGGACATTTACCAGGCGATGTTGACGAGAAAATGTCCGTTTATATGGAACCGTATAAGGATATAGTTCAAGAGCTAGTTCAAAACGGTAACTCAAAACCTGTATGGCCTGAATTAGAAGCCAATAAAATAATAGATTTTAGAGCAACATCTTTTACTCGCGGACTAACATTTGACAATAAAATTGTAATCATAGATGAAGCCAACAATCTTAATTTTCATGAATTAGATACTATTATTGGTCGATTAGGTGTTAACAGTCGATTGATTATTGCCGGTGATGAGACACAATCAGACCATATAAAATCAAAAGATAAACAAGGTTTGAGTAAGTTTGTTAATATTCTAAAAAGTATGCCCAAAAAATTTGCAATTACTTTCTTTGAAGCAGAAGATATAGTAAGGTCTGATATAGTTAAAGATTATATTATGGCAAAGCACAAATTATATGGCGACGACTTCAGCGACTGATTTTCTTAATTTTTACACATCAAAACCTGATTTTAAATATTTTGAACAACAATCTCTTAACATACCAGATATAAATGCTAGTATAGCAGACGACGGTCTCCGTTATTATAATACGCCATTAGGTGATTTTCCATCAGCTACATCTGTATTAGGCGATACTGCAGATAATAGTTGGTTAGAAGAATGGCGAAACCATATAGGCCATGAATCAGCTGACCGTATAGTGGCAAGAAGCTCAGAACGAGGTTCTTTAATGCACGACGCCTTAGAGCAAAGACTTTTAAATAATACAAATTGGATTGACTACTGTAAAGGTGACCATGAAGCTATTATAATGGCTAAGTTATTAGAAAAAGATTTATCGGAAAATGTTGATATTGTTTATGGAGCAGAAACAGCATTATATAGCGACTCTTTAAAAATAGCTGGACGCACAGATGGAATTGGCACATATAAAGGTAAAAATTCTATTATCGATTTTAAAAATTCGCGAAGAATAAAAACTAGCAATGATATATTCGATTATTATTTGCAAGCTACTTATTATTCTATGATGCTTGAAGAAACACACGGTCATGTTTGTGACCAGTTAGTTATTTTAATGGCATTCGCAGAGGATGGATTAGATTCGTATGAAGTGTTCATAGAAGACCGAAACAAATTTATTGAACCTGCTAAACAACGAGTAAAAGAATTTTATGAAAATAAAAAATGAAGCCGAAAAAAATCTTGCGGGCACAAAACATGACGCAATAGTTTCTGATATTGAATTTAGCAAGATTGTATTTGAATTAGTCAAAGATTCAAATAACGAGTTAGACCATATAGAAGCATTTGTTATAGTGTGTGAGCAGTTAGATATTGAAATAGAGTCAAGCGCCGAATTAATAACGCCTCCTTTAAAAGCAAAATTAAAAATAGACGCAGAACAAAAAAATTGGTTACCGAAAACATCAAGATTAGGAGATATTTGGTGATAGCGGCTGAAAAGGAGAAAGCTTATCAATTCTATCGAGCTCACCGTTCGATAATGTTGCACTTTGAAACAGATTATAACATTAAAAATTACGGTATACCAAAACAGTTTGGTCGTCAGCAATATATTGCGTGCAGAGACAAACATATCTTTAATAGACTTGGCAAATCAAAACTGTCTAAAAATGATGCGTTTCCGTTTTGGATAAGCCAATTCAAAAATGAAGATTTATCATGGCCTGGTGACATTATAATAAATGATAGAATTAAATCATATGTTGCGTGGAAAGGTATTGTTAAAAATCTCTTTCGTTCATTTAAAGTTCGTATCAAACAAATATGTTTGACAACCAAAAGAAGCCCAGAAAGTTTGCTAGAATTAAAACCGGGAGAAACTTATCCAAAAATAATCCAGCTTGCAATATCAAATAAAATAGATGTAGAAATAGCCATAGTATTAGCCAGATGTTTTGATAAAGTTCCGCTTATTCAATCGCGAGATAGCATTTATTTTCCACAATGGTACAAACGTTTTAAGGAATATAGCTATTTTATAGACTGTGATTTGACTCCATATAAAGAGTTTCTTTTAGAGCTAGAAGAAACAGTTTATACATAATATGTCTACGGACACACAACATTAAAAAATATACAAAACAAAAGAAAGACTAACATGACATTAACATTTGATTTTGACGACATTTTAAAACAATCTACAGAATTTGAAACAACAGTTGATAAAGCATTTGAAGACGATAGTACATCCAATAATGAATGGTCAAATTATTGGAAACCAACTCCAGATAAAGCAGGAAACTCTACTTCAGTAATTCGTTTTTTACCAGCACCTCCAGGCGAAAAATCCCCATTCGTATCATATTACCAACACTATTTTACCGGTTCAAATGGTAAAGTATATTCTGAGCGTTCTCTTACGACTCTTAAACAGGATGATCCTGTTGGTAAATATAATGCAAAATTGTGGAATAGTGGTTTTGAGGAAGACAAAAAAACAGCTAGTAGCCAAAAACGGTCTAAAAAATATGTGTTTAACATTCTTGTTGAAAAAGACCCGGGCAAGCCAGAAAATGAAGGTAAAATATTCCTTTATCAAGCAGGTCCACAAATTTTCAACAAACTTAAAGAAGCACGTAAGCCTGAATTTGATGATGTTGAGGCCATTCAGCCATTTAGCATTACAGACACAGGTGCATCATTTAGATTGAAAACCAAGAAAAAAGGTCCATATCTAAATTATGAAGATTCTCACTTTGGACCAGCATCAGCGTTATATGGCGGAGATGTTGAAAAAATGAGAGCTGTTTTTGAAGGCCAAGAAGTTTATAGTTTGGCTGAAATTGCAGACGTTTCCAAATATAAATCATACGATGAACTAGAACGCCGCTTGGCTGAAGTTCTTGAAGATGATGGATATGTAATGGAAAATGCAGCTCTTTCTAATAACGTTAATGATTCACCAACAGTAGAAGATGATACATCGGCAAAACAGGTCGACGAAACAATCGTTGATATGGATGACGATGAAGACTCTTTAAACGTTTTTCGTGACTTAGCAGAATCGTAATATATGAGTGATAAAAAACTATTAGTTTGTGGCGGGAGTCGGTATAATTCCCGCCA